GTCAATGCTTGATTGGAATGGAGCTAATCCATCAATATAATTAAGTTTCCATGATAGCGGACAACGTTCAAACAAAGCCCATTGTGAATAAGATATCTTGCGAGGAACTGTCGTAGCATCGCGCATTGACAGTTTATATATAGGACTTAAATAGTTTCCTTGTTTCATACTATATTATATGAAAAAAATTAATATAAACCAAAATAACAGTAAAAAAGTGCTAACATTTCTGCTAGCACTCAATAAACTATATTTTGTTATTTCAATTGAGACTTGTCAATTACAACATAAATAGTATCCACAACTTTACCGGTGGGTGTATTAGAATCAGATTTATCCCCGAACATGTTAGCCATTGGAGTTTTATCTAATACCTCAACTTCATTAACAAAGTAATTGGTTTCTCCTCTATTACTAAACCAATTTTTGCCAAAAGTTTCGTGATACTTAATCTTTACTTTCCAACCATAAGTGGCCGCAGAATCCAAATTTGCAATAGTAACTGGATCATTTACATCATTATCTACTGAGAATTCAAATGACTGAGCTGAATTCATTCCTGTTTGTGTAGTATTCAAAGTGCCTTCCCACGAATCATATACCAATCCTTTCTTTGAAAATTTAGTTATCATACCAATACGTTCACCATTAGAATAATTTTCAGTGCATGATGCAAATATGAATACTGCTGATACAAGTACAAATAATTTTTTCATTTTTTAAGATTTTAAAAGATCGATAAATATTTTACCTAATTCAACTGAACCAAAAAACCACAATGCGGTTGCTGCTAATTGAATAAAAACATTGATTTCGGTGCTAATTACGTAGTCACCAAGCAACGTTGTTAACATCATAAAAGCCGCTGCTGCTAATGTGGCTTTTACCACTTTCATACTACTTTTGTTTTCCATTTTTTTATTTTTTTCTAAAATATATGAAATTACAGTGTAATATCCAACCTATTTCCCAAATTCTTTTAGATATATGTCAATCAAATCTTTGGTTTTTTCTAGATCTTGCTGAAAGGAGCCTTTATGCCGACATCTTACAATGCGTTTAATGATATCAAATTCATAAGCATTCAAGCCCCATTCTTCTGCAAATTTATAAAGGCTATCCTTGCCTTTGTAATGTGATTGTGTGTTTATTGTGCTCATGATTAACATTTTAATTCGGAGGATTTGCTTCTTTTAGGTTCTTTTTTAGTTTCTCGAGCAAATACATCCATTGCCTTTTGAATATCAGGATCAAGTGGTGTTGTAGTTATTGTAGTTGCACTACATAACGGAGTAGTCATTAGATCTGGGAGATTATTATTGTCATCACACGTAATTTGGTATGGATTTGGTTGCCAATGTGGTTCTTGCCATTTTGGGTATGGCATCGTTGGCGTTGGTGCTGATGGTTGTGTGACTGGCACTGTAATATTACGATCTGGTGTCTGTTTGTCAAATACCAACTTCAAATGGTCTTTAATCATCTGAGTTTCTCTTTCACCCAATCTTGCAGGATCTGCCACTTCCATAAAACCTTGTAGCCAATATACAAATTGTTCTGCTGTCATCGTATTCCTTTCAATAGTTTCTTTTTTTCTCCGTCGGAGTATCCATACATAGTCAATATGCGTTCACACTGTGTCTTATCCATTAAATCTAAATAATCTGCAGCTTCTGCGCGACTTACTTGATAATGTTCTGCAATCTGATCAACTAATACTTTATCATAACGATCCTCAGATTTACCTTTAATATATTTAGCAAAGGCCTTGTTGTTAGGTAACAATTCAAAGTATAAACGATATGTTTCTTGTGGCCGGAGCAGTCCAATTGTATATGTTTGAAACTCATTGATCAATTCAGTTAACTCCATTCGCATTGATAAGAATCGATTCATCATGAACGGACTAAATGCTTTTTGATCCATTTCAGACCAGCGTGACCATTCTCGTTTTTTGTGAGTCACCCCATCAATGAAATCAAACATTGTAGCTGCTTTACGTTTTTCTTCTGCCATTTATTATAGTTTATATTTGTTACGATATTGTTGTTCTAATTGTTTACCTATTCCTATTTCCAGTATAACTGCATTTTCTGGTATTCCTACAATGCGTTTAGCATCTAAAATATCATCTGCAGATTTATTGCGAAATGTTTTCATCTTGGTCTTTGCATTGCTGCGATTTGATGTTTTGAACACAATAGTTACTGTACTTTTATAATATTGTATAGACACTATTTAAGTTTTGTTTTAATTGGTTGGAACTCGGCTGGAATAGCACCACAATCATCACATCGGAATACTGGTATTGGTACTATGGTATCTTTATCAGCTCCCGTTAAGAACTTTGATACTTTGTTGATTGCCATTACTTGGCGAAAATACATTCCGTCACATTCGTTGCATTGGATTGGTTGCATATCTTGCGGTCCAACATTGATATTCATACTCATAATTCTCCTAATAAATTTACAAACATTGCCATTATGTTGATTTCTTTATCCACCACACTTGCGTCCTTGAATTGCGATTCTGCTATGATCAAAATGCACGGGGCAACATGGCCATGCGCAAATTCATCTAGGTTATCATAAAGAAATGTATATAATGGCGTGAAATCTTTAACTTTGCTATCAGCAATACATTGCCGGATTTTTGTGAATGTTCCTTTCTTATCCGTAGCATTCTTCAACATTTCTAGAATCTCGGTCATGTAATTGGCTTGTATTGCACTTGCCTTATCTAATTGCAACACTCCGTTAACAACGGATGCTTGTGCTGCATTAATTGCTCGGCGAATATCCGGATAAGATGTGTTGATTATTGCAGCAACGTCTTTGATATCGAAGGTAATATTCTTTTCTTGAAGTACCTCAACCAATCTTTTAGCAACATCCGTTTTATTTGGTGGTGTTATGGCAAATGTTTGACAACGTGATTGAATTGGATCAATAATCTTTTCAACATAGTTACATGTTAAGATGAATCGTGTTGTTTTGCTATATGTCTCCATTAAGTTGCGAAGAGCTGCCATTGCATTTGGCGTCATATAATCGAACTCATCCAATATGATGATTTTCCATCGTTTGAAACCTACACTACTAGCAAATCTAGATATTTGGTCTCGTACTGTCTCTACACTATTCGTATCTGATGCATTTAGATACATAACTTGCGAATCTACTGCATTTGCTAGGATCTTAGCCAACGTTGTTTTACCAGTGCCAGCAGATCCATAAAATAATAAGTGTGGCAATTCTCCACTTTCAATCCATATTTTAGCTTTTTCAATCAAAGCTTCATTTCCGATATAACCTTCTAACGTTGAAGGCCTACATGATTCTACCCAAAGGTCGTGTTCTATAGTTTGCATATTTCTTATTTTCCTGTTGATCCAAATCCACCATCACCTCGTTCTGTGTCTGATAGTTCTGTTGTTTCTACTAATGTTACTTGCGGATATGGTAATATCATTAATTGTACTACTCTATCGCCTGGATGATGTATTCTTGCATTGATTAAGCTAGGGTTGGCTCGAAATTTAAGCATAATTTCACCTCGGTAACCTGAATCTATAACACCAACATGATTTGTTAAGTATAAATCTGTTTTGCTGTTAGATGATCTAGGAAACAATAATCCTACATAACCAGCTGGAATTTCGATAGCCAGTCCAGTTCTATATACAACATTTCCATATTCATCCTTTTCCATGGATATGACAGTTAAATCCATTCCCGCATCTCCCGGCTTTGAATATGCCGGGATCGTTGCGCTATCGTGAAGTCGTTTTACTCTTACTTGCATTTTTTAAATTATTCTATTTATCTTAGTTCTTAATATATTTTCTTTCCATGGAATAAATCTTAAATTAGTTATATCTCCAATAATATTAGGATCTATATTATTCCGAAATCCCTCTGATATTGGTATAATATGATCTAATTGATAATTGTCTGTTCCTTTTTTTGATTTACCGCGTTTTTCATAATGTTCTAAACTTTTTATATTTTGTCGATTAGTTATTTTATGAACTGCATTATAATAACGCCGTTTATCCGAAATTAATTGTTCATATTCTTCTCTAGTTAGTCCAATTGCCAATCCATTTTCCATTCCCAAAGATATTAAATATCCATCAGCTTTACGTTTTTTTGTTTCATATGATTTTATTAAACTTGCAGATCTTTTTTGATTTGATTCAATCGTATGACGTTTACCTGTCCAATATCCAATACATCCTTTATTTTTTTCCGAAACTTTTCGTTTCCATTCTTCTGTTTTAGCTTTACCATATGATGGATTTTTTTCACCTTTTCTAGAACAGCTATAACATTCCCATGTTTTTAGTTGTTCTAATAGTTTCCCAACTGGTTTCTTTTTTGCTTTTGAATACTTAGGTTTGCCACATGTTGGACAATCACAAATATAATATGGTTCCATATAGTTCCTTTATTATAAATATGAGAACCATATTAATTTTGTACCTATATTATTCCAAATTTAATTTTGCAATTGAACAAGCCAATAGCTAGATTCAAAGTCATTACCAACAAAATCAATTCGAGACAATCCATCTGGTGATACATGCAATTGTCCTGCATCTCCACGATTTGCAACAAGTACTTCTTTCAATTTATCTGCTGAGAAACATACTGGTTCCATATCATCTGCATTTGTTGTGCCTACTTCAAATGAAATGTTATCTGCATTAACCGTTGAATAATTGATGATGAATTTGATTACACCATCTTTAACTTGCACTGCAAAATTCTTAGCGTCTGGTAAAGCATTCTTTGCCTTAATGAACTTGCTAACGAATTCATCGTTTACTGGAATGTTAATTTGATAGTCTGGTTCTGCGTTGATAGTTGGTACTGCAGGAATAACCGTTGTATCAGCCAACATGAAAGTTACCTTTGTGCTGCCTTCTGTAATTTCCATTGCATAGTTCTTACCAGCAGCATCTTTAACATTGATGGTGATATTTTCACCTAATGCACCTAACATTTTATTCAATGCTCCTGTATGATTGATACCTAATTCACCTCGCATAAATGGGGTCGTTTTCCATTGAATCTTACCAACAACGGTTTGATCTACATCGATCAATTCAGAACTAACACCAGTTTCGTTTTCTTTGAGTTTAACTGCTTCACAGTTACCTGCCAAATAGTAACGATTGATGAATGATTGTAATTTGCTTTTTTCCATGTTTATCCTAATTAAAATTTAAAGAATTTGTTAAAGTTTTCTGCATCGGTAGTTGATACACTATCTCCACCGAATTTTTTATATGTTTTGATGTATTTTTCATAAACCTGCATTGCATTATCTGGATCGTTAAACATATCATGCAATGAAACAATAACTGTGAATAAATCTGCAGGTATTGCGGTTTCTAACAATTCAACGTGATTATCCACTAGTTTGTCAATGTCTTTTGCCATGGTAACATACAAATGAGTGTTATGAACCACCATTCTTGGCATTCCTTCTTGTGAATAACGATCTAATCCATCTGCAGTTTCACCGCCTAAGTATTCATATGTAAAATCGCGGCATGCTGGACAATCTAAGCTGCATGGCACATGTTTTGTCTTATCAATTGAAATTTCACCGTCTTTTCCTTGTTTGATATGTGTTTTGCGACGATATTCTGCATTTTTAGGAAAATACAATTCAGTGAATGACTGCGTTTTATAGTTTGTTGAGTGTAAATATGTTCCGTATACTGGATATTGTCCTGGTGAAGATGAATCTGTGGATAATTGCACTCGTCCGGCAGTTAACTCATTAAGTAACTTTTGCAGAGTCGATAGTATGAAGAAATCTGATATTTTTGATATGCCTAACAAGTGAATATATTGTACATGCTCCTTTTCAAATTCTCGTTCTTTTAAGAGCAATGCAATTGAAAACATAAAGTTAACAAGTTTTCTAGGACCACCAATACACCAACCATTAAAATCAAAATCTTTGAAACGATGATACCAGGTAGTGTATTCATCGGTAAATGTGCCTTGTAACACATTCAAAAACTTGGTTTTGCCTGACTGATGTTTTTCAAACCATTTAAAATTATCAAATGATATATCCATTGCTTCTTGAAACCGATTTTCAAATTGAACACGTGGCGGAATATCTAAATTTGCTGCTACATTGGAATTAGCTTCTAACCAATGAAAAATTCTTTCACGAATAGTGCTATCCCATTTTAAAGCACCAGTTGCAATCTGGAATCCTCCTGAATCGCCAAACACAAAAACATCGTCATCTAATCCGATTTGTTGACGGAAATCTTCTTTTTTGTAGTGGTGACCTGCTGTGATCAAAAAATATGGATGTCTCCATTGTTCTGGATATTCTTTAGCAAAAAACCGCATCGTAGTGCCATCAGTGAATTTAGTATCCTTTTTAAATGCAGATACCATAGATCCTGCTGACAATGATGGGAAATATATAAAATTCTTACTCATTTTCTTGTCCTTGTATTAAATGTTTGCAATATTGCGATTCGTGCCATATGTTTAATTCATGGGTAACATCATTAACCATGATAAATGCTTCTAACTGTCGCCCTAAATCAGATAAATCCACGATATGCGGATGTGTTTTTGGGGCATTTAATGCAGTTTTCATAACTTGTAATGCACTATCAACATTGAAAGGTACATAGAGTCTAGATGCTTCAATGAATTCAGGAAAACTACGGAAATTAGGATATACAATGTCAGCTCCAAATGCAGTTGCTTCAATCACAGTCCAAGATACATAATCTTGCAAAGCTGTATTGAATTGAATTCTACATGTTGCTAATTCAGTGTAATATTCTTCTTTTGTTAATCCACTCAGTAGTTTGAATCTAGGTTGGCGCACTGATAATGATTGCATTGCCGCAATAACACCGGGCAACATACTTCGAAATTCTTTGCCTGATGTGGTAACGTGCCATTCAAATGATTCATTTTCTGATAAAAATTGCTCAGCTACTGCTAGCATAAAAAATGGATTCTTTTCTTTGTCTAATCTAGATGAATATACAATTACATCTTTTTTGTCATAGTTAGCATTAGGCAATTTATCCAATGTTGCTTGTTTATGAATTGGCAAAGATACAACATGTATAGGAGCTTTGAATCCAGCTTCTCGTAATTGTTGTTTGTGTATTGTGCTACCAACAAAAATACCAGCTAATCGTTTATCTAAACCTAATTCATAGTGCCGCATCCATGGTGCCATTGGATATGTAAAATCATATTCATCTACACTTTGTGCATGAAGCATTGCATACACCTTAACATCAATACCATATAGATCTAATGCATACCATATTGCATCCAGGCCTGGTGTCCAATAATCTTGCAGGAAAATGATATCACCGGATACTACTTCGTCTTGATATATCTTCTGTAAAAAGTTTTGACATTGAGTTAAACTATATTTTCCGCGGCCTATAGCATCTAACACTGCACCAACCTTAATCTGTTGATCTGGATCAAACTCTCCTTCGATCTCAACAAATTCAACTGCACCGCATTTTTCATATGGTTCAAAGGTTGCTGGCATCCATTCTTTGGAAAGCTGGTATGTGTAGCGCGCTTTAAGTGGTTCTAAACCAAAATAAAACAGTTTTCTTACTTCGTTTCTTCTCATATTTATTTTTTAATTAATGCCCAACTACTATCACCGAATGCATAATCCGGAACTCCTACTACTTCATTCACTGCACGCGTAACTGCTTTACGTAAACGATCATTGCCTTCGAAATTCAAAATTTCTGCGCGTTGTTTGTCAGTGTATTCAATTGCATAGTCATGGCCAGAAATAATACCACCTGGTTTAACTTTTGATACATATAACTCTAAATCAATTTTAACTTGTTCATAAGTGTGTAATCCATCTACATACAAACAATCAAAATATTCATCAGTAAACATATCAACGATATCTTGACTATACAGTTTGCATTTAACAAGATGCTTATATGATATTACAGTGTCATTGAAAACTGCTTCTACACGATTGAAATCATTTTGGTGAATTAAATCATTTTCATCTTCCAATGTATCCCACGGATCAATTGAAACAATTAACACATTCTCACCTAAAATCTGCTTAAACAATGTAATGGATTCTCCAGCATATGATCCAATTTCTAAAATACGCTTAACATTGTGTTGTTTTAAAAACTGGCAAAAATCTTGAAACCCTTCATGCAAGAAACTGCCTATAGGTCGCATTTTAATAACTTGTGTATTCATTTTATCTTTCTATTTATCTTTCTATTATTGCACCGTTTTCAAAATCTTCCCAAACTTCAACTTTGTAAAGTGCCGGAAATTCATTTAATAACCATTCTCCAATTGCCTCACACGACATTGAACCAAATTCTAATACATTGGTATATTCCATGGAATAGTTTATGCGAAGAGCCTTTTGTATCTCACGATTCAATAAAATGAATTCTTCATCTCGATCCGTATGGGTTACTGTTGCATAACACCGGAATCCAAACATATGTCGATGTCTATCAGATAAGAATGCTACTTCTGGAAAGATATCTTTAGCATCGGGCCAACAATGAAATCCTTCAATGCTAAATGTTACTACTACGCTGTACTTCATCTGCTATTAACTTTTTAAATTTAGTGGTCGACCAACCATGGTCTCTGTCTATGTAATGAATGAGTATATTTAATTCTTTCCCGGTAAACTCAGCAAATTGGTAATCGGCACCTAGAAATCTAACATCTGGGTCGATTGACTTTAGTAAAAATGTTAACTCATACTCTGTATTATAAGTCATTATGATACATCCTTTAACGAGATACGTTAACATCTCACGACGATCTGCTGTCGATAATATTGGTTTTAACTTTGATGGCCGTTCAATGGTTGGATCCTCATGTAACAATATTATTAGTTGATCACAATTTTTTTCACATTCTTTAAACATATGAATATAACCCGGGTGGATTACATCAAAGTTACCTGCAATCACTCCTATTTTCATAATCTATTATAATAAATTTAGTTAATATTCCCAAATTTGGTAATTCATTTAAATTTCCTCATCATACATATATGATGTTGGTTTAGTTTCTTGCATATGCATTTTTGCAATCATGTGACATCGATACCAACCCGCATCTATACTCAATGTATCAGTGTCTTTTAGCAGTTGTACTGCAGTATCAGGAATACGATATATAATATGGCATCGATTGAAAAGATCTGGTGGTATACGTGTAATTGTTTCTGGAATTGCTTCGATTGTGACTATGCAATTTGTGGAATCTAAAATTCCGCGAATAATCGAAATTTCTTCAGTATTCTCAAAACATTTTTTCATATATTCTATGGTAAAATAGTAGTGTGGATACTCAGATAATGATTTCACCAACAATTTACCGTTTTCTAAACTTCGCACAAAGAATGTCATAACATCTGAATAACGTCCTTCTACTTCTCTACCGCGCCATTGTGATTTTCCGTACATATAACTTTTTATTTAATATATGAAATTTATTGCTATTTCCCAAATGAAAAAAACTTGGCAACCGAATTATTTTCTGGAAATGCACCCCAATTCATTGCAGCATAAAAATCATCTAGCTTGTTTTTCAATTCCTTTTCAAAGATCTTGTTGCGATCAATGTATTGCGTAACAAATGCAACGGTTTGTGTTGGATCTTGGTATCCTCGAAGTGCCATGGTATCAAAGCCATATGGATTATCTGATAAGTATGCCCATTTAACCTTTTCTCCGTTTTGAATTGGTGTGATGTCTTTGATGCCAAACATATGCAAAAGGTCATTGAAATTGATTGCTGCTTTAACGTGTGCTGGAGTACCTGATTGATATCCTGTAAATGGCTTTCTACCTTTGATGAATTTGGATATTTCTTTGACTCCGGAATTCTTCATAACATTGAGTACTTCGGAATTTTTCAATCCAGACTTGAATTTATGAATCATATCCGATGTTGCAGTCTTATCCTTTTCCTTAAGAATATACCACAATGTTTCTTTCATTATCTTTTTGAAATCTTCCGGGAAAGATGATCTAACAACGTCTAATCCTTTGATGTCTAATTTATCCGTAGGTTTACCTTCTTTGAAAATAACCCATTGTGCATAACGCTTCTTAGCAATCCATAAACCGGATTTTGCAATGTATTCTTGTTTGATCTGCCAACGATGTGTTGCTGTATTGTGAAACTTGACTGCATATATGTCATACATAGCATTAACCTTACGCTGAACTTCAGATGCAATTGCATTGGTCTGTTCAATCATAAATTGTTCATCTGTTTCATCAAAATCCGGGAAACGAGCTTGAATCAATGGCAATGAAGAGCAGAATGTCGAATCCGTATCTGTATAAAATGCAAATTCTGCTGGCATACCGGTTGCATTGATGAAATGGTCCTTACCAATTTCTTTTGCATAATGTGCATTGATTACTTTAGCTGAGAACTTAATTACACTTTGACCGGTTCCTGTAATAGCACCTGCATTATCTAGGTCGTGGAAACGGAATGTTTTAAGTCCTAATACTCCATAAAATGAATTAAGCAATACTTTTTGCGTTAACTGCAATGCATCATAAAACTTATACATTTCAGTTCCTACTTCATATTCATCACGCTTATCCTTAAATTCAACACGTTCATCAAACCATTTTTCTAGAATGGTAGGTAAGAATCCTTTAATATCCGTGCGATATACTGCTCCGTTACTTGCAATAGTATACGAATTATCCGTTAACCATTGACGAACATCTGGTATCAATTGGCCGTTAATACGTGCAATAGTTGGCGTTGCAGATAACATGCATTCTTCATTCCATCCTTCAATCACTCCTATTTTAGTTTCTGGAGAGATATTCAATGACATGATGATGCTAGGATATAGTGATGTTAAATCTAAGTCATAGATCCATTTATATAGGCCTGGTACTGGGGGCATTACATATGCACCAGCTAATGCGTCAGCTTCTGTTTCTTCTTCAACAAACCGATGGGCTTTGTTTGGAGCTACTTTTCCGTTACGCTTCAGGTCTACAATTGCAGCACCATCCAGATATTTAGATGCATAATACACATCTTCATAAGGAACGTGTCCTTTATGGCAAATAGTTCTTGCAAGTGCTAATAACTGTAGTTTTTCATCTAATTCATATACTAATTCAACGTCTGTTACGTTGTATTCAACAAATCGTTTGATATCCGTAGCAAATAGTTGATCTAAATCACCATCATATTCTACTTTTCCGCGTCCTAATTCGGTCTTAGCCACAGTATCTAATCGATAATTGGCAAGTTCGGTATATGTAAACTTTTTATATAATGTTAAGTAATCTAAACTTGATACACCATATATTTTGTATCGACCTTTGCTTTTCTGCCAATCCGTAATTCCAGCTGGAGAAAGTTTCTTAACTGCTTGAGCACCTAATACCTGTTTGATGCGGTTAACAAGATATGGTATATCGAAATTATCCGTATTCCAGCCTGTTATGATTGTCGGTTGAATTCGAGCAAATGCATTAACAAACTGTGTTAACATTGCTGCTTCTGTTTCAAATATTTCAACTTGATACCGCGGAGTTTCAAAAGAAGTTGCGTTGGCTTGTTGGTTTACATCTAGTAGTAAAACATGCATTGCTTTGTTAGCTTTATCATAATATGCAATGGATGTTATGCGTAATCGTGCTTCTTCTGGAGTTGAATATCCATTTTCATCGCGTTCAACCTCAATATCAAAAAACAATTCTCTATGTCCTTTGGATGGAGCATCTGATTCATGATATAAATCAATTAGAGTCCTAACTTCTTCATTTAGGTCTGATTCATATGCTTTTGGATTGTCTCGATGATTACCTGATACTAATCGTAATTTAGTACCATCCAACGAAACATAATCTCCAGCATCATCTGGTAAATATGCGTATGGTTGAAATGTAAATTTCTGATGACCTAATTCATCATCCCACACATGAATTACGTTATTTTTCTTGTCGTATGCAATATTTTGATACATTAATTCTTTCTAGTTTATCTTGTATATATTATGTAATTCTCGTTGAATACCGTTATTGTCTAATCCATAGCCAATAACCCAGTCATCTCCTATTTCAAAGCCGCAGTAATTGGTTATATCAACACCATCTCGTCTTTTTAGCAACGTAACTATTTTTACTTCTTGTGCCATTCGACTATTACACATCAGCATTGCTTCTAACAATGTTGCACCGGTATCGCAAATGTCATCAACGATATAAACTCGTTTGCCTTTGAGTTCTAATTCTAATTCTTTAAGGCACTTGATACCTCCAGAATTGTCTTGACCTTCATATGATTTTAATCTCAAGAAATCTATTTCACAATCAATGGTCATTGCTCTGGTCAAATCTGAAAAGAAATGTATTGATCCATTTAATATGCAAATCATTACCGGTGGCAATTCATTCCCAGATTCTTTATGGTCAATTGAAATTTCTATTGCTAAATCGTTTACTCGTTCGGCAATTTCTTCGCGTCTGATGATGATTTCCATAACCTATATATTCCGTATAAATTAATAATAATGATAACTAAACTTAAAACCAAATGACTGAAATTGTCAATGAAGAAATCATACGTAATCCAACCAATGTCGCCCGCAATCCAGGTAACCATAGCTAGTTTTGTGTTTCCAGTTGCATTGGATATGTATCCTACTAGTACTAATCCGGTACTAATCCACCCTAATGCTTCTATCATTTTGCAGATTTTACAACACCAATTTCTGATTCGCGGATTAAATAATAATCGTCATCATCAATTACGATGCTTTTGTTCTCACCTAAATTTGATTTGTAGATCATAACAGCATCTCCTGGTGCTACTGACATTGGTATTCTGTCTCCGGTCATTGTGAATAAACCCGGACCTACTGCTATAACGGTACCGACATTAAACTGCATATCTCGATCTACCAAGATGATACCACCTTTTGTTTTTTCTGCAGTTTTTTCAATTTTCAATAAAACTTGATCTCCAATTGGATTCCATTCCATAACTTGTTCCTTTTTTAACGATTAAATAATGCTGTAACTGTGTTTTTATTGATGTTAGTTCCGACTAGTCGTCCTCGTTCAGATCCAAATTCATCTATTAGAATAGCACATGGAATGCTTTTTACTAGATAATGTTCTGCTGTCGATTTGCTTGTTTCAACATCAATAAATGTAATTGGTAGTTGTGTTGCCAATTCTTTCATTTGCGGTTTGATCATTTTGCATGGACCGCACCATTCTGCTGTAAAATAGATAATTTTTTTCATCGTTTTATCTCGTATTTAATGTTGATATTGCCAACGGTTGTTGTTACTGTCCAATTCATTTTTCTGCTTGTTGTTTTTGTTCTAATTCATCCAATAACATACGATATACTTGTTCTACACCACTAATACCTTGATATACTTCGAGATCATGTACCATGGTATAACTAGTTACGCCTGATACTAAAATGTTATCTTCAGCATCTAAAATTTGAATCTTTATCTTAAGATTTTGATCTTGTAATTGTGTCATATTTATCCTTTTTTTTAGTTTAATTCCCAATGCGGTCCTAGAATGAAACGTGTATCTTTCAAATCGGTTACCTCTTTTTTATGTTGTTCGACGAATTCTGAAAATGCTTCTGATAACAAATCGTAATGATTAAGATGTGCTAAACGAATCATTTCATCGTAATGATCATCATAAATATAACCTTTAAGTGGAGTTATACTCCCGACACACGAATGCAACGTAAGTCTGCGGCCATCATAAAGTGCATAATACCAATCTTCGTCATCATCGGCTATTCCGATAAATCGATAAACCTGGTCACTGCAAATTACGAATTGACCTTTAAACGAATTGAATTCGTTGGTGATGATTGTTAAATTATCTTGGCTCATACTCCCCTCTTTGTATCGTAACTTATTATGTGATCCCTTCCTGTCATATTATATCCCTTTTCAGCACATATTTCAAAAACAAGTGAATACATTTTAATTAATTCCTCTCTAGTATCTCCTGCGGGCATTATATATGTTTTGTCTTTTGGAATATTAAGTAAAGTGCGAATGTTTTCAATTTCTTGTAGATTCTTGTCCGTTCCATCCCATACTGGTTTGAAATGATAATCCGTATGGAAGTGAATCATCTGGCTCATTGTAGCAAGCTTCATTCTAAACTTGTTATGTTGATCAATCATTTTTTGGTCTACAATATTCCCAAGAGGCGTAGTAGTACCAACCACAGGGACGCTGTTGCTAAATTTAGGGCTGAGGCTAACAAGACCAATAGGATAATCTGTTTCGATAAAATGGGATCCTTCGGTTTCAATGGTGATAAGAATGTTTTTTTCATGAGCAAAATGGGTTAATTCGTTTACTAGGGCTGGATGCATTGTGGGAGAACCACCTGTAAGCATCATTTCTTTAATATGTGGATTTTCGTCATATATGGCAATGATATCATTGAAAGTGAACGTGCCTTTCTCTGGGTGAATAGAAGTATACCAGCTATCGCACCATCCGCCCTCTCCAAAATAGCATCTGTGAGTGCAACCTGTAGTTCTAACTGCAATAGTAGGGCGGCCAAATCTAGATCCTTCTGACTGAACGCATCTATAAAGTTCTACAATTGGTAACGTTTTATTATAGTCTGTAATTCTAGGTTTAGAATGGGAGGTCATAGTCATCTTCTAATTTAGTTGGTATTTCTAATTTTTTAATTACTTCGGCAAATTTAGCTTCTAGATCTTCTAATCGTTTTTGTATCTTAATTAATTCAGAACGTCTTACAATTGGAGTTCGGTCTACTTCAATGTTATTGGCATTGTCCACGTTACCAAAATAATCATCTAGAAATGATAATGGATATATCTGTACTTGTGTATATTCTGGTCGTTGTGCTTCTTTAGGAAGAGTTCGCCATTTAATATCAATACCACGTTTAATGGCTTCTGCTGTAACTTCTCGACCAGTATTTGTACCACCAGAACCTTTACCTAAATATTCATAAAGTGATATATATTGATCTTCACTCTTCATAACTTGCTGAGTTTCTTTCGTGTTCATAAACTTCTACTTTAACGGCTCGGACTCTGCCTTCGGTTTCTTCTTTTAAGAATGCATTAATCACAAAGTACAGATGCTCTGCGAACTTCTCACATCCGGTGGCTGGTAGTATGCGTAATTGAATAAGACCGTATTCATCCATTATTTGAAACAGTTTCAAATGAGGATCATCAATTGCAATAATTGTAGTGTGATCTAATAGAAATGCAAAGTACTCTTTTGGAGACATACCGTGTATCTGTGCTTTAGCTCGCTTCATGCCACCAAAATCAAATACCCAGTTGCGATGATCTAAATCACCTTCAAACCATACTCGGAATGAAACTGCATATCCGTGAAGGAATTTGCAATGTGTATCTTCTGCTCGCCATTGACGAAAACATGTTGAATATCCGTCGAATAGTTTAGTTGATGTAAACTTTGCCATCTTTTTTTTATTTTAAAAATTCTGGTTTTTTATAATATTCCCATACGTCGTCCAATTGCGAAGGATCTTTACACCACATAATCCAGTCATCTTTTTCAATTTCTTCCTCTAATACGTCAATATAAAAAGTTTTTGGCGTAAAAGGAAATCCTTTTATTTCTTGTGATGAACGAATCATATTAGTATTGTTAATTGCATCTTCTCGTGTTAAATAAAGTGGTCCAGACCATGTTCCGCCATTTGGTGTTCTTTTAATTATACCTGTGTTGTAAGTTACTTTACCGTCTGCGTCTTTAAATAATCCAGATACGCGTTTGTTTTGATATTTAAGATCATCACCATAATCTAACAAATTCCATTCCTCATCTTTTCCTGTAATAGGTCCAAGTGGTTTATAATTGGCTAATTTTTGAAATAAATCAGCTACAATTGGTGCTGACATTCCAGAGTGTCCTTGTTTGGAGAATACTTCCATTAATTCTAAAACAGCTTTACCTGTCATTCCTCCGTAGAAATCTCCTTCTTCACTTAAAAGTCCAGAAATTTCTAATTCTGTTTTTGCGTGGTCTACTAATCCCATAACTTATTTTCTTTTAATATAATTAATTGTTTATTAAATTCCAAATTTATTTTCGTATATAGTTTTTACCCAATATAAAAATGTCTCCATAGTACGATCACTTTTCATTTGATTCAAATCTTTATGTATCCACTGTATATTATCAATAGTATAGCCTTTACTACTGTCAATTCTATCCAGCGATGCTGTAGTTTTTTCATGTACAGATTTTGAAGACATTCCTATTTTTTGGCCTCTTAATGTAATATCAATTCCTGATATTGCACATTTACCATTTTGTTTCAAGTAAACATTCCACGCATCTTCAATTGTAATATTTAGTTCTAAATTTCGTCCTAAAGCTCCATTCTGAATACGACGCCAATGATCTCCTGATAAATCTCCATATCCTTTCCAATTTGAATTAAATCGAATTCTACGTTGTTCAATATCAGAAAATTGTTTTTTTGCATCAACTTTACGCTGTTCTCGTAATTTAGTTGCAGTTTCTACGCCATATCTCTGTTCATATGTTTTTCCATATGATGATAATGATATTTGTTTTTTCAATTCGGCATCAACCATTTCGGCATCTGGAAATTGTTGCATATATTCATTACATGTAATTCCATGGCGCTTTAAATGTGTATTCGAAATTCGATGAAAATCTTTTTTACATAATTTACATGTTACCATAATATCCTTTTAATATAAATATGTAGTTACCATTAAAAAAATATTATTGATAATGATGTATCAATGATTATGTTTACAACTAGTTGCAAATTCCATATTTTTATAAAATTCTGCTCGAGCTGCTGGATCGTCTAAGAAAGCACCTGAAAGTTTTGCTGTTTGCATTGATGCGCCTCTATGTTTAACACCTCTGCATTGCACGCAATTATGTGTTGCATTAATCATTACAGCAACGCCTAAATTACCTTCACAGATCTGATCTACAGCATTATGTACAGCAACTGTTAATTGTTCTTGAATTGAACCTCGTCTACCAAAATGCTCTACGATTCTATTTAACTTGCTAAGCCCCACTACCTTGCCATCTTTCGCAGGAATATATGCAATACTAACATTACCCATAATTGTTTCATGGTGATGTGAGCACATTGATGTTACTGGTATATTACTTTCTTGTACAATTCCATCATATCCGTCACTAGGAAATGCTGTGATGCCTGACATTGGATTATAACGACCAGCCCATAAATCATTTACATACGCCTTTGCAACTCTGCGTGGAGTATCTGCGCTATTAGGGTCATTTTCCCAAGCTACTCCTAATGCTCTTAAGAATTCACCATAGTGATATGCAGCCTCCGTAATGATTGCTTGTTTTTCTTCTTGAGTTAATTCAGCATCTGGTCCAAATATTGCCTGTTTCGTTGCAAGTTGAGTGGAAATGCCATTCGCGAAACCAGATTCAACTAATTCTAAATTTTTTCTTTGTTCTTTTGTCATAACTTGATTCTTATTAATAATATAAGATATTTTAGTGAATATTCAAAGTTAAATGATAACTATCTTGATAGGTTTTCCTAACTTATTACATAATTCAATTGAACTTCGCGTGCCGGGGCTTTCTCCATCCCAAAATGCAACGCATTCATCACACGCTTCAATGATGTTTCGATTTCGTATTGGACCTGCTGCTCGACCATATGACAACCAATCCGGCAAAAAGATTTTAGTTTCAACATTTTTGGATCGTGCCCACTGTTCTGCTAATGTGTCAACCCCACGAGCACCACCGGATATGATGCAAGAAATATTCTGTTGTTGATCTAATATATTTGTTAACATGGTTTTGTCCGAAAAAGATCTACTACCAACAACTGCTAGTTTCATAACATAAAGATAATGAAAAAAATACAACAATCCAAATTATCTTAAACCTAATATGCAAAATAAGTTAACTGATGCGGCACCTAAATCATCTAATAACCGTTTCATTTCAACCATAGTAGTACCACTTGTAATGATGTCATCTACAATCAAAATCTTTCCGCCATAAACTTGTTTAAGTATTGCATCTTTACGGTTATCATTGATATGAAGAAAATTTGTGATACCTCTACGAAATCCCATATCCGTAGGAATCTTCTTCATTTTGAATTCACCATTAACTTCTGCTGATTTGATTAAGTCCGCATACCGTTTTGCAATGTAATCTGCTTTTTTATCACCATATTTGTCTCGGATACCTTGAATAATTTGCGGATCTACCGTTATATCAGTTATCTTGTTTTTTACAAATGCAGAATCAATAACTTCAATGGCAGTTCCATATTTTTGACCTAATGATTCAACTACTTGAACTAGCAGGGGTGATGATGATTGTGGCAAAACAATTAAATCATACGAACTTAACTTGTCAACGCGTTGATCAAAATTGATGAATGCCTTGGTAATGAAACGAACATAATCTTCTCGGCTGATTGTTACATTTTTTATAGCATCTCGAACCGTAGCAATTCTTGGATCAGACTGAACAGAACCTTTATATGATGGGTTTATGCGATACGCATAATAAGTAGGTATGTTGTTCATGCTTACAAACTTATCGTTGTATTTTTGTAGTTTTAATGGAATGATATCATCAGGTTGGTCGTTTGCAAAATCAAATACCACTTGATTGTTTTCAAATCTGATGCCTTCTATTAACATGAATATCCTTTATATTAAATATCTTTCAACACAGTATTGCCTTTTACATGACGTGGTACATATGGACAGTGTCTACAACCATTTCCGCAACATGTACCACGTCGTCGATGATATGATTCGGTCATTACGCGATATCCATTTTCATAGTAGAAATCATCCGGAAGGAGCTTGTTGCCAAACTCCTTTACAAACTGTTGTTGTATCCAATCTTTTGCAGCCGGTTGTATCATTACTTTATCTCACACGCTCCACCAGCACAAGCCAATTCTCCTGACAGGTCTGTATTGTCATCTAATTCAATTACTTGACTCAAATCAATGTTATGAAGTGATTTCATCATTGTTTCATATTGTTCTTTAGTAATATCCTCGAAAGGAGCTTGGGTATATGTGCCTCCATCGAATGGTAAAACTGATAATCCATTATAATGTTGACGATTCTCCCACATCCATTCTCCTGCCAATTCCCATTCATCTGCTTTAAGTGATACGGTTGCAGATACATTATGAGTATTGTTTCCGCTTCGATGTCCTGGTTTAACCCATTCTAAATGCACTTTTTTGATGCGATCTAGCAATGCAAATGGTGATTCTGTTCTTAGTATGGAACCTTCTGGAGCTTTTTGTGGAATTGAGATAACTGCCGTGTCATGTGGACGGAAATATTCATCTTCAACAAGTTCTGGGTGATTTGCTGCTAAATAAGAATAAATTGCTTCATTCTTTCCAACACGGATTCGACGGATATAGTAATCATTGTGCCATGCATGAATTCCAGATGATGTTCCTAATGCTAATGATGTTGTTCCTGCGGGCTTAACAGTTGTTGTACGAGCTGATCGATTAATACCAATGACGTTTGCAACACGTTCATTTTCTGCTTTAACTGCTCGTGCAGCCGCTTTCATATCATATCCTAATACCGTTCCAGAACCAATACCTGTCATTGATACGCCAATAAGCGCATCTTTTTCAGTTGTGCGTTTCCAAACCGGACGTAGATAATGAAAATCAGTGTATCCAGCTTGAAGTGTTCCGATAAATGCAGCTACTCGAACGCGGGTTTCAAGGTCTTCTTGTGATTCAATATCCGATGCATTTACTTCACAAAGATTACAGAATTGGAAAGGGCGAAGTGCAATTTCACAATTATGTGCTAATATTCCATTCGCAAAAAAATTATGATTATCCTCAACTTCGATGTCATATACATCTTCTCGTTTATCTAGTATTTCAATTGATATTAATTTAGCCATGTTTTTTTCTCCATTTTCCATACCCAGGTATATTTTTATAAGACCATGTCCTATTACATAAACCTGAACAAAATTGTTTTTTAGTTTTTAATTTAGTTTCAAATATATTATTACAATGTTTACACTGTCTATCAACAATTGGGTTTTTTAGTATAGCATCTTGTGTTCGTTGCAAAGAAATTTCTAGTTTTCGTTGTAAGCCCCTTTCGGTCGTCCAAAATGCTTTCTGTGCTTCAGAATTCTTTTTACGGTATTCATCAGTTTGTCGTTCAATTGCCTTAGTTTGTATTCGTTTTTTCGTTTCTTCTGTTTGTTTTCGGCCATACATTGGATTATTTTTGCCAGATGTATCTGAAATAAAATCATATTTTTGAATAGACGTAGTAATCCATTTTTCAATTTCTTCATGCAATTGATATTTAGTAATCAATGCTTGATATTTCCATACTACATCATATTCAATCCCTATGCTATTAAAATATGGTTTATATTTATCCAAATACATCAATGCTGTTTTCTTATCGTCTAATCCTTTTATTTCTATGATTTTTTTAATCGTACTATAATTATCATCAAATATAAAAAAATCCGGTTTATAATATTTATTATCTATTCGATATGTTACGCATTCTAACATGTATGGTATTTTTTCTATATCTAATGATTTCGCAAAAATAAATTCCGCTTTACTACGTAAAAAAACTTTTTTATTATCCCATGTAGTGTGGTATCCGATATACCCTCTATTTTTCGCAGATCCTAATTTTACCTTTCCCCCATTTTTCATATATTTGCCCTCATTTTAATGCGATATCATTTAATATAAATATATGACATTGTATTAAAATAAGGGCAAATTTATATTTTTTATGAAATTGAATTATATATTACAATGTCATCATCTGAACACAAATCTTTACATTCTACCCAACCCCTGTTATTAGTATAGAATTTATGATCAGGAGTACATGTAACAGAATATCGAATTCCATTTTCTTCCACTGTCAGTTTAACTACATTTGCATCTTTTTTACTTAACATTCCTGCTGTTACACTATTCAACACAATTTGTTTAGTTTGTTCATTAAATGAAATAACTTCACATGAATCGCCAGCATTAACTTTATCAACGATTTCTTTAATAGTTAAAGTACCTGATGAAGTTTGTATCTTAGTATCGCCGATAAAACAACATGGATTAGTTCCCCAATCTTTGTCATTGGATAGATAAATACCTGGTTCACCAGCTCCTGACAATTCTACTCGTTTCCATAAATCCATAAAGAATTCACGGGTAACTTTGTGTCGTATTAATACTGCTGAATTGTTTGCTCGGCCTCTTTGTGGATTTGTTTCCCACCAATTACCTGATTTACATGCAATCATTTCTTCATCATCAGCGCTAAACAAGCTAATGAGTGCTGCTCTACGAATACCACCAGCCAACACTGCGTCCGCAACATGACATACCATATCATGCACTTCAATTGGAGAAAGTTTATCGCCATCGTCTTTTGCATCTAAGATTCCTTGAAGTTTAATTAAACATTCTTTAAGTGGCTGCGGTCCTGGTGCTTTTCCTCCCGATGTAACTAATCGAGCGCCTTTTGGTCGAATATCAGAAAAATCAAACACAAATGTGGATCCGCCTTCAAAATAAGATTTAACAACAGCTTTTACCGCATCTGCCCAACCTTCAATTGAATCTGCAATTAAGAATCTACGTGTCTTTTTAGGATTAGGTTTGCGTATTTCTGGTAGTTTCTCAACATGATGAGCTTGCACTGAATATCCTACGCCAGTACCGCCTAACAGCAAAAACATTGCTTCACCAAATGCTCTGTAATCATCAATTGGAAGATATGCACAATTGTAAATACGGTTTGGAGAAATTTCAATTGGTTTGCCGCCAAATTGCAAACTACGCATTGATGGTAATATCTTTTTATCATACACAAACTGATATGCAGCTTCAATTTCATCTTGTAACTGTGGATATTTTTTAATGTGCATTTCCTTGTTTCTTGTAACTAATTCTTCCCAAGTTTCTCGGCGGTTGAGTTCTGGAATGTATTTGGCATACTTCATGTATACTGTTATTTCACTCAAAATTTTGTTTGATATTTCCATTGCATAAATCCTTTTAATGTTGTTAACTTAATTTGTTTTTAGACAAAAAAAGGCCGGAGCGTTACACCCGGACCTCATTTTATATAAATATATGTTTATCCTAATTGTCCGCCCAAATCTTTGAACTTTTGTGCCAAACTTTTTTTGATAAGATTTTCACCTGTTTTCATTGTTTGAGTTGTTTGTTTACCTTGAGTGGTATCGGGTTCAAAGAATTGAAACTGACCATTATTCGTATTAATCTTGCTTGGTAACGTTATACCATCTGGTCCGAAACGATTCTTAATAACGTGACCACGTCCAGTCCCAGACATCTTATCTTCTACTTTTCTCGACAATGACATCAAGAAATCAGCAACCATTACTTTACCATATGAAGATGCTATTTTATCTGCTTCAATGATATCTTCTTCCAATGCAGAGCGACCTGCTTGCGAAGCTGTCCAAACAGGTATATTATACTCTCCTGCCATTCCCCGTAATTCTTCGTATAATTCTTCAAGAGCTTCATGTTTATCTTTTTTCGCATTAATCTTCAATAAATCACCATAATCCACAATAATTAAATCCGGCGTTTTGCCTAGCATAATTGTTTTTTCTAGGTGTGCTTTAAGTCCCATTACGCCAATTGACTTGGTTGGGAAATACTTCACTATTAAATCACCTTTAAGACTATGCATACGTTCTTCTACAGTGTCTTGATGGTTCTTTAATGCCTGAGCATTAATCCCAGTTAAAACGGAGTCATAGCGCTGACCTACATAGTTCTCATTGAGTTCAAGTGTATAATGTATAACGGTTTTACCGGCTTTGATTGCATTGGCGCCAATATTAATAAGCATCCATGATTTACCAATACCAGCCGGTGCCATTACTACTCCTAACTCACCAAGAGCTAGACCACCATCCATTAAATCATCAATTACATCCCAGCCTGTTGTGATGGGGTGTCGAGCAGCTTCTTCATATCGTGCCGCAACATTTTGTTTGTATTCTAAACCAATGTTAGTATCAGCACCAGCTTTCATTGCACCATCAATCTTACTCTTTATTTCATCATAGTTACCCATTTTGAGTAAACCTACTGAATCCATAATCGCTCGTTTAATTTCCTGATTTTTACAGAATCGCAGAATTTCATCTTTAACAAATGAAAGATCATCTGACTCCATATACCGGAAAACTTCTTTGAGTTGTTCTAATATAGCCGTCTTTAGTATTGATTCTGGCCCATCATCACTCAGTTCCGTTAATTTAACTTTGAGTACATCTTTGCTTGGTGGTGATTTATATTCTCTGAAATGTGTTAATATAACATCCAAAATCCAACTATTTGCATCTGATTCAAAATAGTCTGATTGAATAATATCAGCAATTTGTTGCAAAAATGATCTATCCGTAAATAATGCCGCTAGGACCTTTACTTGAAATCCAAATCCATACTCCGCCAGTTTATCCGTCATATAACTATTATAAGAAAATTGTTGTCATATTCAAAATTATTTGTGTGTTTGTTTTGCAAACGCGCTCAGCGATAGCCAGGTGTTAGTTAACCAGTCTGGTAGATTCTTCATGATAGCCCACATCTTATCTTCATAAAAAAGACGTTGAAATTCAGCACGATTTAATTCTGCAACCGGTTGTTCCATTATGCCTCGAATCTTTGATGCTGTCTGTGCTGGTATGTCCAATAGCTTGATGTTCATGAGTTGATAATTCTGTTCTATGATGTGTGAATTATCTAGAATTTTCTGATATGATTTCGATTCTGTTAATCGTGTTCTACATTTTTCAAACAATGCTTCTGTTGTGAATTCTGCAGCATCGCCTATTTCTGGTGCTAATTTCAATATGGTTTTTGGACCTATTCCATTAACACCTGGTATATTATCTGAGGTATCTCCTGTGAATGACCTGTATATAACCATATTTGCAGGATGAACACCAAATTCATCTAGAACTGCTTGAGTGTCATACATTTTCTTTTTGATCGGAGACCAAACTTGTATGCGATGATCTACTAATTGATAAAAATCTCGATCCGTTGAAACTATGGTTATCTTTTTACATTCTGTTTCATACATTTGAGCAATGTATGCAATTGCATCATCAGCTTCAATACCATCCATGGCCATGAATGTTACTGGTAAACAATCTAAATAAGACACTAATCGGCTAAACTGATGTCGCATTGATTCTTGTTCATCTTCGATGGTTGATTCATGATGATCATATCTCCGGAGCTTTGTTTTATTGGCTCGATTGGCTTTGTAATCACCATATATGCGTTTGCGTTTTGCAGAACCTCCTCGTCCATCAAAAACAATTATGCAACGTGAAGGTCGAAAATCTCGAATTGTTTTACCAATTGAATACAAGAATCCGGTGATACCACCAATATGGTCGCCATCTTCGTTGTATGCTGGTGTAGCACCGAATGCTCTGATAAAGGTATTTAGGCCGTCAACTATCATGAGGTGATCATTGACACTTGACGGACCTAAATTCTTTTGTTGTTGTAACTCTTTAAATAATCTTTGATACTTGTTCATCTATCCTTCTTCATCATAAACTTCTTCGGTGATGATCACATCATCAATTCCGCCATCGATTCCGGCTTGATATTTGAATATATACGCATCACAGATTCTTTGATATAACCGTTCTTTCACTTCTGGTTTTGCAATCACCTTTTCCATGAAATTCTTTGATTGGAATTTGATTTCGCCATATGTTTCGCTGGTTGCAATATCCACATCTTCCAATGTATAATGTGCGCCTGCTTGTTTAACTAAATCAAACTTTTTCATTGTTTCTAACCAACCACCATAATTATCAATTCCTGAATCGTAATAGATTTCATAATTTACCTTACGATGTGGAGGTCCCATTCGGTTCTTAACAACTTGCACTTCAGTTTTGCTACCAACCACTTGTTCAACACCATTAATCTTGGCTTTAATCATTCCAGTATTCTTTAAACGAAGTCGAACAGAAGCATGGAATGGAATTGCTTTACCGCCTGATGTCGTCCATTGGTCTCCAAACGATACACCTAATTTAGTTCGAAGCTGATTGGTGAATATCAAACAAATATTCTCGCGAGCAATCCAATTGGTAACTTTACGCATTGCCTTTGACAATATAATCGATTTGCTAGTTGCATAACCATCTTTATCATATTCAGCTGCCATTTCTATTTTAGTAGAAGCACCCATCACTGAATCTACAATGATTGTAACTAATCGGTCTTTGTTTGATTTTCTAACCTGTTCAACGATAGTTTCAATTGTTTCAAATATTTCTTCAATTGTTTCTAGCGGAACATATAACATGGTTTTCAAATCAATACCAATGGCTGACATAAATTCAGCGCTAGTTGCTGATTCAGTATCTATATAAACTGCTAATCCACCTTTTTTCTGTGTTTCTGCAGCTATATGCGATACTAATAATGATTTACCTGATGCTTCTAATCCAGTAACTTCGGTGATTCGACCAACAGGAAAACCTCCATGTGGACGATTTGAAATTGCTAAATCAAGCATATCACATCCAGATGATATCCATTCAGATACATTGCTCGGCGAATCAGCATCACCATCTAAAAAGAAAGCTGTTTTAAGTGCTTGACCTTTAAATTGTTTGTTGATGCTTTCTGCTAAGGTGTTTGCTAAACTGTCCTCGATTTCGAGTTTACTTTTTGTTTTCGCCATTTATAACTCCTTCTTAAGAATTGAATAGGTCATCAAATGCTGATGCAACATCTTCTACTTTGCTAGCAGCTGGACTTGGTGTTGTAGCTTTTGCAGTTTTGCTTGGAGCTACCGGTGCATCATCTTCATCTTCATCAACATCAGAATCGGCATTTTCTGGATTCATCCACGTTTTAAGAGCTGCTTCTAGTTCTTCATATGTTGGTTCTGGAAACAAATCAGTAATTTGTGGTTGATTCATGATTTTTTGTGCAATTTCTTTGTCTTCAGTTGCTGGTTGTGTATTTGGTTTAACACGAATTGATGTTTTTGGATAATTTGCACCTTCTGCTGGAACAAATTCTACATCGATATCACGACCATTAATAAGGTCTGTAATGTCACCATAATCTGCATCTGAAATGATTGATAAAAGTTCTGCGTAAATTGTTTTGCCAAAGCCCCAAAACTTAACTCCTTCGGATTCTTTACCACGAACGATGATTGGAACATAAGTTCTCATCTTTGGTTCAATTTTACGACCCATTAGCCATTCATCTTTGTCTCCAGTTTTCTTTAATTTGTCTGCAAACTCAACGATTGGATCTGCATTACCAAATGAAATTGGTGACAACATGGATTTCTTTCCGATGTCATAATGAAAATACAATTCTAAGAATGGATTGTCTTTGCGGTGGATATATGGCACGATTCTAATACGTGATTTACCTGCTTCAGGTTTCCACAAATTTTGTTTTTTATCGTCCGTACGATTTAATTGGTTAAGTTTTGCCTTAATGGCGTCAAGATTTAAGCCCATTGGTTAATTCCTTTTTTTGTTAAATAGTTAATAAAATATAAATTATTAATTATAATATAGATAATTAATTCGGTAAATCAAAGTAAATAGTTAAGTTTTTTGTTTTAATTTTGTCCAAACGTAGATTCAATACGATCGGCAAGTTTTTCAATTACAGTAACAACATCATGAATGGCATTGTTAAATTGATTGTCTGTTTCAACATGATCATCAACATCATCAGCAGTCATTCCTAATTGTTCTGCTAATGCAGCTAAAACATGTTCATAAATCTTTTTTTGTTTAGGGCTAAAAAAATCATTGCTAGCTTTTGCTGTATATTCTTGTTCTTTAAGAACATTTTTTAACTTTATCATAATCTTTTTTCCGTATTATATATAAATAAATATCAATTACCAAGAAAACTTCTTGAAGAAAACCAGGTCAATTACACGATATCCATCTGAATCTGTAAGTATGAATGAATTCTGATACATCGTCCAATCCAATTGATATGTTCGATCCAATACTCCGTTGTTTACTGTGCGAATTATTTCATTCAAAGCATTTACCGTATACAATGTGTTTGTTTCTTTTTTACGATGTATGCTAATGGTATTTTGTCCGCGTTGCGTTCCTGCATCTGCATTATACGTGCAATATAAATTATCTGGAGCATCGGCATTTGCGAACACAAATATTCTGCGTTCTGGTATAGTATAGCTTCCTTGTATATATTCAATAACAATGTTTAAATCTGATCGATGTGCAAATGTGCAAAGTAGTTGGGTTTTCACGTATCATGTTCCTGTTTATGACTGCATATGTATAAAAGTATATTTGTTATCCATAGAACTTTTCAATGCAAATGTGTATTGACCTGCCGATAATCCTGCAATAGCCCAATCATATCGAGTAGTACTAACAGGAATACCAGGCACATTCTTATCATACACAATCAAACCTTGAACTTTCATAAAGAATTTGTTCTTGATTAAATTGAATGCATTAACAAGCTCCTCCGGCTCATATATATATCGGCTTTTCTTGATTTTGGATAATAAAGTTATGACGCCTACATTGTGTGAATCAATTTCTTGACCTATTTTCAGCATAATCGGTGTTTCTGTTCCTGCTGCTTCTGCGATTCGTTGTACATCTGCCGTGTCAATGCAATATGAGATTTCAATATCCGATGATTGTATTGTCATTCGCGTGTCTTGTATGTTATCAGCTAGATCAGTACCCCAAACAATTTCATTTAACCGTTTAAATCCTACATAGAAATCTTCCCACGGTTTTCGACTCAATTCCTTTTTATGCACATTTTCCGCGTGTTTTTCAAAATATTGATGAATACATTCAATAAATTCCTGAAGTTTTTGATGACCAGCAGCATCAATTGAATGTTTCAGTGTTTCATAAGGATTTTTCATTTGCAGCAATGGTTCGACAACCTGTTCAAAGAATTCATTGATTTCTGAATAAACATCACCTCTGCGCTGAAATCCTAATTGACCAGGTCGAAATGTTTTTTCTTTCGGTGCTTCACCTAGTTCTCCAGATTTTTTAAGTTTTGCAGTTTTTCCTATTTCCTTAACTTCCCATTCAGTTTTACCTATTAAGATATCATGTTTACCAGTGCCTCCTGACAATGAATCCCTAACTGCTAATAAAACCTCAACTTCTCCACGACCCATACTTCCTCCAGATGATTCATGATCCAATATGTTGAAGAATTTGATGAATGGTAAATATCCGCCTTGTAAAAATGAATCAATACTATGTGTGCGATAGTTGGTATTAAACTCTATGCGCTCTTCATCTGGTAGTTGTTCATAGATTGTTTCAATTTGTTCTAGTACATTGCGAGGAACATTTAATTCTGTGAAATCTACATCTTCTGCTAAGATTAAATCGTTTGGTGTGGTGATGGGTTGTAGTGCTGGTAAATTTGTCATTTCTAAAATTATATGATAAAGTAGTTCGTAATGTTCAGGACATGTTGGATATCCATTTGGTATGCGTCGACTCCATTCTGTAAGTATGTCTTGTATGGTACATGCAGTTGACTGAGTTTTCTTCATTTTATGTGTTTTAAGATTAAACTTGTTTTTTCATTTCTAGCATTTCATGGTAGTTGATACCATATTTTATTTTGACTGGGAAATTGCCTTGTTCTAATATGGATTTGATTGCCGGCAAAAGTTGTTTTGCTTCTTGCATTGCAACATCAAATAACACAGAATCATATGTATATAGAATCATGCAACTTTGGTATGTTTTCAATAGGTCTTGCACTAATTGAAGTTTTTCAACCGATACTTCGGTTTCTGTGGCTTGTAGGTAGTAATTAAACAATTTATTTGCAGTCATATTTTTCAATGTATCTGCATTTAATCGACGTTTAAGTATGGCAGTTTCAATGTAGCGCTTCGTTTTCCATTTGTTCCATAATGAATATATAAAATCATTTACTTGCCGGAAAAATGGAATTGATAAGAATTCAGAATCAATACCACCATACAATAACCGGAATGTTATGGCTTTACTTTCATCACGTTGTGTGTCTGTTAATGTGTCGACACCAAAATAAAATTGTCCTAAATAATCATGTATAGATGATGTAGGCAATTCATAACCAACTAATCGAGCAATCAATCTAATGTGATATGAATCAAAGTCCATTTCTACTAGTGCGCCTGCATCAAACCGGCTTGAAAATGCAGCTCGTGTTCCATCTTCTTTGTTCATTGCCGCAAAATTGAATCCTCGAAAAGCATTGCTCGGACGTCCTGTTACTGTGTGATAATTGTATTGTGAATAAACTCGACTTGCATGAATTATATCTGTCAGACGAAAAGATTCTGTAACTTGCAATCCGTTGCGCTCAATTGCGGCAAATACCTTTGGATAAGTTTCATTGAAATGTTTGTATGATGTGGACATTTCTGCATTCACACACATTGGCCAAGCATAGTGCCGTATCTTTTGACACATGGCTAGGTGTTGTTGCAAAGGAACGATGGAATTAACCTGTGGCATTGTGCTGTGTCGACGCCAATAAAATTGATGAGCTGCAGTTGGATAATGTGATTCATCATATGCTTCTCCATATGTATACCACCATAAAGTCTTAACATCCCATACGGCTTCGTTTCCGCCTATTAGAAGCCATTGTTTTTTGTCATGAACAAAGATATTCCGTAGCTGGAGAAACTGCGGGACATGTTCTGTAAACCCTTGTATTTGTTCGGTATGCCGCATTGGTATTATGCACTCGTCTGCTTCATTGTATACATACATGGCAATCAATGGATTATGTGTAGCATGATGTGTGGGACTAGCCAGTACTGGAACAATTAGTGTTTTGAATTCTGCAATTCGATCGAGCAGATTCACTACATCTTGTTCGTGGTCTAGTATCATACCAAATGATATGAAAAAAATTGCAGAAATCCAATCGTTAGTTGATGTTCTTTGGTACCATGAAATCAGTATCTGTGTAATATTCCGTTAAATTGCTTAATTTAACATCGATTCCAGACATGGTCTTCTTTAAAGACATGATTGCAGTTTCATTTAATTCTACAACGCCAGGTTTTTGGTATGGTGTTGTTTGTGATTCAATTGGTCCGGCAATCTGCCAACGGATAGCACCAACTGTATACATGTTGTTATCAATTTCATTGTTTTGATATGCAGTGTATTGATCTTTGGAAATTTCAATGATGTTGATATCATTTATCTTTTTAATAAAATACCGCATAACAAAACCATCAGTTTTATTTTGTTCAGTGATTTCGGGTTGTATGGGCTGAACGGATTGATATGCGGTTTCGGGTGTAGCAAGTTGGTTGTATGCGGCAATTAATGGTGATATGCGTTGCAATGCAATGAGTTGCCGAGATTTTCCAGGAAGCCACTCTGGTTCTGTGAATGTTTCTTGGGTAACTGTGTATTGATGATATGCCCCTCGATATTCTACACCGTCCGTAGTTTGCCATTCTCCGCCAAATGTATATAGGTTGTTTTGGGTTTCAGCAAGGCTGTATCGTATTTTTAGTCTAGTGTCCATATCAATCAAATTTTGGCCGCATTAAACATGAAATTCGGGTGGTCCATTCACCAGTTTCTGTTATGCTGTGTGTTATGCTTTTTATGGTAAATGTCGTGCATCTTCTGTATTTTTCTGGTATTCCTGGAAAATCAACAATATCTCCGTAACGAAATCCGTTAACACCATCGATTGTGAATTCTGCATCTATAGGAAATACCGGTGCTACTAATTGATTGGATTGTTCTATTGTTGGGGTCGGATATTGTATGTGTTTTTTCAATGCAGCCGCTAATGCAATTTGTTTTTGCGGGTTTGATGGATCAGCTCCAAATGCAGCTCTCGCATCTTTCAATTGTTTTAGATATTTTTCATGGGTTTCTTTGTATTGTTCTGCCAATTTACGAGTCATTTCTTTATCACCATAAACAACTGTATCGACAGTGTCAGCACCTGTACCAGTTCTTTTTGTTGCAGCATTATTATACATAAAATTCATATATGGTGCTACTTGGTCTTCTGTAACCTTATCACTACTATTAATGGAATACATTAAACTTTGTGCATTGCTCGGTAATTTAGCGGAAAGTTTGAAATCACGAACTATAGTTCCAACCGGATTATTTGCAAACATTGGAATGAGAAATGGTTTTGGTTTTGGTTTAGATGGGTCAAATATCCAATTGGCATCTCTAAAATACATTATTAATGGATATGATGGATCTGCTGTTAATTTTAAATCAATTGCGCCTCCTGTTGCATTATTAATTTTATCACTAATACGCTCTAAAAAAGCTTTTACTGTAAATTGATCTTTTGTACCAGATAAATTATTGATTATAGTTTCAATGAATTTTAAATTTATCATGATATGTCCAGGTCGTCCGGAGTTATCAGTTGAGTTTGATAATACGGTTTCTCGGTCAGTTGGATAAAAAGTTGGACGGACAGATACATCTGACATAATATCTTCATTTGCATTTAATCGCGGAAACCATTTTCTAGCTGACGGGTTTTGATTCGATGTCCTCGGTTTAATTATTCCATAACAATCTGGAGATTCAGATGCACTCGGCCGTACTAAATGCCCAGGAAGTAGAATGTTATCTGGATCAGATGAGCATAAATTTGGATAATAGTTACATCGTATATTGTTGTTAGCGCTTGTTAATATTGTTGGTTTATCAACATTTAATTTAATTTTGGTTAAAATCTTTCTATTAATAAATGACATCAAATAATTAAGATTGATAAACATGTTCGAATTTCCGGTAATACTAGTATGGCCAGCAAAATATGCTTTTGGATTGTTTCGGTCAAAACCTTGCGTTAATCCAAATGCCCATTTAACACCGGATATATCAGTTTTAAGTTTATATAATGTAGATACTTCATCATATATTGCTTGATAAAATGATTTTGCTTGATCAACTATTTCTGGATCTTGTGATGCTGATACTTCAGCAGGTGTTCCAGTTTGCATGATCATTGACAGATCCGTATATACCATGCTAGTACCTAAGATATACACGGTCATTGTAATCGAACCATCTTGAGTGTATTGATATTCAAATGATGTTATTAAGCCTTCAAACCGTACTTCATTCATTTTTCGTAGTTCATCATATTCTTTCTTGGTTATTGAACTATTTGTTTTGAGAAATTCAAAATCTGGAAGTGAACTTGGATCTAATAACCCATTAACGCCAGCAACATCTCGTGTCATTAATGCTGAATCCGGATGTGCAATCAATAAAGCACAATAACGACCTGGACGAGCATACACACTTTCCATGAAATTTAGATCTCGTTCTGGATTTGGAATAGTTATGTTAATTGTTGCTTTGTTTGTTAATCCTCGCGAATTATCATTGATTGCTAATTCAACATTAGAGATGAATGGTGGTATACGATATGATGCATTGTTTATTGAACCGGATATAGTTTGATCAACAACTGATACATCTCCGTTTCCAGTTGCTGCTATCCATCTTGTTTCTTTTAATGTATATGGGCGTTCTGATAAGAATCCATAATCACCTCCTGGTAAATATTCTCCAGTTAATACGGTGTTGCCGCCTAATGTGTGAATTTTTTTATTATCATCGCGACGATTGCCATCATATGCTGTAACTTCAACGTTTGCAACTTTTTCAGTCATGTACCGAAGTGCTGTATCAGACCGGTCTGTTTTACCAGCACGCGCCCGGCGAGTTAATTCTTCTTGTAAGTTTGGATCTACTTGTGAATAAAATATTTGGCTCATCTTGTTAAATTTGCAGTTCTAATTAAGTCCATAACATCAGGTTTTGGTGGAATTCGTAATATGGTGTTGGCTGGTACAATGATTGTACCACGTGGTATATTGTTTGATGCTGCAATAATCCACCATGCTGCTACTTCTTCATAAAAATTTAAAGCTAGCCTATCTAATCGTTCTGGAGTAACAATTTGTATGTATGTATCATTATTCGATAGCGGAACACTAGGAAAAATAGTTGTTTCCAATCTTCGCTTTCCAGATGGCGTTTTCAATTGATTTGTAGTTGCGTATCTCATTTTAGTTTTTATTTAATACAATTTCGCCAGGCATTTCGCGAGTAGTTAATTGTGGTTTATGTGTTGATTTATATTGTTGACTTTTTTCTAATGCAGCTGCAACTTCTCTTTTGAATTTGTCTATTCTGAGTTGGTTATTTGTTCGTTCTTGTATACCATCACTTAACCAATTGTCGTTACCAGGTAGTGATCCGAACTCATCAAATCGTTTTGATAATGAATAGAATTGACCTCCTTTTTGTGGCAACCAATCTCCGATAACATTGAAGGTAATTGAAACTTTAACCATTAATGGAACTTGCATCATGCTTGGATCATCTTCTATGTTTATTTCCCATGGGGTATCCGTGTCACCTAATGTGTAAGATAAACTAGATATTATAACAGGCATTTGATTGTATAAATCCCCAACTGTAATGCGCATCCATGGTCCTTTAAATCCAATATTTGTTCCGGAATAATCTGGTGTTGTATAACCTGCAAGTGCATTTAATTTACGATATATTGGTTTTAATTCATCTCGGTCTGTTGCATAAACCGTAAAATCTAGACTCATGTCGCGACTGTATCCAGCATAATGATAATTTGGATCTGCACGACCCATCAATTGCACCGGATTCCATTGTGGATTAAATGTATCAGAAATGCTTCCAATTGTTGCACGGAAAACTATAACATCATCAGTAATCATTTCATTTTCTACAGTATTCGGTGCTAATTTAGGTCCGGTAAAGAAAAATTTAATGAAATCTAGAGTTTCGTTTAAATCAGCATGAATTGGCTTATTTGTATTATTCCATTTATATATAGCACCTAACTTACCAGCCGGCTGATAATCAATAACATTAACACGATCTCCCCGGAATGCTGTAGCTCGCGATAATAGATTTTCCACCGGTTTCCATGTTTTATCAGTATCAGACCAACGCGTTGCTACATGACTTTCCTGAGTAAAATCTCGTCGTAGTGCGTATGGATTTCCATGATCTCCCCAACCATATCCATATTTACCAGCGCCATTTCGATTAAATACACTGTATGCTCCGCCTGGTTGTGCTGATAATGCAGCATAAAGTGCGGCTCGTGGTTTAAAGTTTCTTGTAGATAATGCTGCTCCATCTAAACGAGTGTCAAATGATAGTCCTATATTTTTTATGCCTTTTCTGCTACGAAAATCATTCATCGTAATCCATGGTAAATTGCGAAGCTGCGAGAATGGTGTAGTTGAATATAATGGATCTGCCGGTTCTCCCATATTAATCAAATTTGATGCTAATGAACTTACCTGCGGAATACCTAAATTAGAACCTATAATACCAGCTCCGGCAACTATAGTACGTTGCGTTATGGATTCAATTGTTATGTTGCTATGTAGCTTTGATGCCATTGTTTATCCGTAATTAACTGTATTCAATGATTGGCCTTGAACCATTTTTATTGATTTATTTAGTTTTTCACCATCTAATGTTATATCAAATGAAATTTTTGACATTGCATCTGAAATTTTTGACATTGCATCGCGTACGGCTGCTGCAATTGGTCCTGGATCTACTATGGCTGTATTGCCACTGCCACCGGTGAGTTGATTTACAGCTGGCATTAATTGTCCAGGATCTGTGCTAGCAACCATAATTTTATCTTGCGGATTAAATTTAATAACAGCATCATCAACTGATACTGGTTTATTATAATCTACAACTGCTTTATTAGTTACATCGGAGTTAGTGGCAGGTTTTCCGATATTTTTTATAGCGGCATCATATCCTAGTCCAGTTAAAAACGTTGTTGTGGATGTTAATGCACCTTTAAATTTAGTTACCGCAGTATTAACACCTGGGAGGAGCTCTCCTAATTTTGTTAAATTCTCAGTTGCAATTGCTACGCTACCTCCATATCTAGCTAGTTTCCCGGATATTTTTACAGTACCCTCGGTGACGCCTAATCCTGCTAGCTCGCCGGTTGCATCTGCAATAGTGCCTTTTCCACCGGTATAATCTGCGCCAACTGCAGCTTTACGGGTAGCTTCAATTATATCTGCTTGTTTTTGAGATACAGCAACTACCTTAAGAGTACGTTTTCCAGAAACTAAATCATTCATTAACTGTTCGGTTGATTTTAAACTCTCAGTGCTTTTTAATGCTTGAAAAATCTTTTTATCATCATCATCATATTTGCTAATAGCATCAGCAAATTCCGCAGGATCTAGTTCCATTATGCGCTGCAATTCGCCTTCTTTAATACCCGTGCGAGCCATGGCTTTTTTCATGTTGTTTGCACGAGTTAATTCTTGCACTGACAATCCGGTTAGTTCAGCTAGTTGTTGTTTGGCATAAAAGTTATTTCCATCAAGTATTTCGCCTTGAGATTCTAATAACTCATTCATGGCCTCAGTCATATCATTTGCATTGCCACTCAATTTAGCAATACGCAGTTTTTCAGTGATGCTTTCGCCATCTTGATTGACTAATCGTTTTCCGCTGATTAATTGATAATTTAATTCAGCATTTACCGATTCTTCAATGTTAAGCATTTTTTCAGCAACTGCATCAAGTTTTTTAAATTCAATGCCTAATAATCTAGCTTTAACTACTGCTAATTGCAAGTTTCCTGGCATTTTGCCGTATGCCATCTGAAGGTCTTCGCCAATATTGGCGATATCATTGATAATGTTACCAAATTGTCCAGCAATACCTGTTTGTGATTCGAATGCATCAGCAAAAGCTTTTGCCGAACCCAACATTTGCATACTAGATTTACCAGAAGCATCTGCAAAACGTTGGTAATTCGTAGCAGCATCTTCTGATAATCCTAGATGATCTACTAATAATGTGTTAGTTTGAAATAATTCGTTGCGATATTTTTCTGAAAAATTATTCGTTTTAGCTATACCAACAATCATTTTTGACATACCCGGAAGAAGTTTTTCTATACGAGTAGCCATTACTCTAACTTGCTCGCCGCCAGTATCTAAACCAGCTGCCATTTTATCACCTTCTTTGCCAGCTTTGGTATAACCAGCTGCTAGAAAATCATATTGTTCACCTAATGCCCCTGCTTCTTTTGCATTTAATCTAAATGATTTAGTGAGTCCAGCATTGCGTTGTTCTAGCCATGTTGATGCTTTTACTAATTCTTCAGATTTTTTAGCTACTGCATCAAATACGCCCATCATTACATTTAATCCGAGCTGTGTTTCTAATGAGGAATCAGTAAATGCTTTTAAGAGTTGTTTTGATTTGCCGATAAAATCTCCAAGTGCTTCACTAGCAGAATCCTCAAAGTTCTTAAATAATCTGCTTAATTCTTTATAATCTTGTTCTGTCTCTGAAATGTATTGTTTAGTTGATTTGTTTTGTTGTTTAGCCATACCATGTCTAGGTTGCTGTTTTAAACGAGAAATCAGTATGTGGAGTTCGGGCATCATATAATCATAAATATCTGTTACTGGGTTTTTCTGGGTGTCGCTTTCTTGGGGCCGGCGGTGTTAGATGCCGTGTTTTTTGGATTTCGAGCTGCAATGATGTCATTGACTTTCTTAGTCCAAAGTTTACGTATAGGTATTGGCATATTGTATATGGTATTCCAGTCCCATCGACCCTCACCCCACCAAATCAAATTGAATAAGTTTTCATGCAATGTGATGCGATCTTCTGCCTTATAACCAAAGAAGGTCTGATCTAAGTGGAAACCCGGCGGTGAAGGTGCTCCCGTTCTCACCTTCAAATGTTGATTCTAGATTTACACCAGGTATATTTTCCGCTACATAACGACGAAAATCACGTGATTCGCGCGGAGTCATTTGATAACGCACAAAATGTTCAATGTCATGTGGTGTTCTCGATCCATTGACTTCTGCGATGCTACGTATTAAGAAATCTGATATTGTGTGTTCATCGGAAATTGAATCTACTTCGCGTTTAGTTAAAAATCGAAATTTAATGTCAATGCCTTCTGCTGCGTATGGAAATTCTCCTAGTGAATTAGATGTTATGGTGAAGGGCCGCATTTCTAATTTAGATAAATCTAAGGTTTGCGTGGAACTTTTACCGGTATTAGGATCTGTTACTGCTACAGTATAATCTGCCCCAAATCCGTGAATACGCGCTGCTATAACAAGATATTCTTTGTCTGATATAATCAAATCATCGATGTCTATTGGATCCATTATAAGTGCTTGTAATAGTTTGTCAAGCACCGTATTTTGTTTGATGTATGATGAATTTGTTAGGATATCTTCATCATATGCAGTCATGTATCGCATTTCTACAGTACCTTTCCGTAAAGGACTTGATTCTGGATACACTTGTCCACCACTTGGTAATTTAACTGTGTTTGCAGGTATTGTGCTGCGTTGCTTGTTTTCGTACTGCTGCTTGGCTAATTCGATAAGATTTTTATCGTTAAAACGTTCTGTTACTGGCATAAACTTTCCTTTTATATAACTTTATTATAAATATGTGCGAACAGTAAAAAAGCCCCCGTTTAAAGGGGCTATGATTAGTTATTTATTCTTCTCCGGTTATGCCATCTACATGCTCTGAAGCATCTTCATCACAATATGCATCTACTATGCCGTTAACAGTGTTCCACCGCAATTTAAACCAATTCGGATTAACTAGGCGTTTTGGCATATTTCGATAAAAATTAACAACTGCTTTAGGAACTCGATGTGTTTGGCAAAACGTTTCAACTTCGGCAATAATGGCGCGGCATGCTGCAATATCTTCGTTGTCTAAGGCGTGTTCCCAATCTGAATCAGATTCAAATGTGCACATAAGAGCATCGTGACCCCAGGTGCTAAATTCTGGATCGTTAATATGCATATAATATTTATATGAATCTGGATATGTTATCTCAGTAACTTCCGGCTTTCTACTAAAATCTATGCCTTTAACAATGTTTGAAGTAAACTTTGAAATTTCTTCATCTTGCAGATTAATTTCTGATTCAGAATAACCTAATACAGACATTTGATGTCTAATTGCTAATAATAAACTTTGTTCTTTTGTCATAACTCTTATTTTTTAAATTAATAATATAAAGATAATAAGAATATTTCAAAGTACCAAATCGTTTTGAAGAAATGTTTTTGTGAACAGTAAAAATGGGCAAACTTTTCAGCTTGCCCAAATTTCATATTAATAACTTAACAATGCCCAATCATAATTCAATGTAGCATCAATCATTACTACATCTTCTGCCGACCAATCCAATGAACCAAAATTCACTTCTGATAGGTAACATCCTTTAAGTTGCCATTCTTCGATAACTTCCCCTAATGGAGAAAGTTGGTTGAGTGTGATATCTTTTTTGTAGATAGATGCATATCCATCACGTCCTGTTGCAGATTCATGATGCAAACGAACCCATTGCATTACGGCTTGTGCTGCAGATGGAACAATGGCATCATAAATTGTGATTGCAATGCTATTCCATGCAGATTTACCTTTAAGTTTACGTTTAACGTTGATATGATCTAGCACAACTTCGCCATTTGTCATGCTCGGTTTAGCTGATGTCTTAACTAAGTATGCAGGAATTCCGTCAATGTTCATTACAAATTTATGCTGATATTTTGGTTCCCATGCAAATGCTTTATCATAAAAATTATCGCTAACACCATAATCTGTAATTTGATCTGCTTTTGGAGAATCTCCTTCTCCATTTGGTGTTCCAGCTCCGAATCCATTACTTGGAGCTCTACCTACATAATCAAACAAATCTGAATTATTTTTTGTTGCTGCGTATGGCATAATTTTGTCCTTTTTTTAAATATAAATATATGAACAGTAAAAAAGGTAGAACCAAAGTCCTACCTTTCTTCATATTTTTTATTTATCCGGGAAATTCAGCTCCGGTAGGTTGAATATTGAAATCTAACACAATAAATTCAGCCGTTCTCGTTGGTTGTAAAAACAATTGACCATATAAAATGTTTCGGTCAATTACATCTGGAGTATTGTTTGTTTCATCCATAATCACTCGGAATGCTGATAAACCTTGAGCTTGTTGTACACCTGCTAAATACGGATTAACAATGCTTAAAAATTTATTTCTAGTAGTTATGGTGTTTTGATCAAATACCAAGAAACGAGTTGATGATGCAATAAACTTCTTAACTTCAATAAGCAAACGACGCACATTTACGCGGTCTAATGCACTTGGACGAGCTTGCAAGGTCTTTTGACCCCATACAACGATGGTATTGTTAGGGAAGGATGCAATAGGATTAACGCGTGCTGCATACAATGTATCTCGTTGTGCTTGACTTAAATTTACAGCCGTTCCTGTTGCAGGAATACCACCGCGATTTAAACCAGCTGGTGCATACCATGGTGCTTGGATTCGGTCATTTGTTGATAATACACCCCCAATAACTACTGATGGTGGAATCCAAAGAAGTCCGGCACCAGATGGATTAGATATACTAACCCACGGCCAATATGTTGCTGTGTAATTGTTGTCAATTGGTCTAACTTGATTAGTTACTTGTGTTATGGTATCTCCTTTAAGGTTTGAATCCATCACATAAAATACGTCTTGGCGCATTTGACATAATTCTCGTGCTTCTGCTGTAACTGCTCCGTGCAAACGATCGATAAGTCCTGGCGTCAATAATACATTCATATCATAATAATCGGTATTGCTCAACAATGTGAATGCTTTGCGGTATGATACTGCACCTGTTGCTGTTACCGAACTACAATCATATCCAAATGTATTAGCTGCAGTTATGTTAGCTCCAGAGAATTTAGGTAAATTAGGACGAGCTCCATCAAAACCTTCTTGGAATGGCACAATGAATTTTCTAGTAGATGATTTAACATTAGCTGCAAATGTTCCTGCTGTTAATGCAGCTTGCAAAGAACCAGTATATGCTGTGGTTGATGTTGGATATGCCGCACTAATGCTTTGCGATACATCACCTAAGTAGAAATCAGTGTTAGCTGCTGTCGTGCTACCTGATGTTGGTATTGGGGCTAAATATGCAATGTTTGATGCCACAGTAAAATCAAATCCATGAAATATAGTTGGACTATAAACACCATTTGCATTTTGATCTGTTTTCAATATAGCTGCTACTAAGTTTGAACCGTTAACAGATGGTACTGATGAATATACGGCACGGAACCCAAATGGGAACAATGTTTTATCAATTGATTTAGTTGCAACTGCAGCATCTACTTCAACACGGATATATGGATTTGTATTAACATAATCTCCGTAAATGTTAACGTTGTTATCATTGTCAATTGTTTGATAACGATCACCAATCACTTTGGCAATGTATGATGGTGAATCTGGATTCAAGTTACATGCAAATACAGCAACAATGTTTGGTTGAGCATCTGAATCTGTTACAGAACCATATACTGAATTAGGAATATTTGCAGTATCAACTCTACGTACTACAACATTAAATGTCGGATATCCATTTGGATCTGAAACTTCTCCGGAGGTGATGATATCACTGATACCAATCTTATATTCATAATTTGTAGATGATCCGTGAGATAATGCGTGAATCTTAAACAAGTTAGATACACTAGAGCCAATTTTTTGAGATGTTATCCATGGAGTTGATGCAGCTTTATAATCTTGAACAAATGCATACGTTGAAATTTTCTCCAATGACATTGATACTGCAGACAATGATGCAAATGGTGAAGTTGCTGCGGTATTTTCATATTGAACATATACTGGATAGTTTTGACCTTTTGGTGATTTACCTAACACAGTTGTGATGTAATTCGAATCACTTGGTGATATTGATGCTGAAATTGATGAACCTTCCGTATATGAAAAATTACTAAATCCAGGTATTGCAATTGCTGCATATGAACCGGATATTTTCAATTCAAAGCGTCCATTGGTGTCTGTATTTAACACTGAATCGGCAAAGTAACTTGACGTTACGCCTACTGGCACGGTTGGATGAAGTACGTGAGTTATGTATTTCGTAGATCCAGATGTTGCAACTATCGCCAATGCTCCATCCGTCAATGAATAACCATCTTCATACAAAGTACGAGTCACAGTAATCACATTACCATTTCTTAAATATTCATTAACTGCCACCGGAACATAAGATTCATCAGTGAATCCACCAAATACTGCTTGGTATTCCGACATATTTCTGATTTCGGTTGGCGTATATGCAGGTCCTTTTACAGTTGGTCCTACAACAGCCGCACCAATTTGACGAATCGCTCCAGGTAAAAACGAGGAATCAATCTCTCTCGTATATACACCAGGCGATACAATTTGTTCTGCCATTATTATTCTCCTATATAAATGATTTTAATATAAATATGCCATTACGCATCTAAACCGGTGCCAGGAATAAATGTTCCATCTTGAATGTTGATTTGTCCTTCACCATATCTATCACGCATTTCTGCAATCAAATCCGTTTCTTGTTGAGTGATGCTTCTTAATGCTGTGAATTGTTGTGCTTTTTCTTGTTCAAGTTCCGTGATTTTTTCTTGAAGAAATTGCTGTTCAATGCTCATATTTCCAATTAGCATGGTGATTTCATTGTACTGTTCTCGCAATGTTTGAATGGCTTCTAAGTGCTTCGCGTCCAGTTTTCGAGTCATAACTTTTATCCTTTTTGTTTATTATATGAAAATGAATTGAAAAATCCAAATTATCCGAATGCATTTACTATCGCAGCCATTGAAGCTGATGTAGTAGAAGATGCTAAACGTTGTCCAATACTATTTGATGAAGTTAATAAAGTTAAAGGAATATTCCAAATATCTTCTGGTTTTACTATAGCAGACCCTGTTGTAGTATCTACTTGTACACCATATGAAACTGAGTTTGGGTGTGGTACTGCCATTGAGCCTGTTAATGTGTTAGTTGGGCCGTACGTAATACCACTACGAACATTTGTAGCTGCTGGCATACCTGTGGCTTGGTTTTCACTAAGTAATGTAATTGTATTGTTTGATCCAGATACACCTATTTGATATGATGTTACTGCGTTTTTATACATTTGTACGTTGTAACAATATATTGCATTGCGTGAACCTGAGTTGATGAATGGGCCGGAGAATATGTTGGTTGCTGTGGTTGAGGTTGATGATACTGCATTTGCTGTGGTTGAAGCTTGTAATTGACCTATTACGTTTATGATACCTGCTGTGGTTGAAGAAATTCCAGCCCAACCTAAACCAGTAACATTTCCTGTAACATTCACGGTGCCTATCGAAATATTATTTATTCCCGCTGTTGTATTAGCTGAATTGGTTCCTGCTATGATATTACCTGTTACATTAATTATACCTGTACCTGCATTATATACTGCATTTCTATTAAAACTAGTAGTTCCTCCATTAACGTTTCCTGTTATATTGATAGTACCGTTTAATGTATTATAAACACCATGGGCTCCTGCATTTAATCCTGCTGTTACATTTCCAATTATATTGATAGTACCAGAGGATAAATTACCAATTGCCCACCCTGTGGCAATTTGCCCATTGAACCCAAACACATCCCCGATAAAATTAATAGTTCCCGTTCCAATATTTCCTATCCCTTGTGGAATCCCAGCTAATGCATTACTATTTAATGGAATATTTCCTACTAACATTATAGAACCACTATTAAAATATTGTATAAACCCATTTGTTACTGCAGTACCATAGGGTTGGAATCCATTAGGAGTTGCTGTAATGTTATAATCACTATAAATTTCAATTCTACCACCTGCAGTAATAGTAGATGCAGAAGCAGCACTTCGTATACTTTGTACAGTTACGTTCTGGTCTAATGTTACTGTTTGATTGTTTAAGAACACATCATCGGATGCTGTAGGTACTCCTAAACCACCATTCCATATTGTGGAATCACTCCAACTTCCCGAATTTATGGGCCATCTATTTGGCATATTATTTTCCTTTAAAAGCAGCAATAGTTGCTGCTGTGGTTTGTACTGTTGAAATATTTTGTAAACGAGCTCCAACTGAATTGGAACCTGTTAAATTTTGTACGGCGTAATTTAAAACGTCTAAAGGTGTCAATGTAGCAGAACCTGTTGTGTTACCCACGGGTACTCCGTAACGTACGTCGTTTGTTGCAGGCACTACCATTGATCCAGAAAGTTGACTTGTAACCCCGTATAAACTTCCACTTCGAACATCAGTTACAGCTGGGAATGCTGCAGGGTAATTTTGGTCATATAAAGTAACATTTTTATTAAATGTATCTGATTGTAAAGTATAGAATGGGGTTGAACTGGAGATAAATTGTATACGTTGTGCATACACTGCATTAAAATTATTTTGAGATATTAATGGACCTGTTACTCGAATTAAAGCAGTTGATGTTGATTGGAGTCCGGGTTGTGCATTAGTTGATATAATAGATCCATTAACTGTAACTGTTCCTGTTCCTTGAGCTAAAAATCCAGATGCAGCACCAACTGATGAAATACTCCCGGAGATATTAACTGTCATTGTTCCTGCTATTTGAATACCCGGAGCATTATTTCCAATGACTGAACCGGTATAATTTAAAGTTCCGCTATTAGTTCCTCCTATTTGCATATTTCCCTGAAGGCTAGTCCCGGTGATAACAGGTGTGCAAACAATGTTTACTAAGGCACTACCAGCGGCAAGTGTTATAGGAGTGGTAACTGATGATGAAAATAAACTTCCAGAGATACTAGCAGTTCCATTTGCAATATATAAAGGAGAACCGTTAGTGTTTCCGCCGTTAGCAAAAAAACGTAAACTTCCTGTTATAAATACACTGCCAGATGTACAAAATATTCCCCATACATTAGAACTACCTCCTGCTGCAGATCCTCCATATACATCACCTATAACTCCTAAAGTTCCACCTTCGGCAATAGTTACTCCATATCTAGAAGTTGTAAATGTTAACCCTTGTGGAGCTGCAACACTTCCAGTAACTCCAACACGATGTGAACCTGTAATTGTAAGAAATGATGTTGTGTTAGTTCCTGTTTGAGGGTGGATACCAAAAAATCCATCTGCTACTTGTGCAGATGCGGAAATTTGTATGTCTCCTCCAGAAACGAAACTACCACTATTACCTGTTGAATAAGCTGAGCTAGTAAGTTCAGTCATGTTAATTTGCGGTATTGTAGGTAAGTTTCCTAGGGTTTGTACTGCTTCTATTCTTATTCTATACCAAGTATATGATGTTGTATTTGCAGATACGTTCCTCACATACCATGTATTGATAGCAGTTGTAAATCCTGTAACTGTTTCAATAATAGTATATGTTATATTATCATTACTTCCTTCAAAAAACCAATTTCTAATGTTTTGGGCATTTGTAGCATGTGAATAAAATGCATATTGTTTAATTACTTTTCCAGAAGAAAATTGATATGCAATTGAAGCTGAATTTGCTGTTACAGACTGCCACCATGTTGAATAACTATTATCAAATGCACGCCACGGAAATAATGTACCACTAAAACTACTTGCAGATACAGCACCTTCTGGTGTTGTGTTTGAAGTCATTATGGGTATTGCATTTCCTGGTAAACGAGATGGGCTAGGTGTATTAGTAATTCTAAATACGTCGATGTTTTGATTTATTGTTATGGTTCTCCCATCAGCATATACATCATCTCCATTTAATGGTACTGCACCATTATCCCAAGTAGATCCACTACTCCATGCTCCGTTTTGAACTGCGTATCTAATATATGGCATATCTTATAATTTTCCTTTTGAAGCTATTGCGCCTGCGGCTGTTGTAACTGTTGAAACGTTGCGTAAACGTGCCCCTAAACTTCCTGTTAATGATAAACTGCTTGTTAATGCACTCCATGCATTATTTACATTGAATGAAGCTGAACCAGTAGTGTTATCTACTAATGCACCTCGAATTACATTTGATGCAGAAGGTATTACTACAACGCCTGTAAATTGGTTTGTGTCTCCATATATGATTCCTGCTCTTACATTTGAGGTGGATGGATAACCAGATACTGAGCCAGATGAATATAATGTTGTTGTACCTCCAAAAGTTTCTGTATCAAATGTCCATGTGGTAGGCGATCCTGATATAAATTGGAGATTTTGTGCAAATACTGCGTTACGGGTATTGGTGTTGTAGAATGGGCCTGTTGCTGTTATAATTCCAGTAGATGTTGACGATACTCCAACAGCATTATTAGATGAATATATAGAGCCTATTATGTTAATAGGCCCAGTAGAATCATTAATTAATGCAACGCCAAAGCCTGATATGATGCTACCAGAAATATTAATAGTTCCAGTTGACGAATTTCTAGCACCTGCATTAGTTGTATTTCCATTTGATGGTATTAATATTGAATATAAACTTCCGGTAATATTAATACTACCAGCTCCATTATTACGTATTCCGTCACTACCACCGTTTACACCTATTCCACCATAACCATTACCTAATATATTTATTGTTCCGGTACTTCTATTAATTATACCAGGTGTACCTGCTCGTGCACCAGCAAATGGAGCGTTACCAGAACCATAACCATTTCCTATTATATTAAGTATACCTGAACCTGAATTCAATACGCCTGGTATAGCATCTGTGGTATGCGATGCATAGCAGTTAGCAATAATTGATGCAGAAAAGGATCCACTATAATTTACACAAGCCGGATTTGTAGCATATACTCCTAAACCAGTTGTTGTTATAGTAATATAATCATTTAATATAAATTGCCCACTTGCAGAGATACCGCCTGCTATACCACTACCTCCAACAGATGTAGAATTTCTTAAGCTAAGTACGGTAATGTTTTGGTCTATTGTAACTGTTTGATTGTTAGCATATACATCGTCAGATGCAGTAGGTATTATACTACCACTCCATATAGCAGCATTACTCCAATTACCTGATGATATAGCCCATCTATTCGGCATAATTATACTTTAAATGCGGATATGGTAGCTCCCGTTGTTTGCACAGTGGAAGATCCGGTTAATAAATTTCCTATACTACCCGAGGTAGTTAATGTTTGTGTTGCAACATTAAACATATCTTCTGCTGTTAAAATGGCAGAGCCTGTTGTATTATCTGTTGCAACTCCAAGTCGAACAGTTGTTGGATTAGGCATTTTAAGTGAACCCGTTAAATTGCCATTTAAACCATAAGTAACACCATCCCTAACATTAGATGCAGATGGAGCTCCAGTTATAGATTCTATGGTAGTTAGGGTTTTTGTTACACCCGCTACTTCAGTATCAAATGTCCATTGAGATGAAGTGCTTAACATTTGCATACGATATGCGTAAACTGCATTGAATGAACCTGTGTTACGAAATGGGCCTGTGAATAGGTTTGTTGATGTAGTTGACGTAGCTCCAACACCTGGTGATATTATACTAGCTGAGATAGCTCCTCTAACAATTAAAGTTCCCGTTCCTGAGTTAAATACACCGTACATTGAAGCGTTCGGTCCAGAGCCAGCTTGACCAGCTGTTACGGTGCCATCTATAATAACCGTACCTACTGATGCATTTGCTACTCCATTTGCTTGTTGGCCGCCTCGACCTCCAAACACACTGCCGGAAATGTAGACACTTCCAGCGCCTGCATTGTATATACCCTGTTTACCATTAAAGTTAGCATCAGGTGCACCTAAAATACTACCTGTAACTATAATATTTCCATTAGATAAATTATATACAGAAACTGCTGTATTGTTACCACTAGCGCCGGTGATTGTTCCTATAATACGAACATTTCCTGATGATAAATTGTATATGCCATAAGACGATCCTGCTCCTAATACGCTACCAGAAATGAATAAAGAACCAGATCCATCGACATATATACAATGAGCTGATCCTCCTCCCGAACTACCGGTGATGCTACCCGTTATAGTTAGATTACCAGTTGAACTATGTCGTATTCCTATATTTGCTGTGTTAGTTGTAGAAACTACACTTCCAGAAATACGTAAACTTGAATTATCTTGTAAATGTATTTTTGGACCAAATAAAGTTGCTCCTAAACTGCCAGTAATAGTTGCAGTATTCGATCCAGATATTATTACCAATGGAGTGTTTGTAACTGCAAATACTGAAGGTCCTGTATGGAACATTGCCGGTACGCCTGTTAAATTAACATTAACACCATTATTTAAATAAAATATTCCACCTTGTGTTACACCGGTTATAGCTGCATTACGTAATGTTAGTACTGTTATATCGGTATCAATATAAATTGATTGACTATTAGCATATACATCATCAGATGCTGTAGGTACTCCTAAACCACCATTCCAAATTGTGGAATTACTCCAATTACCACTTGCTATGGGCCATCTATTCGGCATTTACAATCCTTTTTCCGTTATGAATTGTTGAATGATTCCTAAAATGTTGTATGCTGCCGTTTCAGCTGGCACGTCTTCAGAAGCAAATACATCCAAATAAACCACAGGCTGATCATGTCCTTGTAATATATCAGGGCGTCCTCCCTCCAATTCACGGTACGGTGTTAAACGCATTGCAACACTAGCACCAACTTCCGTGTCTTTAACTAAAGGTGAAATTGATAGGTTTACTGTGTAGTATGGATATTCAACGTCATCTACTATGATCGGGTTTACAGATTGTATTGGCATAACATTTCCTTTATTATAAATATGTGTATGTGTATCTGTTTGTCCAAGCTGCACTTGAAGTGGTTCGTGTGGTTGTTGCCCCAGATGAAGATATAGTGAGTTGAGAAATACTCCAAACTGCATCTGATTCTAAAGATCCAAGCCGTGCTTCACCTAAATAAAGCAAACTGATATTTGGATCAACTGACCCAGTAAAATCGCTTCGTCGAATGTTTTCTATACCCGTTAAAAGGGATCCATCACCTCTAAATGAACCAGTATATGAACCAGTAAATGAACCAGAAAAACTTGCTGCAATGACTGATCCAGACACGAGTAATGAACCGGTAACGGTATGTGTATCTGTTATAACACTTCCTATGGTCACCCCCGTTCCTGTCACAGTGAATTCTGTTGTGCTTCCGCTGGAAACTGTAAATTGTGTTGCAGAAACAGATGCAGTTACACTCCCTGTTGCTATTTGAGATAAATTTAAACCTACAACACCACTAGCAGGTACTGTGGACGCTGAAGTGGCAAATGATGCAGTTGCTGCAAATGAAGCCGATTCTCCTATGTTAACGATTCGTTCTACACTGCCAGATTGCCGTAAAAACAATTTACCATCTGGTACATTTATTGCCAATTCGCCTGGAAGAATTGATGCGGTTGTAGGAACACTGCCTGGTGTTAAACTACGTTTATGTAATATTTTATCTGCCATCTTTTAAATATATTAATATGTTCCGCCATCTACCGAGGAGGATGAATTTGTGTTGTTAATATTTTTCCAAACGTTTTGTGTTGAATCCCAAGATAATATATCTCCATTGTTAGGATTATTTATTTTAACATTATGCAATTCTTCTAATTCAGCGCCTAATTCAATGTTTACACTCATTATGCCAGCGCTGCCTGATCGTATCACAGTACCTAAATACACTTCCGGAAGAGGTGCGGTAGGACGTGTTGCAGTGAATGAACCGGAGGAATGCAAATAAAGGTCTGTACCGTTGTCATATCCAGTTAACGGGATGTTTCGAGCTATACCGGCTGTTACTACATATCCTTCAGCGTCATTGGATATTGAATGTGCTACAATTCCCAATGTTCCTTCTGATGTTGCGTATGAAGTATAATCAGCTAATGCAACCGTAGGAAATGTGTCAGAACCAGAAAACCGCACAACCGTACCCGGTGTTAATGTCGTGCCAGTTTCGTTTTTTATGCGGTAAACCATCTGATTGCTGAACTCAATGAAAAATCCCGGAATGTCAGTGCGGATTTTCATCGTTTTAGTATCTTCGGTCCAATGTATGGTTCTAGTCGACATAATTTACATCATTTTTTTATATAAATATACATTAATAAAATCCTCCGTCAATGTATGATGCGGATATTGAGTTTGATGCACTTACGGCCCAACTCGATGTTATGTTGTATGTTCCGATGGGCAAGAATGATGCTGTTATGGCTTGTGTGGCCCAACTTGCAGTTCCATATAAACTTCCTGTAATACCGTTTGTTACGGTCAATGAACCAGTTATAACTGTGTTGTTTTGTGCAATAAGGCCGTTGCGTGCTATGAATTCGTTAGCCATAATTTCTAAATCTTTTCCCTATCCAAGACTCGGTTTATTATAAATATGTTATATGAAAGTTATTAGCATTTTCACAGACCAGCCAGATGAACCAGCTACTGCATCTATTTGTATGTTGTTTCCGATTATGGCTGAATTAAATGTAATTGTATCAGTGTTTCCGATGTCATTGGTTGATGTATCTGTATACACTGTTGTTGTGCCGTTCCATACCGTCCAAAACTCTCCGGATCTTGCATTTGCGCCATTATGTAACGTATACTTACCAAATGCAGATGTATATGATCCTGTTGCCTGTGTAACAAGGTTATTTGACCCTACAATTGTAGATGTGACAGATGCATAATCCGTTAATGTAGCATCAATTAATAATTTACTACTAACCGTTAAAATACTGCTATATGATGCAGTTTGAGCTGTTATTGCAGTGTTAGTAGTTTGAGCAAATGATGAAGTTCCAGCAAATTGGCTAGTATTAGATCCAGTATATGCATTGAATGATGCAGTAGTTAACAATGAACCGGTATCTACATTACCACTGCCAAAATCAGCGGATGATGTAAAGTATAATTGTCCAGATGCAGTATCAATTAAAATAACATTTGGCTGAGATGTAGATGTTAAACCTTGTAAAAATACAGATCCTGAGGTTGTAAATGATCCGGAGATTATGGGTTGAAATATTCTCATTTTATGCTATCTGTGTTACTGTTAATATTATCGATGGCGATGCTGGAAATCCGTTTCCTGCAGCTGTGTATGGGAATGATGTGTTTGCTGTGCTTGATTGATACCACAATTCAACATATTCATTTGCATTAAAAGGAAATGCAAAATTATAGGTTAATGCTGTTTGACTATTGTTTTGTAATTGTACTATTGAAGTAGAATTATCTATATTTGATCCTGTTTTTCTAAACCATAGACGTAAAGTAGGCGATCCTACTCCTTGATTTGCTATCGCTGAATATTGTATGTTATATAAACCAGTATTTTCAAATGTGATTCTACTACCACTAGTTATGCGTACACCATCATTAAAATAGGTTAATGGTAAAACAAATGATGCTGATACATTTGCTGTTACTGGGATGGATGCTGTATGGGCGAATTGTCCATAATTGAATAATTTGTTACCCCATCTCGTAAAAGATGAACCACTTACTACGTTGATATTTCCCAATACATTTAACGAACCCGTAACTGTTGAATTACCTGTTAACGTTTGATTGCCGTTTATAAAAGATGATCCGGTGAAATACTGAGATCCAGTAACTGTAAATGTTGTATCTGAGAATACAGATGTACCTTTTACATTGAAATTACCTAAGATAGATGTAGAACCAGTTACTATGAATTCACTGTTATTAAAATTAGAAGATCCACTTACTTGTATGTTACCAAACATAAAAGTATTTCCTCTAATAGTATTACTTCCACTTAATAGATGATTACCATAGAAAGATGATGTACCATTAAAGGTTTGAGATCCGCTTACATCAATACTACCACTTAATGTTGTGTTACCAATTAACGTATTATTTCCTGTTTGTGTAGTAGAACCTGTTATATTAACACTACCCGTAAATACAGCAGGGCCTATATTGGTAAAAGTAGAAGAACCTGATATTGTTAGGGAGCCTGTTATTCCGTATGAGCCTGTTAGTTGTTTTGAGTTAGTCCAAACACTACCACTCTTAATTAATAAATCACCAAATGAACTAGTTGTAGTTGTATCTCTAACATCATGTAATTCACCTATTTCATAACCGTTATCTACACGAACATAAACTGAACCATTATTTGATTGTTCTCTTACTACTTGGCCTAAACGCACAGCATGTAGAGGTGCTACAGGAGCAGTTCCAATTATAGAACCAGTTGCACCTAAATATATTAATTGACCCGATTGGAAATTTGAAGTATCAATCCCTCTAAGCACACCTTCAGTCATTACATAACCTAAACCACCATTTGCAATTGCTTGATTTGTAACACCTAAAGTGTTAGCTGAATTTGAATCATTTTCATATGATGCTGTTATGATTCTAGGGATGTCACTTGAGTTTCCAGATGCAGTTATATGAACTACAACACCTTTTGCAATATTTTGACCGGATTGGTTTAAAACATATATCAAAATATCTTGTGCATTTAACGAAGATGAAGCAGTTTCAGCAAATGTAGCATATGAAGATGTTAAAGCATATGAAGCACTTAATACTTGTAAAGCATATGATGATGTCTGAGCGTATGATGCGCTTAGTACATTTAGGGCATATGATGCAGTTATTGCAAATGATGATGTTCCAAATAAAGAACCAGTAGCACCATTTACCAAAGTCACACTACCACTAAATATAGAAGGACCTATCTTTGTAAATGTGCTTGATCCAGATACAGTTAATGATCCAGTTATTGTTACTGAACCTGATATTGTTTGGTTACCTCTAAACGTGTTTGAACCCGTCGTTGCTAATGATGCACTTCGAGCTACAAATACTGGATCTGTTTCTGCAAAATATGATGCTGTGTCTGCATATGTTGAAAATGTAGAATATGAAGAAGATAGTGCAGTTCCGGTTGTTCCACCAGTTGACCCAATGGCAAATCCACTTTCTAGAGTTGGAAATGTTATTATGGCGCTAGCTGTGTCTACAAGTTGTATATTTTGTGGAATAATTTGATTGTAATTGGAATCAAATACTGTTATGATAGGTGTTCTAATGCCTAGGTTGTGATTGAATGTGTATGATGTTGTATTAGTGAATGATCCAGTTACAATCGATCCGGATATGATTGTTACACCACCTGTACCTGTGGCAATCACCGTTACATTGCCTAATCCGCTTGGGGGCAATAATGTAACACCAGATCCGGCTATTAGTTGGGTTACTCCACCATTCCCGGCGCTAGCTGCATAATTTGCTGCAAGGGCATTATCAGCCAATAACGCATGAGATGCGCTTATGGCATTCAATGAATTCATTGAATTTGTAGCATGAGATGCGCTTACTGCATTTTTAGCATTTTCTGCTAATATAGCATAAGATGCAGTTACTGTGGTTGATGCGCTTACAGCATTTCTAGCCCATGATGCAGTACCAAACAGCGATCCAGTTATTTCAGCTTGACCAGCAGCCGTAAGTTTTATGATTGCCTCTTGACTTGAACTATTAAAGAAGATTATATCATGGCCATCATTGATGTTTCCGAACCACATATTTTGACCATGGGAGTATAAATATGAGTCGTTTGGTCCTCCTAAAAATCCAGCATAATTCTGACTATTGATACCCATATCAATGTAGTTGTCCGTTTCGCTTCCGTTATTCGCTGTTGCTACGATATCTGATGATGCATCTGGGCCTTGATTGGTATTTTGGATATTCAATTGCAAGTAATTGTTTAAATTACCTTTTCCGGATATTACATTGATTGATGTGGTACTTGGTTGCCAAACATACAATGCTTCTGGATTGGCTGTTGTATTGTTATCTTGGTTGATTATAACACTAGTTGAACCTGATTGATATATTGAGCTAGTAGCTAGTGTTGTGTCTGTTATGAAGTATGGTACATGTGTTGCTTTGCCACCTAATATATTTGAGGCTGTTTGAGCATAAGATGAACTCAATACAGTCATTGAAGCAGTTTGGCTTGATTGAACATAGCTTGATGTTGCAGCAATCAGGGCATCAACTTGTGGTTGAATTGAACCTGTAAATGCTTCAAATGATGCTGTTGTCGTAAATGTCCCAGAAACTGCTGTAAAGATAGGATCTGTTTCTGCATAGTATGATGCTGTAATGGCGTCGCTAGAACTATATGCAAATGATGCAGTTCCGGCAAATTGGCTAGTATTAGATCCTGTATAAGCATTGAATGATGCGGTAGTTAACAATGAACCGGTTGGTAAGTTGTATAAACCAGCACCATCTCCAATGAAACTACCAGTAAATGCTGAAGCACTGACTGTGGTGATGTCTAAATTTCCCTGGATCTTTTCGGCATTAATGTTCTTGCTAGCAATTGGCATATCCGTTAACTTTTTTTATATATAAATATCCGTATTAAAATATCTTATCATATTTATTATAAACCGGCAATGAATGATAAAATACAGCATCTTGAGGTGAAGAAATTGTTGCAAGAATATAGTTTTTTATTGTTAGATGAAGAATACAAACAAGAAATCATTGCCGCTAACAAAACAGAATTTTTAAAACGTGTTAGAGAAGCAAACGGAGAACCAGAGCCTGAACCAGAATCAATGCCAGAACGTCCAGCAAAACGACGCATTGATCCTGACACAGTGGATGCTAGCACTCGAGACAAAGTAAAACGATTGTACCGAGAAATTGCAAAACACACTCATCCGGACCGATGTGCAGATACAAGTCTTCATGAATTATATGTAGAAGCTACAAATGCAGCTGAAGAATTTGATTTGTTTGCATTGTATGAAATATGCCATAGATTGAATATAACGCACTCCATAGATCCTGAGGATAAAGATATATTGAAACAACGGATAATGCATAAGCGTGAAGAATTAGCCGCCATAGAAGCATCATTTATCTGGTTATATGCTCACGCACCATCTGAAGAACGTAGAAATAAACTTGTAGAACAATTTGTAAATAAACACGGAAAACGACTATGAAAATAGGAATTACACTCGGCTTAAAAGACAACAAAGAATCCATTTGGACAAACGGTATCAAACAAAATGTTTTGATGCTTGTACACCTGTTGAAAAATTCAAAGAAAGGCTATGACGTCTGCATTTTAAACTCAATGAATGTAGATTTTACAGAACGTCCTTCATACCTTGATGGAATAGACATTCATTACTTTAACGATAAGTTCTTGGAAATGGACCTATTAATTGTGATGGGTGCTCAAATACACGACTATCAACTTGAAACATTTAAACGTTCTGGAGATAATAAAAAAGTCGTATCTTACAAATGTGGAAACAACTATGTGATCCATATGGAAAATATTTTGTTTCGTCCAAGTGAGGATAAGAAGTTTCAATATGAACGTCAATATGATGAAATATGGTATGTTCCACAACAAGATGAGGTAAATTCTGGATTATATAAGACATTGTATCGCACAAATGCTCTATCTGTTCCTTTTATATGGTCAGAAAAATTTCTGTTTGAGGCGGTTAGAGAAATACATAAAGGATTCAAGGCCGAAAAATATAAAAAAGATTGGCAATACGATAACACCAAAGAAAAGAAAATTTTAGGTATTATGGAGCCAAACCTAAACATTGTTAAGTTTTGTTTGATTCCAGCCATGATTGCTGAGGAATCGTATCGCACTATTACAGGCCGAAAACACATTGATAAACTTCGTATTACAAATGGAACGGTAGTTTCAAAACATCGAGAATTTATGTCCATAATTCAAACATTTGATTTGTTTAGAGAAGGTAAGATAAGTTCTGAGTCGCGTTATCAAACAGCTTATATGTTAACTCAACATTTGGATGTGTTGATTTGTCATCAACTATTAAATCCATTAAATTATCTGTATTTGGATGCTGCTTATTTAGGGTATCCAGTATTACATAATGCTCTAATGTGTAAAGATTTGGGATATTATTATGAGGGTTCAGATACGGTTGAGGCTTCTAAAACATTAAACTATATTTTAACAGAACACGATAAAAATATAGATGAATACAATGAGAGAAACGATAAAGTTTTACAACGTTACCATATTGATAATGAAGAAGTGGTTGAAACATATGACCGTTTAATTGAAGGTTTATTTAATGGTGGAAATAAAGGATTGGTATATGATCCAATGACGAACCTATATATGTAAATGTTACCTATAGGAATGTAAAAAAGGGACTCTTTTGAAGTCCCTTTCTTTGTGTTTGGTTAAATGTAAATGTTATGGATTAATCTGTCCAACACCTTTAACACGTAGTTTACCTGTTACAACGGGAACTAAATCAGCACCTCCAATTGACCAACCATTTGCGATCAAATAATCATAATCAGTTGTACCAGCAGATGTTCTTCCTCCTGTTGTGATGAATTCACCAGAATTCCAATCATTTACTAATTCATTTGCTGCAAGTTTTGCTAGAAGTGAATTGTTGATAACGGGTGTTAATGGATTATCATTAACGTATAGATATCGAAGAATATCACAACCAGCAATATTAATTGATGTTAATTGGTTGTTAGCTAAATACAATCCATTTAACGAAGATAAACCAGTTCCGTCAAATGAAGTTAATTGGTTGTTGTTTAATTCTAAATAAGTTAAACTTTCAGGAAAAATAAATCCATCTAATGAAGTTAATTGGTTACTGTTTAAAGATAACGAAGTTAATCCAGATAAACCAGTTCCGTCAAATGAAGTTAATTGGTTGTTGTTTAATTCTAAATAAGTTAAACTTTCAGGAAAAATAAATCCATCAAATGAAGTTAATTGGTTGTTATATAAAGATAACGAAGTTAATCCAGATAAACCAGTTCCATCAAATGAAGTTAATTGGTTGTTATATAAATATAACGAAGTTAACCCAGTCATATTACCACCATCAAATGATTGTAGCGTTGTAATATTCCAACTATCAGGAAAATTTAACTCGGTGATTTGACCCATGTCACCACCATTGAATGATGTGAGTGGGTTGCCATATAAAGCCAATGAAGTTAAACCAGATAAACCTGTTCCGTCAAATGAAGTTAATTGGTTGGTGTTTAAATCCAACTGAGTTAAAGAAGATAAACCAGTTCCATCAAATGAAGTTAATTGGTTATTGTGTAAATACAATTCAGTTAAACCAGTCATATTACCACCATCAAATGATTCTAGTGTTGAAATACCCAAGTTACCTTGAAAATTTAAACTTGTGATTTGACCCATATCTCCACCATTGAATGATGTGAGTGGGTTATTACCTAAATACAACTCAGTTAAAGAAGATAAACCAGTTCCTGTAAATCCAGTTAATTGGTTATTTTCTATATTTAAATTAATTAATCCAGATAAACCCGTTCCGTCAAATGAAGTTAATTGGTTATTATATAAACCCAATGTAGTTAAAGAAGATAAACCCGTTCCGTCAAATGAAGTTAATTGGTTATTATATAAACCCAATGTAGTTAAAGAAGATAAACCTGTTCCATCAAATGATGTTAATTGGTTATTTTCTAAATACAACTCAGTTAATGATGTTAAACCTGTTCCCGTAAATCCGGTTAATTGGTTATTGTATAAATACAACTGAGTTAAAGAAGATAAACCTGTTCCCGTAAATCCAGTTAATTGGTTATTGGTTAAATACAAAACGTTTAAATCTGATAAACCAGTACCATCAAATGATGTTAATTGGTTACCACCTAAATACAACTCAGTTAATGATGTTAAACCTGTTCCATTAAATGAAGTTATTTGGTTATTTTGTGATTCCAAATAAATAATATCCCCACTTACATTACCTTCACTATCACATGAAATAAGTGTAAATTCACCATTTGCGTTTGATATAGTTATCACTCCGTCTTCACCATTTACGAAAGCACTTGAATCTGTCCCGTTATGGTTATATTTCCAATATCCGGTAGAGGTTACAACAGTGATTGATATTGTTTCCCCAACCCCTTTGGATGTTATAAAAGTTGCCATAGTTTTTTTTTATTTTTTTTTAGTTTATTTATTTTGTTTTGTATAAATATAGGGAGGAGTATTTCATCCTCCCCATAAATTTAAACTATTAATACATACCGTAAACAACAACTTTATCACCAGCTTCAGGAGCGGCAACAAATGTTAACGATGTACCAGAAACTGCATAGTCATCAGATGCACTCAACAATAGACCGTTCAAGTAAATAGCTTCTGAGCCATTTCTTACAGCACTTGCTAGAGTAAATACATCGTTTGAACCATTAATTGTTCCAGATACAGCAACTTTCTTGAAGTAGATGTTTGCAAAGTCATCAGCCAAGCTCAATTCAGCAGATTCTGCACGAGAAACTTCTGAGCTAATTTCAGCAATTACGTTAACACCACCAACTGTCAAGTCACCAGATACTTCAACATCACCTTCGAATGTTCTTAAACCACTTGCAGGTGCTGCAATTGTTTCTTTCAAACGAATTACGTTTCCAACAGTATCAAGTTCAATAGTTGCTTCATCAGCTGCAGCCAAACCATCGATTTCAGTTGAAACATAAGCTTCAAGTGAGTTGTCAGCAGATTCTCTTGTAGAGATTTCATTTGACAATTCAGTTGATACTTCAGCAAATGAGTCAATTGAAGTTAAGTCTGTGTTTGCAATTAAGTAAGATACTTCGTAAGATAATTCAGTAGCTAAAGACGCTTCAGCAGATTCAGCTCTTGAAATTTCAGAAGATAAAGCAACGTTTAAAGACGCTTCAGCAGATACCGCACGAGATTCTTCAGCGTCAACATCAGCAATACGAGCTGAAACTTCAGAAGATAAATCACCACTTAATACAGCTTCAACACTCATTGCACGAGATTCTTCAGCGTCAACGTCAGAGATACGAGCTGAGATTTCAACAGAAAGACCAGAAGCCAAAGATGCTTCAGCTGATTCTGCACGTGATTGTTCAGCATCTACATCAGAGATACGAGCTGAGATTTCAACAGATAATGCAGAGTTCAAAGAAGCTTCAGCAGATACCGCGCGAGATTCTTCAGCATCGATATCTAAACCAATTGAAGTTACAGCACTTAACAATGCGTTATCGTTTTCAAGGTCAATTCCGTTAACGAACTCAACGATTTCAGCAAATTGATCAAGATCAACATCTGAACCATCAAGGATAACATCGATACGTGATGCTTCAGCAGATACAGCCGTTGCCAATGATTGGTCAGCAGCCAAACGGATAGAAGCTTCGTTGTCAATTGCAGATATTCTTGCAGACTCTTCAGCGTCAACGTCAGCGATTCTTGCAGAAACTTCAGAAGACAAAGCAACGTTTAAAGAAGCTTCAGCAGATTCAGCTCTTGATTGTTCAGCATCAACATCAGCAATTCTTGCAGATACTTCAACAGAAAGTCCAGAAGCCAATGATGCTTCAGCAGATTCAGCTCTTGATTGTTCAGCGTCAACATCAGCAATTCTTGCAGATACTTCAGATGATAAATCAGCGCTCAATACGCCTTCAACACTCATTGCTCTTGATTCTTCAGCGTCTACATCTGCGATTCTTGCAGATACTTCAGAAGACAAACCAGCAGCCAAAGAAGCATCACCAGATACTCTAGCAGATTCTTCAACACTTACAGCAGCGATACGAGCAGACTCTTCAGCATCAACGTCAGCGATTCTTGCCGATACTTCAACAGAAAGTGCAGCACTTAAAGAAGCATCACCAGAAATACGAGCAGATTCTTCAGCATCTACATCAGAGATACGAGCTGAAATTTCAGTACTCAATGCACCTTCGATAGAAGCATTTGCAGTAGATAAATCAGCAGTAATTTTAGACTCTAAACTTGCATCACCAGATACTCGTGCAGAAGCCTCAGCCGATACAGCAGCCTCACGGTTTGCAGTTTCAACAGACAAGTCAGCAACAACAGAAGCATCGCCTGAGATACGAGCAGCTTCTTCTAATGAGATAGCAGCTTCTCTATCAGCGATTTCAACAGATAGATCAGAAGCCAAAGAAGCTTCAGCTGATGTAGCACGAGATACTTCAGAGCTTAAAGAAGCACCAGCAGCAGTAGCCAATGAAGTGATAGCACCGTTAAGGTCACCATCTGCACTTTGGAAAGCACCAACGATTTCAGTTAATGAATCTAAAGCAGCAGGATCAACGTTTGATACGATGTAATCAATTCTACCTTCTAATGAAGATTCAGCTGATTCTGCACGAGCAGTTTCAGAAGATACTTTAGCATCCAATGAAGCATCAGCAGTTGACATTGCAGCTTCTAAACTTTCATCACCAACAATACGTACAGATGCTTCAGCATCGATATTGTTTTGTAATGATTGCTCAGCTACCATTGCACGAGATTCTTCAGCAGATACTGCAGCTTCACGGTTTTCAACTTCTGTAGATAAATTTGCAGCAACAGATGCATCACCAGATACTCTAGAAGAGATCTCGCGAGAAACTTCAGTTGACACGTTAGAATCGATAGAAGCAATTGCTGATTCTAAACCATCGATATCCGCAACAACGATACCAACCGGAGCAGTGATTTGCGCGTTATCTAAAATTAAATCAGATTGTCTATTTAAGACGATTTTAGTTGTAGACATTTTGTTTTGTTCCTTTTTTTTAAAAATTAATTAAGTTCAATGAACCAGTATGATCCCATTCAAAATGTAGCAATCCAACCGGATTACTTGTTGAATAAAAGATTTTTAAGGTTCTTTATGGCATTTGTGAAAGCCAAAGGTTCGCACGAACCCGTTTCCGTTAAATATTCATCTACATGGGATAATAGTTCGGGACTAGATTGGAAAACAAATGTAGATTTCTTTGCAGATTTTTCTACAATGAATTTATGTCCCTTGATCTTAAGGTAGGCCGTTAAATATAAATCTGAAGTTAAATAGTTCATATAAATAAGAATTCTATTTTTTTTGAATTCAAATATAAATATATGCATGTTTTATAAAACTACAAAAAACTATACAATATTGGCGAAAAATTTTTAAACATTTACATATCGGTATGTACACCGTATATTAGCACCAGGAAATGGTGGTTCAGCAAATATGATTTGATTGGTTGCGATAACATAATCTGCAGTATCTCCTGGCGTTTGAAGTATACCATTAATATAAACATGTTCTGAATCTGCAACTGGTTGATGTTGTAATTCAAATATCATGTTCATATCATCTACCGTGCCGGTTGGTGTTTCTTTATCAACAAAATATATTTCTTGTGATTTTCGAACAACAACAATTTCTTCCCAATCCGAATCTGTGTATGACCATGGACCCTGATTCAATATGTAGTAAGACTGGCCATTCAATATACCACAAATCATACCTGGTTTTCGCCGGTCTTGCGGTAAATTGTTTAACTCAGAAATATCGCCTTCAAATACACGGAACGCACCACCTTCTAATAACACATCGACTGGCGTGCTATTAGATATGAAACGATCTTTGTATAAAATAATGCTCATTCTGTGTTATCCTCTAATTAATCTTATCCACGTATTGTCATTGACTGCTGTAAACCAATAGTTTGCATTGTAATGTGATTGTCCTTGATATGTGCCCGATATTGCAGTTCCTATGTAGTTTCCATTAATATCCCAATTGTTTGTGTCATTGAGCAATGAAGCCGGAATGCTAGAGGTTAAGTATGCATCAATAATTGGAATTTCAGATACTGGCGATCCAGATCCACTTAACGAACCTAATATAGCAGATTGAGAAACATATTGAATCTTATCATAAGAAACTACATGCGGTTGAATTGTAGTAACACCATTCTGATCAATTGCAACATCTCCAGACATTGAAACGCCGGTTGCAACATTAGATGCGTTACCAACAAATATATAACTAGAACTTAAAGGAGGTATAACGCCGGTTAAACCACTTCCATCTCCGATGAATGATCCTGTAAATGATCCGGTTGTATATGATGCAGTAAATGAATTAAATGATGCTGTAGAAACAAGTGATCCGGTGTCAATGCCAGCATTTGTAGCATATGAAGCAGTTAATGCAAAACTGGCTGAAATTGGATATAAAGATCCTGATTGTAACTGACCCGGTTTGAATTGCCTCATTATGCCCATCTCCCTTTAACAATTATCACATCAGATGGATCTATACTATAATTCAATATAGCAGTATCAAACACAATCGTTTGCGATAAAATATCACTAGGTGTCCATGTATATGCCGCTTTATCAATGTATTGACCATTAATATATAAATCAAATTCATCTTTAGTTGCGGTTGTATATAATACAGGATTCACGGCAGCAAGTGCAGCAATTGTTATGGTAGTTGAATTTACATATGCAGATTGTCGTTCCGTTACATTGGTCAAATATGTCATTGCAGTAGCATTAATTGTTTGTGCTCCGCCGCCTCCGCTAACAACAATATTAGCACCAGATAATACATTGGTCTGGTATTGCAAAATGTTTTGTGGCACTGTAGTTGTCGAAAATATATTTAAGTCGCCAACATCTACTATAACATCAAATGAAACTTTTTTAATTGAATACATCTTTCTCAATGTTTCCACTCGAGTTTCTTGAGCTGATAACAATGTGCCTAACACAGTCATCGGCAAAGTAGCACGAACTAAGCGATCTTCCCCAACCGTATTAACTGTTTCAAAACTAGTAGCACCATATGACACATGAAACTTGTTTGACTCATTGCCCCATCCATAACGATTATATGGAAGTAGTTGATCAATTAAATCATTTAGTTGTGTGGTAAAATCACACCACATCAACATTTCATATTCAACAGTTACATATTTTGGAATATCAATTACATAGATTTCTTTTGATTCAGCGCGTTGTGGATTTGGTATTGGAAAAAGTTGATCTTCGTATCGGTTTCGTTTATTATATGATTGTTTGTGAACAAATTGGTTTCCTGGAAACTGTCGGTTAACATCCAGATGTTTGTTGTTATCTCGTTCTTGCACTGAATTTCGTTTCAGCATGATGAGTGGAGATTGAAGCTTACCCTTTTCATCACGAAGATAACCTAATCTGCGGACATTGTCCCATTTTTCTCCGTTGGCAAATATTACTGGTACTGGAATTAGGGTTTGATCTGCCATAATTTGTGGCTGAATTTCATTGTCAATGTACCATTTGATAGCAAAGTCAATATCATAAACCGTACGCTTTTCAGTGCGAATAACATCATCATCTCTGCGTATCTGCTCAGCACGATTTAAAATTGGATCTGGTGTAAGACCTTCTGTGCGACGCGGATTAGGTTTGTTAGTTTTACGATCTATGTTTTGTCTATTCTTGGCCATTAAAATCCTTTATATCCAAAATCATTGTTACCACCTCGCCGAATATCTCGTATACCTAATGGTGTTTGACGAGTTGCATGGGCATCACATACCACCGAAACACTGTATCCATGATCGTCTCCGTTTGGCCATGTTTCTGGATTCTTACCTACAAAATATTGATTTGCATCAACATTATCGATTTCAAAATATTCATTATCCCATAACACAATATCACCAACTTCCGGATATAAACCAGCTCGTTCTAATAAATCTCGAGACAATGCAAACTTGGCAGTACGTGTATATGTATGACCATAATCATCCATTGCAGAAGCTTTTTCATCTTTTGTAATCAAACATGGAATCAATATTGAATCAAAATATGCTTTTCGTTCAGATTCTCCATATAGATTAGAATTGCTTTGTTCTACTTGCAGTTTGAAGTATTCAATTTCTGTATCTACGATAGCATTGATCAACTCCGCATTGATAGAAGCCAAGAAACGTGCATCCCGTTTTCCTCCAAAAAGTGCCATCGTCTAACTCCTTATCCAACATATATGCGCAACGGCGCTTTTGCTAGCAACTCATTCATTTGATTTGCTTCAGCCGTTTGACGCGTCAACATTTGTTCTTTTGTCAATTTTTCTAAAAATTCTCTCAGTTGAGAAATTAATTCTGTTTTTTCACTCTGTGCTTGTGATACTAATTCTGCACCATTAAGCGTTACTTCGCCATTCGGTATTGGCACAGAAGAATACTTATTGCGGACGAAACCTAACATTTCTTTGGCAAGTGCCGAACCATATCTCAGTATCCACGCACGCCCCATATCATTAATGTTCCCGTATGTTTGGAACGTATATGGTATATTAGATGCGTCACTGACAACACCGTTTACAAGTGCTGTATTGCCAAATAAGAGTGCATCCTTATTTTTTTGTTCTTCAAACAAGAATTCAAACCAAACCTTCCCAAAATATGGCGTAGATGCAGTTCCTTGTGTTCCTGGTACCGGATAAATCCGTATATCATCTCCATGAATATCAAAAGAAAAATGTGATTTACGTATCTGATCATTGAACTCAATGGCTTGCAAACGAAGTAAATCTGCATGTATTGGCATCATCATGAAGTTTACAGAAGGAGAAAATCCTCCGAAATCAAATGCATCTAATAATGCTTGAGAACCTAATCCCGTTCCAACAAATGGATCAAAATATCTAACAATGGCAGGCGGCATATAGTGCAACACTCTGCGTATTTCAATTGAACTAGTATCACTTAAAGTGATGCCTAATGATGCTGAAACTGCTTCGCGGATACTATATGTTTGTTTCATATTCACCACATCAAATGATGCAGAATACCATTTAATGGTACCACCCGATTCAGCTTCAGTTCCGTATGCTTTACTCAGTTTAACAATGTATGAAAGTGAATTACCTACTGGTTTTCCAGTTAAACCTTCACTTCCTATTAGATTAGATTGAGTTTGCAATCCTATTGTATTGAGCAAATTGTTAACTATATTAACTTGATTTACTTGATTTGAATATTCTATTACAGCAGCTTCAAATGCCGTATAAAAGTTAACATCTTGAAGTTCAACATCCATTACTGGATAACCAACTGAATTAGCAGCAAACTCAGCAAACTTATCAGCATGCGAAGCAAATACCGGATCAGAATCAAAATATCCAAACGGTGTTTTACCAGGGGAAAATGAAGATGATCCAGGCCATATTGGCTTATTTTCGCTGTAATCCATGATATCCTTTTTTTTTATATAAATATATTTATTGATAATACTGTGATGTATTTTATATCAACAGACATATCATTAAAATAGTTTCGTAAGAGTTGATTCCTGTAGAGACATTTCATGTAATTCTTCAATCTTTCCTAGAGCTAATTTACGAATTGCATGAAAAGTTTCACGAGGTGGATATGGAGTCATGATTTTAATGTTAATGCGTTCTTTATCAGGACCTAAATCTTGTTCAATATGAACCATCAACACCATTCGAATTGCTCGCAAACGATCTAATACATCAATCAAACGACCAGCATATCGTATGATCACATCCATTGAATATTTGTGTCTATCTACTGCCATAATCTTTTTTTAATATAAATATACAAACAGTAAGAAAGGGGTGACCGAAGCCACCCCCTTTCTAATTAGTAAATAGTTAACTATTAAAGAGTTTCTAAACCATGTACATATACTTTACCGTAGAACTCTGGACGAACCACTTTCTTCGCGTAACGTGTCATAACACCTTTACGTGGAGTGAAGTTGATTGGATCATAAATCAATGGAGTCATGATAAGTGGAATGTATGGAGAATAAACAGCACCTGTTTCAAGGAATTGTGCTCCTCTGAATCCCATAAGGATTACGTTCTCTTTCATGTATGGGTTTTTGTAAACTGTGTATCTGTTATTGATAGCACCAATTTTTTGAACACCAGCAGCAAATTCTAATTTAGTACCATCAGTGTCAGCAGCAAATCCTGGGATAGACTCAAGAATAGTTGCAACTGCAGGAGAAGTTACTAAGAAGTTAGCACCACCACGCAATGTTTTTTGGTGAATTTTGTTAGACACTTTTTGAAGTTTAGTACCCAATGTTTGGAACCATCCACCTTGAGTGTTATAGAAACCATCACCAGCTACTGCAGATGATTGTGTGAATCCAGAACCATTCCAGATGTTATTGTTTTTAGCTGACCAATACTCAGTTGTTGGAGCTGCAGAAATCAACATATCAAGAATCTCTAAATCGATTTCCATAGATACATACTCAGAAAGCATTGAAGTCAATTCAGCTTCAGCATCAATTGAATGGTAAGCGTTAAGGTCTTGAGCAAATTCAGGAGTCCAAACTGCTTTCAACTTACGTGTTTTAGCAACGATTGGCTCTGATTGAAGCTCCAAGTTCAATTCTGGAATTGCGATATCTGTACCGTTGTTGATACCTTGATTAGCGCCAGAACCTTTGAATGGATTTGCATCTTCAAAATCACCTCTGTTGTAAGAGATAGGTTGTTTGCTATATGCTACTGTATATCCAGATACACCATTCATACCAGCTGATTTAGACACGATAAATTCAACATTTCCTGATGATAAATTAAGTTTTGTAAATGCAGGAATGTTCATTGCTGTAGTTACAATTGTACCAGCCGAACCTGAAGTTAATACAAATGATCTAACTGCAGTTAAATCTGCTGAAGGTAACGAACCAGTTGAAACTAAAACTTTTGTATATCCAGACAATGCTGTATTTGTATATGCTGAATCAAAATTCACTGAACCAGAATCAACTGATGCAGTTGTTGCTGCTACTGATGCAGTAACTTCGTTGATTGAATAACCAAAACGACCAGCACCATAAAGACCACCAGTTGGGTCAACAGATGTATTAGTTACACCAAACAATGAATCATCAGACTCAGGAGATGCAAATGGATGACCAGCTGCTGAAACTGGATCTGCTTGATCTGCAGTGAATCCTGGTACACCTGTACCATATTTAAAATCTAGGTAAAATACTAGACCTGAAGGCAAGTTCATTGGTTGAACTGATACGAATTCTTTAGCAGCAAATTCAGCAAAGATACGACGTACCAATGGAAGTGCTACACCAGCCCACTCTTCAGATCCTTCTGCGGTACCTGTTTGTGAAGCTTCTTTTACTAATTGACGTGCTTGGTTTTCAAGCAATTGAGCCATACCTGCTTTTTCAGTCTCGTTACGAAGACCTTCTAATAAACCGGTTTTTTCCCATTTCTTAATAGTAGCTACTGCTGCAGCTCTTTGAGAATTATCCGGGCTTTGTAATAATGAATTTAAACTCATCTTTATCCTTTTTTTTGTTTTTGTTAAAAATTAAATTAATCCTGCCAATTTCTTCCAACGGTTTGCCATTTCAAAACCTTCTGAAAGAATTTGTGTTGTTTCTTTTGATGGTGCTGTAGTAGCAACAGGTTTAGATGCAATTGATTCTTTAACCATTTTACGCTTTGGAGTCAATTTAGGTTTATTGAAACTTTCAGCCAATGTTGCGAATACTAATTTTGCTTCTCTTGTATTTGCTGCTCTATCAAAGTTCTCGATAACTTTCATTTTTTGTGATTCATTCAATTCAAAGTTACGGAACAATTTGTTTGTGTAAAGAAGTTTTGCATTAAGAAGGTTTACTTCGTTGATAACTGATTTAAGTTGTTTAACTGTGCTATAAGCTTCTTCTAGTTCTTCTTTCAATTCTGCATTTTCTTCTTCTAATTTTGAAGCATCTGACGAATCTTCTACTTCTTCAGTTTCGCGTAGAATAGCTTCAATGATCTCGTCGATGTTTTCTTCTACTACATCTTCTTCATCATGACCATATCCTTCGGCAACTGGCTCTTCAGCTTCCATTCCAGCTTCAGCATCCATGTCATCCATAGGCATTTCCAATTCACGTAGAATTTCTTCTAGATTAAGATCTTCTTCCATACTGTCTTCGTACTCTGCGTCTGGTGCAGCTTCTTCGCCTTCCATACCAGCTTCTGCGCCCATTTCTTCTTCACCAGCGATTGGCTCTTGAGACATAATGTCAAATTCATCAAATTCTCCGTCACCATCAGCGTCGATTGATAAATCACCTACATCTTGTCCAGCGTCTGCGCCAGCTTCTAATTCTTCTGCACCTGCTTCGATATCTTCTGCTCCTGCTTCCAAATCTGCTGCTACTTCTTCATCTTCTAATTCTTCAGCTAATTTAGCAGATAGCATTGATTGGATTCTAGGGGCAAACTGTTCTTGAAGTGCAATTTTTGCGTTTGCTAATGCAGTTTCTCTAACAGCTTTAGCATCAGCGATTGCTTCTTTTAGCAAATCTGATTTTGCCATGTTTGTTCTCCTTAAATTTGTTTTTTGGAAATAAGATTATTTGGAATCTTAATAAGAATAAATATTTTATAAACACTATATAGAAAATAGCGTATTCTCAAATAAATACCGCACCGTTTGAAAAAACAGTAAAAAAGCCCTAACTTTTTCAAGCTAGGGCCGTTAATGCAATGTAATGTTGTTTAAATTTTAATCTCTATGCAAATCTTTTACATATTGTAAATAACGAGCTGATATCATTTGTGCACGTCGAGTAACGCTAGGTTTTTCATAAGTTTTATTGTCTTTAACTTTTTCTAAAACTTCTGATGATTTAATTTTGCGTTTCCATGTTTTAAGAGCATATGCTAAATCTTCTTTAGATGATCCTAAAACTTTTACTGCCATTGAATTACCTGGCACGATTGTTTTGTGTTGTTTCTGTTTTTTACTCATATATTTGTGTTTAAATTTTCTTAACTATTTTTGCTGGTAAATTTGCTTTTGGCTTAGCAGATCTAACATTGAATCGGAAATGTTTTAATTCTGGACGTTGTGCAAAATATCCTTGAATTTTTTGTGATTCGCGAGCAGGATCTTGACCCAATCTAAAATAAAAATATCCAACACGACCTGATTTAGATACTTGTTGTTTAACAACAGTAAACCCTTTTTTCTCAGCCCATTGACGAATTGAATCGGACGTTGCTTGTGCGACAGCTGGATCATGTAATACATATTCAACGCCGCCTTGATAATCTGTTATGCTGTTATCTAGTTTAGCTTCTTCAATTTCTCCTTCTGATGTCATGCCTTTCATTAAAGCCTGCGTTTTTTGTAGTTCTTTGTTGTAGTTTGCTAGATTAGCGGTATCTTTAGGATCTAGTCCAGGAACTACCGGATGTTTTTTATTAACAATTGTTTGTTCCGTTAAACCGAAAAAGTCTCTATATAATTTTTTAAGCGTATTCATCATACTTACCTTTATAATATATTGAATTTGTTTTACGAATCCAAATTATCCAACATCATAATATTTTTTAAGGCCTTCTGCAATGTCTTCATATGCCTGTGAACAACGACGTTCATGAATCAAAATTTCATTGGCTGATTTTTTGAATTCTTTCAAAGCATTATCCATATAATTGAAATGACGACCAGCCGCAGTTGATTCTACAACATCGTCAGATGCTTCATTAACCAATCTACGTGCAGTTTCAACCATTCGTTCAATGGTAGTTACAGCTTCTTCTAATTTTCTTTTGCTATACACAGATTCGCCTAACTGCGAAAATGTTTTTAATGATTCTGAAAAAGCTCGTTTTTCTTCTAATGTTAACGGAGCTGGACCTTCTTGAAACACATTCTTTTTAGAATCCATTTCATATAATAAATTTTTTAAAGTTTCTAGTTTCTTTCCCATTTTTATATCCTACATTTACCATCTTCACACAAAATCGACGTAATGATTTGATTTACACGTGCGTATTTATTTTGTTCTATATTATTATCAGTTGATTCATTCATCCTTGTAGGCCGCATAAAAGCACCATGAGTCGAAGGATTAGACACGAAGTCCCAACATATTAATTCAAAATCTTCTTGAACTTCAACTACTCCCTCATTTCGCAATTCTTTAACAGAGCCTAAACCGCGACTAGAAATACCTAATGTGATGCCAGCCTTAAACAATGATTTCAAAATATTTCCAGATGGAGTATCTAGAATTTGAACTGCACCTTTTAAATCATCACCATCCCACCATATTTTCAAAACATTGTGTGACACATTGTTTAAGTTGACTACTGATGATTCTGGGTGATCTAATTCTCCTAATGCTCGGTGCTGATCGATATATTCTTTTTGATATCGAACACATTCTCTATGTAATATTGGTTTAGGATATACACGACCGTTTTGATTTTTAGCACCTGCTCTTTGTAAAACTCCTTGTACGACAAAACCTCCTGGAATGCCAAATGCAGCACCGCTAGTTTCATTTAATGAACTAATCGGATGAAATGGCATGAATTCTACTAATAGTTGTTTTGACATTTTACTCCCCTAACGTTCTTACTCGTTCTGATATTTTAATTAATCTTTCTGATATTTTGGTTAATGCGCGTGTTGTGCTAGGACCATATGCAGATGATGTAACGCCTGATTCATTTTTAAATCGAGATGCATGGTTTACTGAATCTTCAATTTCTTTGAGTTGACGTGCAATGTTTGTAATGGTTTCTTTTATAGTTTTAGACGGCTTTTTATCACCAGATGCAGTTTTATATGAACGATATGATTCAACTAGTTGTTCATATTTTATATCCAACGCTTCATTTACTATATCTGCTAAAACACGCTGTGAAGATATTTTAGGAACATCTTCTTTACGTGTTCTACTAGGCGTTTCTGTCATATCAACTGATGGATATTTCATATCCGAATTATACCATTTTTTAGTAGAAAAAGGAAATTTATCATTCCATTCTTCTTCTGCAGATTCTGGACTTTGATATTGTCCTAATTTATATGATGGTGGCGTGTTAACGGATTCTCGTACTCGTTTATATCCTAATACTTCAACAGTATCATCATCAGCTGGAGAGAATGCATTTGGTGTCATATATGCACCAGCACCACCAGATGTAGATACTTCTTCTAATTCATCTTCGATATTATCATGGCGATTTGCAATATCATCAATGATATCATCAGTTTTATCAACTGCTTCAAATGCTTCTTCTATTTGTTGTAAGAATGATTTCATGCACTTACTTCATTTAATTCATCAACTAAATCCATATATCTCATTAAGTTTAATATATGTGATTCTTTAAGTTTTTTGATTGATTCAACATTGCAAAGCATTTCTGAAAGTTTTTCAACTTTAATTTTAGTTACCACATCCTCAATTCGTTTAGAACTTGCAGCAAGTTGTTTTTTGATAGTTGGAATGATCTTTTGAACGTATTCTCGAAGTGCTTCAGTATCATTAACATTGGTGATGTATTTATTCAACAATTGTTTCTGTGATTCTGATAGCGTTGATGAATATTTTGTGTTGAATTTATCAATAAGAAATTTATATGTTAATAAACGAACATCTTTATCTTGTTGTTCAAATGCTTCTAATATCGGATCTTTTGTTGATTTGTTGCGGTCATGCAAAAGAACATTTTCTAAAATTACATTCTTACATTCCATAATTTGTTTTGGATTATCCGTTTCATCATATTCAAACAACATGTAAATTGATGCAAGAGCTTTGTAGTTTCCAATGTGAATTTTTGACATATTTTCAAAAACAAAATTCTCAGAAATTTCCTTAACTAAATTATATTTTTGACGGGTTAATACGGTTTGATTTAATTTTTTATGGGTATCTTTAACTGTGCGAATAAAATCTAAGGCACGAGCTTCAGTTTTGTGTTGTTCTTTAATCAATGCATTGTATAATTGTAATTCCTTTGAAAGTTCTGTGTTTTTTCCAAAATATTTTTTAATGATATCAATGGTTATTGATTTGTTTGAAGATAACGTTTCCGATGTTAATTTCTGTACAAGCATTTCAAAAAGAATGCCAGTATTTTTATACTTCGAATGTTTAAGTTTTTTCATATTAATTTTCAACACTTTTAAATAAATATGTTATAGTATATTATTCTCATCTAATAATGTTCCAGCATCAGAAATATCAGTGTTATTAGTAGTGTTCAATGTTTCTAATATCACATTACGTCGTTTAGGTTTCTTTATTTTCAATGCCTTGATAACATTCTCTGATGCTAAATCCAATTTTCTTTCTCTGCGCGGATCAGATAAAAATGTGGTTTTTTGATTTTCCGGATTAAATGCTTGGTCAATTTCTTTTTTGCCGGTTGGATCCCATCCAAATGCGTTTTTATGTTGACCAAATTTAATTCCTTCTTTTGGACGACCTCCTTTATCTTTTTCTTCTACTTCATCGGAGCTCATGTGCATTGAAGCTAAATCATGTGGCGTTCCATATGACACGCCAGTTACAGATGGATCATTTCCTTCCTGTTCAATTTGATTTTGACGGAATCTAAGTTTCAAATCTTCAATAACATTGGTTCTTTCTTCTAACCATTGTTCTTCAGACATATTAAAGATATATTCATATATGTACTTGTCTGATACTAATTTGCTATCTTTCATGCTAGTTGCTAATGTCATCTTTTCAGTCATTAATGCAACTTTTTGCTGATCATATATAATTGATGGTGCTGTTAGTTCTAATTCAAATCCAACTAGATCTTCATTTTCATAACCTTGTGTAGCTAAATGCACGATTGCTATTTTATATAATTCTGAGCAAACTATTTTTTGAATTCGTTCAATTGTTCTTGCGAATCGAATATCTAATGATGCTAATGTAGTTTTACCTTCAACTGCTTCGCCATATCCTAAGAATGATTTAGGTATCTTCAATCCAGCCATCATTTTGTTTTTCACATATTCAATATCATCGATACCGGTAAATTGCATTCCAGGTAATGTGTCAATTGCTGTAGATGATTGACCACCGCGAACTGGTAAATAGTAATCTTCTAACATGTTGTTCAAATTAAATTTAAGATTATAGTTACCTGTATTTTGATCAACGTGCGGAATTTTTTTCATTTTATTGATGATCTGTTCCATGAAAGAATCAACTTCATTTGGTGGAATATTACCGATATCAATTTTGAAAATACGTTTTTCTGGAGCTCTCATGATGCGGTGAATAAGCATTGCATCTTCAAGCATTGTTAGTTTTTGAAATTCTTTACGAGCTCCTTCTAACATGCTCCTACCATATGGTAAAAAATTTGAATCGGATAGCATTCTGAAATGTGCTACCTCAAATACATCATACATTAAGTTAGGACTAGAAGCATGGCGAAACTTAATTTTATAGTCACCTGATTCTTCATCAAATTCTTCCCAACGTTCTACTTCATAGCTTGAAAATGGACGAGCATTAATGACACCTAATTCATCTGCAATATCCAATTTCAAAAAGAAATCTCCATATTTTACCATGTTACGAATCCATGGCCACATATTGAATTCAATGTTTAATACATCATAAAATAAATTGTAAAGTATCTTTTGAATGTTTGTTTTGTTGGTTTTGATTGTTAAAATATCACCAAACTGATCCGCTAATGTTGATTCATCTGCGTAAATATCTAATGCAGCACTAATAATGGGATCTTTATCCATCATTTCATAATCCGTATATAACTGCATACGGTTTTGATGCATATAGTAATTAGAATCATAGCCACCCATTCCTCCAACACGATGACGATTTGCACCATGCAGTCTAGTATAACGGTCGGCTATTTTAGTTTGATTTAAGTTACCAGCTGATTGAAGATGATTTGTATCTACAACACGTAAACGATCTTTACCATATGCACGTACAATTACATTGGTATTGAATAGGTTATTTAAACGTTTTCTAAGTGACGCCATATTATTTTTTTAATATAAATATAACTAATTAAAGAAGCCAGGTTAAATTCTCGTCGTTGAACCCATTGTTCCATGACCACCCAGAATCTGGTCTTTGATTTTTATTGGTAAAGATGCTAGTATCTGTTCGTCGAAAATTAGAAATAGCTCGTTTGTTTAAGTCAATTCCTTGCTGACGAAGTCGTAATGCTGTGTCTCGTAACCATAATCCAATACAAAACGACATCACCAAATCATCATTGTAACCGTTTTGTGATTGAGCTTTACCATTTAACCACACAAACACAAACAATTCTTGAATAAGTCGTTTGCTACGGATAACTGGTGTTCGTTCACGCATATACATTTCTAAAGATGATATCATTAATGGACGAGTTCTACTTGTGGTTGATACACCCGGTACCATCTTTGTTTTATCCTGCATATCATAGTTCTTCTTGAGTTGAACTTCTGCATCTGTATAACCATCTTCGCGATATGTATAATGTAGATTTGGATAGTTTCGATCAATAGCCGGCTGAATTGCAGCCCAACCTATGTTTGCATTTTCAATAGCTAATAGTGCCGTATTCCATTCTGTGGCAACACTTACAAGCATATTTCCAAACTCATTAGGTGGAATTTTACCTTTGAATTCAGCAACCTGTGTTACAGATTGAATGTCAATTACATGAAATGCAGACCAGTCACTACTATCACCCCGAGCAACGTCTGCTACTACTATGTAATCTTTTGAATAATCCGGATACTCCCAAATCCAATAAGCACCATCAACTCCTCGTCGTTCTATTGGTTCGGTGCATTGAGCTTCATATTCCATTAGTATGGCACCTTCAACAACAGTGTGACCAGACGAAATGAAATCGCAATCACACTCCTGAGCAGCACCACGTTCTCCTAATAACTGTGTTTGTTGATCGCGCCATGCTTGATCTCGTTCTGGATGCACTGTCCAATGCAGTTTGATTGTGTGAAATCCATTAATATCAGCTTCTGCATCAGCCCATGTTTGATGAAACCAGTTACCTACACCATTAGGAGTAGAAAGCACAATTGCACCACCACCTGTTGATAGGGTTGCTTGTGATGCTATCCATATTTCTTCTATGTTACGTATAAAAGCAGCTTCATCAATGATTAAAAGGGATAATGCTTCTGAACGCGCACCGGTAGTGGCTGATGATACAGCTTTAATTTGTGAACCATTCTTAAATTTAAGGGATAGTTTATTGTCTGCTTCAACATTTCCTTTCAGCCAACTCGGTAAATTTTCATGCATCACTCGCACTTTGGTAACAAGGTTCTTTGCTACTTCTTGAGTGGTTGCAATAACAAGCACATTGAAATCTTCTTTGAACAACATGCTCCATAACGCAAATCCTGCTGATAAGGTTGAAATACCTAACTGCCGTGATTTTAAAATTACACTGTATCGATTATCACGTAACTCAGTTAATGAATCTTCCTGGAATGGGAATAAATTAAATTTAATCTTTCCTTTTTTAGGATGTTGAATATAACAGTATTGCTTCATGAAAAAAACAGGATCTTTAGCACACATTGCGTACTGTTGCTGTATGATCTGTTTTATATTCGGTTGCGACATATTAATTTACTATTAATGAAAGAGAAAATGCTGTTAAAAATACAGTAACAATTCCACTTCCAAACCATATGGCTTTGTTATCATACCACTTTGGTTGAAAATATTTTTCACGTTGAATATACAAATCTATGTTCTTTTGTAGCAATTCAACTTGTTGTTTTTGATAATTGAGTTGTAAAGAATCTAATTGTATCACTGATTCATACTTTTTAACTAAATCATGTTGTTTAGAAATAATTGCATTATTCAATGAATCAATAATCCATAATGAATCTAATGTTTGAGAAATAGAATATAATTCTTCTGTTGTAAAACATGTATCTGGAATTTTGGTTTGTCCTAACCCAACCCATGGAATGAATGCCAATACAATGATTAATAGTTTCATAACTATTTCTTTTTTGAACTTTTTTTCTTGTTTGTTTTGCTAAGTATATTTTCTTTAGCAGCTTTTGCAGATTTAGGTTTTTTTGAAGCAACTGGCTTTGTTTTTTGTTCTTCTAATGCTACAATATCTTCTTTTACTTCAACAATTTCTTCTTTAACATCTTGTTTTATTTCTTCGATAACTTCAATTTTTCCAGCATTAATATCAACTTGTTTGTTGTTTTGATCTATCACATCATCAATTTTATCAACTTGTTTTGCTGATCGTTTCTTACCTAAAAATACTGTTAAACTTAAAATTCCTAAAAGTCCAGCGATGATTAATGCCCAATATTTTTTAATTGTTTTCATTGTTTTTCTCCTTCTATTCTTGATAAAAATCGTTCTTTAAATTTATTAAATTGTTCTTCAACTTGTTCATTGAATTGTTCTGGTGTCATACGAGCAGCATATGTTTCTACTTCTCCATCTGCATTAGTAACAAATTTAGCAGCTTCCGTATATGTTTGTTTTAACATAGTTAAATCTTGTTCGGCTGTTTTAAGCCAGGCTAGTGCATTGTTCTTAACGCGTTCTCGTTCATATGCATCATAAGTACCAGCTTTACGCATTTCATGTTCAAACTCAATTGTACAATCATAACACATACCATTGAATTTACGCATTTTTTCATCTAGGTGATTTGGTGTTGTGCATGTGCATGTTTCTTTACGACACTTAGGAAATGATTTTAATTCATCACGTATTTGTTGAAAAACATCTGAATTCTTTGTTTTACGTACTCGAAATCCATCTCGTTGTTCTATAACATATACGTTGCCATGGGCATCTGTTTCTTCCCACACATCACCAACCTCATGGCGTTGATTGCGTTTAGCTGTTTCTTTGGCATCGGAAAATCCGGTGGTCTTTTTTGTTTGAAACTTGTGGTCGCCTTCTAACATTTGTTGAAGGGCTTTGATGTTTTGTAACTTGTTTTTTGACATATTATTCTGGCGTTTTATTTGTTGATTGTTTTGCAAGTGAGGCTGGATGAATTTTACCTAATCTGCGAAGAATCATTATTTTAGCTAATCGCAAATCTTTTGGACCTAAATTTGCTAATGCTTTTGCTAATGGATCAAATCCAGCATCTACTAAACTATTAGGACCTTTTTGACTTGCTAGTATTTCATCCCAGTATTTTAATGCAATTTTTTGTTTTGCTAAATCTTCTTCAGCTGCTGCTTCTGGAGATTCTTCTTCTGGTGCAGGTGCTTCTGGTGCTGCTGTTGCATCTGGAGTAGCAGGAGGAGTTGCTGCAGCATCTACTGGAGGTGCTGCCATATCAGGTGCAGGCGGTGCTGCGGCATCGGGAGCCGGGGCGGCTGCGTCAGTTGGAGCTGCGGCATCTGCAGGAGGTGTTGGTTCTGCTGGTGTTTCTTCTGCCGGAGCTTCTTCTTCTTCTGGTGCAGGTGGTGCTTGTTCAAATAATGCAGAGATGAATTTTCTTTTAACATATTCTCGAACTAAATGTTCTTTTTGTTCGCGCGTTAAATTTTCTATGCGGTCTTTGATGTTTTTAGCATTATCTTTTTCATCTTTTTCTTGACGCTTTTTCATGACCTTAGCAGCATGTTTTGGATCATAATCAGCATCTTCTAAATCTTTGTAAAGACGATCGTCGGCATTGTATTTAACATCAAATTTTCCATCATCTACAACATCTTTATCAGTTTTACGCAAAACATTGCTTTGTTTTTCTTTGGTAGAATGTGGATTCAATTTACCTTCTTTATCATCCATCGTATAATCTTTTAAATCTTTACGATATGTTGGTTTCTTATTTTCTGGTTTCTTGTATTTGCTTTTATGTTTTTCAGCCATTACTCGTCCTATTTTCTATATAAATATAATATAAATATATCACCGCGCGTATTTCAATACTCCTAAAATTTGATTAACAGGAGCAAATGATCCTGTAAGCTTATATGTATGCCCTCCGTACACAAATACAACACCCTCAGATGGTACTATTGCATCAAAACCTCCTAGGCGTTGTATGCGACGAAGTTCATGTTCTAATTTTTTTACAGTTGCTTCATCGCCACGTGTTTGTAGATCTTTGATCAATTCTGCGATTTCTTGTTTGATTTGTTGAACTGATGCAGATGGATTTGCAGCTAAGAAATTTTCTGCATTTCGTAATGCTACTGCACCTAACCGTAAAAATATTGTTTCAAACGGTTCCATGTTTTGTTTTTGATATGTTTTGAAATCACGTTTATCAAATTCAGTTACCCAACCGGCAAAGTCTGCATTTTCAATTTGTTTTTTAAGCATAGATATATTAGTGCTTTTATCTGCGAATGCCCAACGATTAGTTAATGTGGTTAAAATATCATCTGGAATTTCATATCCTAACTCTTGAGCTTTTGAGCGAATTACATCTGCCCACCATGCTCTATGATATTCTGAAACTAGGTCCGTATCTTTTAAATTGTATTTGTTTCGTAATTGATCAATTTCACTGAAAAATGCTGCTTGTTGATCTTCAAAATCTGTGATGCGTCCTATCTTGATTTGTTGTGGTGGTATAAATGAAAATGTTTTTTGTAGGTGAGCGTTTGCATCTTGTATGACACGTTGTAGCATTCCTCCTCCAGTTAAATCAGTTTCAACTTGATTTCCTGCTTCATCATATTCAACTAGATTGTGAAATTGAAGATGTGCTTTGTCATATGATATAACATTGCGCGTGGCTGGAAAAATGATTTCCATGTTTGCAAATACTCGACCATTTTTGAATATTTTTGCTAAGGTTTCATCCGGAAGTTTAGTTAATGCGCTTGTTAAATCTTCTGCACATGCTCGGTATGCTTCTACAACGCGTTTATATCCTTCAGCCGCTTCAGCTCCATTCTTTTGTATTGATTCTTGATATTTTCTTTCAAAATCCGCAATCAGCTGATCAGGAGTCATTGGATTGATCACAGTTCCTTTGTTTCTAGCAAAACCAGGTTGGCCATTCTTCCATGTTACTTGAATGTTTTGTCCATCAGTCTTTTCAGTAACGGCTTCTTCGATATCTAATCGTCCAGAAAGAGCTCGAGCAACAATTTCTTTCATATCACCAAAAGATAATGCATAATCATCATATGGATGTGACATATGACCTGCGGCACCTCCTTCTTTAAACAGTTGAATAGCTTCATTCAATTTAACACCCACCACTGTTTTTTCAAATTCATCAAAATCATACGTAAATGGTTTTCCAAAATTAGAATCCAAAAAGCGTTTTAGTTTTGAAATTTTAGATTTGTGTTTTTCCGCAGTTTTAGTATCCATATAACCTTCTAAAAACTTGATAACATCTTCAGAAATTTCATCTAGCCATGTGTTAGATTCTCGTACTTCGGTTAGTATTTGCCATGCATTACGTACTTCAGCATCAGAATTATTTGGATATGCTGCACGGAATTCGTCATAATCATTGTTTTGTATGGCTTGACGAACTATGGTAGCTGAAATAGGTTGTCCTGAATTATATAGTAATGGATCTACATCTAAATTCAATTCCGTTGCATTAACACCTTGTGGTATTTTACGTCCGGATTTGTCTCCGACGGTTCGGTATTTATCTACGTTTGGAACAAAAGCTTTTGCTCGAACATAATCATCTCCTTTGGTTGAAGCGGCCATTGCATAATTACCAACGGCATCTTCAGGCAATGCAAATAAGTATTCATATGCGGCCATAATAGGAGAGTTGAATTGAGTAGGTTGAATTTCAATTTGTGGATTTGAATTCAATGTGTTGAAAATTTCAATGGTTTTTTCACGTGTAATGCCGTCTCGATCTTTTGGACCTATTAGCAGTATTACACGGTCTACATTGGGTAACGCAGCATAACGTTGGGCTAATGCAAGATGAGCTCCAGTTAAAGGCTTGAATCCTCCAGGAAATAACACTGTTATTTTGTTCATATGAATTTTAATATAAATATGTTATTTTTGATTTAATTTTAATTGTTGTACTTCTGTAGATAGTTCTTGTATTGCTTTAATCATAGGTGATAATAGTTCAATATATCGTAATCCAAGCAAAGACCCTGTCACGATACCAGCAAATTCACTTGTTGTTTTATCTAATTGCATTAATGATGCACTAACTTCTTGAGCGATTAACCCATAATGTGTTCTAGATCTTTCTTTGAATTTATAACTAACCGGCCTCAATAAATTTATGAAATGTAATCCTAAATCAGAATCTATTATATTTTCTTTTTGCGATATATCTGAAGTTTGAATTACATTATTAGTAGCATAAATATCATCCCATCTACGGTTAGAAATACCTAAATTATAAGCATTATCGTCTTCTGGAACAAAATGTCCTAGATGTTGAGTGCTACCAGATGTATTAAATAATGGTCCGGAGGATAATGCACTATCACCAAAAGTAACGTTAGTTATTGATAATCCTGGTCCTTGTGGTATTTTTATGATTCGTAATTCTCCCCATCTAATCCAATTAAGATTACCACCCCCTGGTGTATTTGCACCAGACCAACTTAATCGAATTCGTATTTGATTAGTTATTGTCAGGCTTCCAAAGGAATCATATGATACTAATATAGGTGTTAATGCAATATTAAAATAATTCCATCTAGAATTATCAACAGTATATGTTAAAGTTTTTAAATTTACTCCGCTAGCATTTTGTATTTGAACACTTATGCTAGGCGAATATCCTCCAAAACTAGGCCCAATCATTGCGACTGTTTGCAATAATAATCCTTCCATGTTATCAGATGATAATATGTCGACAGGTATTGTTATTATATCACTAGTTATTGTATACGTTCCTGTGCCAGCATCTGGAATTCTAAATTGTACATTATTTACTGGATTGTATTGTTTTGATCCATATGGATAATATGGATAATATGAATTGTCATGCGTATATTCAAACCATTGTTTAAACAAAGGAGGTTTTGGAGTTGTTACGCCAGAATATTTAGACGCAGACATGATCGATGATGTAAAAAGAGGCGTTGCTAATGCACTGTTACTAGCAGACCATCCTAATAATCCATAATTAAAATATGATGTAACAGGAGCTGCTGATTGTGTTCCGTTATATGCATTTAAAATATACGTTGATGATGTAAACCATGTTTCTAAAAAATAAAGCAATGATCCTGATTGGAATACCGGAATACCTATTATATTCACATCTTCAAAGTTTCCAACAGTTGCATTAACATCGCCTTCAATAAAAACAGCTCCACTACTACTTAATAAAAATTTAGATGATGAAATTTCTAACAAGCCATTACTACCACTGATATATGCAGTATTTGGATTTCCAAAAAAGAATTTGTCAGTACGCACATCAATTTCTGAATCTGAAGTCGAGTATCTAAAATAACTTGCGGTATTGGCATACAGTTCTAATCCAACGCCACTATAAGGAACACCTCCTTTTGAACCTGCTGAACCAGATAATGCAGATCCACTCCAAAGCAAGAATCCTGGAAATCCAGCTTCAAATCCTTCATATCCTAATGATCTAACAAAACCAGTATCTTTATATCCGGATATTGCAACACCCGATTCCAATGAATCTGCAACATAGAGTGAACCGGTTAGCATTGAATAATCGCCATCAATATAACGATTACCACCTTTCCATGAATTGTTGTAAAGATATGATTCTTGTTTACTCTTTACGCCAGCAACATTATAATATTCTACTTTAAATGAAATCTGATTGTTTGATTTATGTGGAGTATTAATAACAGAACGCAATCTGGTGTAGTTTGGCGAATACCCTGCATCATTATCCGTAGTAGTTCGCACATCAGATAGTTCCCAGTTGCCAGCTTCTATAACAAATAGTAAAGCACCCGTTCCATCATAATCAGATTCAAAATTAAATACTTTATCATCAATGCGTTGTGAATTTGATGTAATTTCAATTTCTCCGATGCGTTTACCTAGAATTCTAGGTAATTCTTGATTAAAGTAATCGGTAGTATCAAATGAAAATGCAGATCCAGACACATACACGGATAGTTTTGGATTCAATCCATCTGCGGATCTACTTCCAATTGCATCGATGGTAACTTTATATGCAGATTTTTCAATGAATACCCCATTAAATGCTTCTTTAGTTTGAACAACATTCACTGCATTTAGAGCAGATATATCAACAACATTGCCAATTACCATGGCATTATTCATAGATGCAGTAGACCATGTTAATACAGGTGCAGTTGCTGTGGTTTTACCTTGATATGTAAATCCTTCCCAATATGTGTCAATAATACTCTGTGATACAAATGATCCTATAGATTCATCTGGAAATAATGATGCTGTGCTAGTTACGAATATTTCCGTTTCTTCTAACTCAATATCATTAACCAATTCCCATGTTCCAACCGTACCTTTGTTATTGGTATAAACTTTGATTCGAGACACATCACCAGTTGATGGATCTAATCCTTTAAGTTGTATCAATGCGAATGATTGTGAGTTTTCTGTTGCCACATACGTAGGTGATGCTTCATATGACATTGAAAATGCAGACTCTGCAAATTCCGTGTATATATGTGGTGCAATGCTTTGGCTACTAAAAGCCGTATATTCGCGATCTAACAAAGCCGTTGTTTCAGATAATATCTTTTTTATCGTAGACACGTAAGGCGTGGAAACCACCGGAAAATTAGGTGTAGGGGCAGGGTTTACTGGAGCCGGTACAGTTATAGTACCAGTTTTCATGTCTCCGGAGAATTTCCCGGAGGAAATTTCAATAGCAGGCTCCCCATTCAATGAAAAATAACGAACTTGACCGGTGGTATATGTTGGAAATTGTTCATTGGATGGATATATACGATTTAATTGTACTCCTATCTGTTCTGATACTATGATTGCTGGTGATTTGGTAAATATGATTTCAGTTTCATTGGAAACGTTTGGATTAACCGGGACAGTTCTAGACCATTTAACGTTAGGACGTCCTTGCCATTCAATTGGCACTGGTGCACCTTGTATCGTTACTGCTTCAGCTACTAATGTTACTGTGCAATCGCCCGGTGATGTTTCAGAATAAATATAGATTGCAATAACTCGGGACTTATCTTCTTCAAGATAATCAACAATTTCTGTGTAGATAGGATCACCGTTATAATCTAATACTTCTAAATTTAAAACACCACCAACCCGTAAATTTGTGGGATGTCCTCGAAGTTTAAATAGATTTTTCCCAGCAGTTAAACGTGTTGGAAATTCTGATATTTGAAAATATTCTGGTGATGTTAATGATGTATCTTCAAAATAAACTTCCGTAAGATTTACTCCTTTATAAACTGCTTCTTTACGCTTCATGTATATGACATTTTAATATAAATATCACACATGATTAATCTGACTATATCCTGATGTTTTGTTAACTTCGATAAGATTATCTACCATGTCTCGCATTGAATCAACGTGACTGATAATAATAGCAAAGTCAAATTTAGTACGAAAATATTCAAATAAGTTTACTACTGAAGAAATGTGGTCTGAATCCAATGAACCCCAGCCTTCATCAATTGCAATGAAATTTGGACGCGGTAGTGCTGAAACATTAATAAGTGCAATGCGTATTGCTAGAGATGAAATAAAACGTTCCATTCCACTAGTTAATTCTAATGGCCAAAAATTATCTTCATCGTAAATGATGTATCCGTTAATGTTTTTACCATCCGTGTTTAACACCATATTAAAATCAACTATTTGGTTAAGCACATTGTTTATTTCAGCCTCAATTTTTGGAAGAGCTTTAGAAATTAATTCATAAGGAATTCCATCTCGTTTAACTGAAGCTAGGTAATATTCATATGCTTTATATTCTATTTCTAACTGTTGATATATTTCAAGTTGTTGCAATGCTGTTGCCTTTTTTGTTTTAGAAACTTCAATAGCCCCATGCAATGATTTGATTTTAGTTTGAATTTGTTTGATGTTTTCAGTGCAGGTCGTTATTTTAGATTTGCATGTTTCAATTTGCACATCGATAGTTTCATTATGAGCGATAGCCGTTTCATTGCGACGAAACATTTCTTGGCGTTCAACAACAGTTTCTAATTCAGATTCACGTGTTTGCAAATCGCTTTCTAAAATTTGAAGTTGAAGTTCATTGCGTTCCAATGTAATCTTGTTTGTTTTGATTGCAGTTTGCAAATCGTTATATTGTTCAGTTTGTGTAAACACCGGCTTTAAAGCATCTAATTCCAAATTCAAATCATGTATACGGGTTTGAATGTCATTTAATACCGCTCTATCCGAATCAATTGTATTCTGGGCTTCGATTGCATTTTGCACGAAAACGTTAGATGTACAGTATTTACATTGCGGATCATATTCGTGTGTTGCAAGGTGATCAATTTTCTCTTGTTTGCCATTTACTATTTCCTTTTGTTGACGATGATTCTGTAAAAGTGTATTAACGGTGTTTTCAATTTTAGAATATTGTTTGGTTTTTTCGTTTATATCATTGATATCAAATTCTGATAATTGTGTTTCTTGTGTTTCAATTTTATCAGTTAATACATCTAAATCATGTTCCGCAGTTTCTATGTCTTGTTGAATTGTTTCTATTTGTTGTATTAATGTGGCTTCTTGTTGTTTCAGTGCATTGATATTTGGTCCATCATATGTTGTTGGCATTTTAGTTTCAATCAACGAAACAATTTGTTCTTGCATTGCATTTCTATTATCTTGTAATTCATCTTCTGTGTTTTCTAATGTGGAAATTGTGTGTTGATTTTCTGAAATGATTTGGTCTGCATTAACAATGATTTCTGCAAAATCCGTTTTCTTATATTCTTTTAATCGCCCGGCGGTTTCCTTGATTTCATCGGCAGCAAGTTGATATAGTTGTTCAAACACCGTGATGTCTAAAAACTGTGAAAGCAAATCTTTTCTTTCTTTCTGTGATTTTTCAATGAAGTTGTTGTTATCTGCTTGAAGTGAAAATGCAGTTAAAATAAAATCATCATATGTTCCTAAATATCTACGTATATTTTTATTAGTATCACTTCGTTCTTCACCATTTAGATTTTCCGAATCAGTATAAAAATTAACATCAACTTTAACATGAGTTTTATGTTTTTTATTCTGAGTTCCATGTCGTTCGATGGTATACATAATGCCATTCATTTCAAAACGAAATACTCCACGAAACCATGTTTTCTTGTTGTTTAATACTTCATTTGCTTTGCCAGTTTTACTGCATTTATCAAATATTGTGTATGTAATAGCATCAAGTAAACTAGATTTACCAGAAGTATTAGCAGCAAATAAACCACACACATCTGACAAATTTTCAAAATTTAAAACATTGCCTTCTCCATATGAAAACATGTTATCAAATTCAAATGACACCGGATGCCACGTGGTATGACGAATTGATTCTACTGCCGGGAGTTTTGAATTAATGGTTCTGTTAATGTGTCGTATTGCGTCAACTTCAGCTGCCGTTGCTTGTGGAAAATTTGAATCAATATAATCTGATAAAAGTGTGTTTTGATATTCAACGTCACGTACATTTCCAATAGCTAAATTTTGAATATTGCCTTGTTGTGCAGTGTTAATAGTTCGTTGTATTGTGATATCTTGAACATCATATTTCTTGCGAATAGTTGCAATCAATTTTTTCATATCCGCTGCACTAGTATCATTGAATTTAATACGAATTCTAGGTTTTCGTGGCATTCGGTGTGGATGTGATACAATTTTATCACCATGCACTTCTAATGTAACATATCCGTAATCATTTTCAATTTGAACAAATTCAGCTGATCTGCTAGCAACATCCCATACTAAAATTCCATGGTCTAATGCTTCTCCGTGGTTCTGCTGGATCAACGAACCGGGATATGCAATGCTTTGAGCATCATCTAAGAATTGAGCTGGTTTATGAATATCGCCTAACAATGTAATATCATGTCCTTCGAATAAATCTGTGGTAACATGATCATTTGAAATTTCATATCCAATATCAGTTTTTGCAGTGTGAACAGCTCCATGGTGCATTGCAATTTTATATGAAGCTGTAAAATCTTCAGCTCGAACATAATCTGCAGGTGTCTTATCAACAGCCATATGATTCCATGTAATGCCACCAAACTCAAACGTGCCATTTTCTTTGATAAACCGAATATTTGAATTACCTATAACATCTAACACCGGACTAACTGCATCTACGCGGTGCATATTGTTCAAGTTCATGTCATGGTTACCTAGAATAACAATGGTAGGTAATGTGAATCCATTGAAAAAATCAACTAGCATTTGAACAAGTTCTGGTGACATATCTAATTTGCTATGCACAATATCTCCAGTAACAACTGCTATGCTATGTTCAGTTTTATGTTGATTAATATAATTGAATAAATTTTCAAATACATGACGATACTCTGCGTGACGTTTTAAAGTGCGAATATGTATGTCTGAAATGTGAAATATTTTGTCAATCTTTATATCCATATTAAACCCATTCTTAATTCCATAACACGTTCAAATGTTAATAGATCAGTATTTTCAATAATTTTTCTTATTTGAGTGAATCCTAATTCTGATGCATCTTGATTTTTTAACTCTACGAAATATACATTTAAACCTTCACCCATAAATCTTTCGGCAATATCTAATGCATTTTTCAACGCATCGGCATCAAGGCAAATGTATATATCTCGTACACGTTCTTCAATAATCTTCTTTTGTAATGCTGGCTGAATTATTTTTCCAAAAAGTGGAATTGCATTGCGTTTAACGGCAATTGCATCAAATGAACCTTCACATAAGATGATAGGTTGAGACCAGTTGATAAACATTTCAAACCCAATAATATCTTTGGAAACTTTTGGATTTTTATGTTTTTGAGTGTCTGCTTTATAAAATGCTCGGCTTACAAAATAATTTAATTGTCCCATCGCATCATAACTTGGTATTATGATTTTACCGGAATATTCTCCAGATTCACAATAACCTATTCTATATTTTAAAATATCGAACATAGTTATACCACGTGATGATAAATAATACATTGCATTGCGGTAATCTGGTGTAGATTTCTTTTTCCAAAGTGGAATATATTCTGCTGGTAGTTGCAGAATTTGCGCAGGTTTTGTTTCTGCCGATGTACTACGGTATCGTGATGATTCTATTATTTTAGCAAGTTGTTCAAACCGTTCTTTTGGTAAATTTAATTGTTTAAACAATGAAGAAATTGTACGACCTTTTTTATCAGATATCCAACAATGCCAAGCATTTTCACCGGCAGAATTGGTGTTGATATCAATTTCTAATTTTGGCTTGTAGTGTGAAACAAACGGTGAGAAAAATGCAATATTGTTTCCGGAAGTTGATTTACCTTTGCCTAGAATTGATTCTAGTAATTGCAAAAGTTTAATATTCTTCATATTTTATTATAATGAAATTCTGTAAGGATTCCAATTAATATATTAAATTATTATATATTGGTTAGATACATACATTTCATTACTGATCTAACGATTTCATTACATTAACATTTCATTCAATCTATTAATTAAATAAATTTCATTAATCTTCATGAATATATTAAAAATTTTTCAAATATCAAACCTTAACTAAAAAAACGTTTCACATCTGCCGGAGATTCGCCCGATTTTACGCATTCTGTTAACCATTCAGCTGGAATATCTTTTTTTGCAACATACATAATACCCATTTTACGAGCAGCTTCTTCATATGTTGTTTTGCTGGTTTTTGATAGGCGTTGATTTGGATTTTGAAATACCATTCGTATATCAATTCCAGGATTTGATGCTAATACATGTTTCATTTTTTGTCGATCTGCAGTAGTCCAACGTCCTTTTGTTTCTATAAACATAAAATTTCCATTGCGTTTCGTAAAAACAAAATCTGGTGTATATTTTGCTTTGCGCTCTGGTACTATATAATGTATGGTTTCTGTTTCATATTTCAAATCATATTCAGTACTTTTTATGTATTCTGCTACAACATGTTCTAAACCAGATTTATAACCATATTTAAGTGCTGCAGCTCGTTTTGAATTTCCAGCACTATGAAAGTGATTTTTTCTCATAATTAATTATTTTTTACCAATCAACTAATACCATTTTACCATTCCAAATCATAACATTATTAGAACTAAAATCAAGATCTAAATCTAATTCATCAATACCTATTTTGCTAACATCTGTTTGTAATGACCGTAAAAAATTCACTAATTTAACATCAGTATTACGAGCACCATCTGCATCTAAAAAATCAAAAATTGAAACTTCGCCTCCTTCTGCACGTGCAAAATCTTTATATCTAGACATAAATTCATCGATATACATTTTATCAGAACTAGTTAATTGATTAGCATTAGCCATGATATACATTGATTCCCGGTTATTAATGTAATATACTGGAATAAAAGTAGTAAACTCAGTCCAACGACCTACAATAACCGAAGCAACATCTAATTCATCTCGTTCTTGTGTGATTTTAAAAACTTTATCTTCCCCATCAATTTCATAAACACGACCATTATCACCGGTTGCTAATAAACGAAATTGTTTTTGTTTGATTTTTTCTAATAAACGCTGAATTTCTGGTTGTGAAATTTCATTTAATAAATGTTTTAAACGTATCATGATATATTCCTATCTAAATCAATACGAACCAATAAATTCATATCAACATCAGTAAGCTTACGTATTGGCTGAGCTAATTTTCCGACTGCCAATAATTGGCCATTGCCATCATATAATCCAATTGTAGTTATGTATGGTGAAAAACTACTACTACTAACAAATGATTTATATGTTTGATCATCATCTTTAGTTAATGTTAAATTGGTTGACATATTAAAATCACCTGAATTAACATTAGCAATCACCGATAATTCATGAATTGTTTTGGTGCTTCGGTATGAAATTTCAAAATTGTTATTAACGATGTAATCAAAACGATAATCCGGGGATGAAATTACGGCTATTCCTTGTTTAGAAAATACGTTACCCACATGATTAGTTTGCATGAATGTCAAATTGGAATTAATATCACATAAATAACCAATTTCTGTGGATGTTAATGCTTTATTATAAATTCGAATTTCATCTATATTACCAACTAATCCACTACCAGAAGTCTCATATCCACCAATAAACACCGGATCTGCGTTATCAATGCGCGCAGATTCTACTAATGGTGAATTGGTATCTGTTAAAAACGTACTACTAGCTGAAGCATGCAATATACCATCAATCCATAACTGCATAACACTTCCAGATTTCTGACACAATATATGCCGTTCAACTGAATTCATTGCAATAGAAGATGTGATATTATTTTTAACTGATGTACTTCCAGCAATCGTAAAATCAATGTAATTATTTGGTGTTAATTCAATTTTAAATGGAAACTGAGGTGTTAATGAACTGGTAGATTTGGTTAAAATGATGTTAGAATTTGCAGTATTATTTTCTGCTTTAATAAAAAATGAAATTGCATAATTATGATTGCGATCATATAAACCATCGATTGATGTTTTAATATATCCATCACCAGCAAAATTAGCTTGATAACCATATGATCCAGATCCTGAATTATATGAAATTCCTGGAATATATGAAACATTAGCTGATGAATATGCAACTCGTGTTGTATCAAAATATTCATTAAATCCTTCATACCACATTACATTAGATATAATCGATGCTGTTGGATATTCTGAATGTATTAAATTACCATATCTATCAGAAACAATAGTAACATTTGAATTTATAGCATTACCATATATACTATTTCCATAAATCCCAACCCCGTAAATACCCGAAGCTTGGAAATTTCCGTTTATTTTAAAAGATCCTGGTTTAATACCATCGCCAATTTGTCGTTGTGGAAAAGAAAAAACAGAAGCAGATTCATATAAAACTTTTTTAGTTCGAGATAGATCTGTAGGACCAAAAGTTTTAGTAGGTTCTGTTTTGTATTTATAATAAAAATGATTTATAGAAAAATATGTAAGCGTTTGCAATGATCCATCATTATTCACAGCATCATTATACGTTAAGTTAGTACCTAATGCTGGTAAAAAATTTGGATCTGAATATATACCTTTTAATATTTGTATACTACTAGTAGGACTACTGTTTGTAAATGTCCATGTTTTATATGATTGAAACGGACTAACGTTAATATCTGTAGCATCAATCTTTTTAAAAACTGTAGGATATATTCCTTGATACGTATCTTGTTGTTTTAATTTAGATTCTGCCATATAGTAAAAACCCTGCTACATTTAATATAAATATAACAGGGCCAAATTCGAGATATTTTTATTGTATTAATAATCCAACTTAACTCGTATAAGAGCTTCTCTTTGGAATGATTTAAGTAATGGTTTACTTAATTTTGATACTGCTAATAATTCTTGACTATCATTATATAATCCAACCGTAGTAATATATGTTTTAGGATCATTAACAAACGTTGATTGTGCAAGTTGACCAACACTTCCTGTTACATACGAAGGATTATTTGAAAAATTATATTCAGCATTTTTAACACGCACAAAATAATGTGTACTTGTAACTTTTTCAGAATTACGTGCTAAAAACCCATATGGATCTGATGTTGATGGATTAGTTATGAGTGCTGATGCTGAAATTGAATGGTGCAATGCAAAATGATTATTTCCTTCTGAACTAGAACCAGTGTTAGTTTGAAAATTAAGATGTTGATCTAACATTTTTCCATCTAATATCAAAGTTCCATAATCTGGATATGCTAATCCAAAATAAACTGGAGCAGTTGGATTATGTATACCTGAATTAATTGATCCAGATACGATATTGTAAACTTTTCCAGATTCACCAATTTTAGGTAATGCAGCAGATGAATCATCGATAAGTGTTATAACACTCGTTGACGAAGAAATAGGAACACTTCCAGTTGCATTTAAAGCTCGACCACTAGCTAATTGACGCAATGGAATTTCAAAATTTCCTGAATCTAAACGTTCTTTTAATCGATTGCGTTTAAAGTTAATCACATAAATATAATCAGTACTTCCAGAACCAGCTGTTGTAAATCTCGTATCACTTGGAGGTAAAAGAAGTTGTCGATATTGTGAATATATTGCCTTGCTAGGAGAATCATTTAGCTGACCTTGTGAATCAGAACCGCTGCCTAATGCATGGCCAAATGCTAATGAATATTGTACAGCTGAACCGGTTTCTGCTGGATTCTTATGAAGTACATCAACATAATATTTTCTCTGCGTATTAGTTTGAGCTGATGATGTAAAAAATGTTTCTAAATTTGCAACGTTATCCGACCATACTCCGCCAGTTACTACTTCAATTTGATTTGATATAATATCATTTACAGCATCAAATTTAGTAAAAGTACGGCCATTTCTAGCCATTAATTGCGATTGCTGCATTTCAGCAATCATTTGATTTGCAAGTTGTTGAGCTAATTGTTGTACGTTTTGTGTAATTGCATCTGCTCGTGTAATATCACTATTTACATTTGCAGTTGTTATTGCTTGTTGTCTAGTTTCTCTAGCTTCTCGCATTTGGCCTTGTTTAGGTTGTTGTTTTAATGTTGTTATATCAATCATAATATTTTCCATTATAATGTTGCTGTAGTTGCTTTTTTAACAGTTAATGTAATTGTTACACTACCACCCGTTTCATTACCTATTATAGTAATAGTTGCTTGTTTGTCTTCTAGAAGATGTGTTTTGGCAACAACACGGAATTCATAACCAGATACAGCTACACTTTGTGCATCTTCATTATCTCCGATAAATCTAGGAGTAGTAGGAAGAACTGTGGTTTGTAATACTCTAGTTACTTCGATATCTGCTACAGTAGAATCTGATAATATTGCCGTGTATCCTAAAGTTGCATTACCGCCTTTAAAATTACTTGTGTTTGGTGCAATTATTGAACTATTTCCTGGAGCTGCTAATGTAATTGAAGTGTTTCCTACATTAATTACTGGAATATTAGTTGTTTGTTTCGGTAAACTGATTAATTTATATTTTAATGCTTGTGTTTCATCTGGAATCGCTTCTGTTATTGGCATATTTTCAATAATCGTACCATAGTATGCTGTTCCAAGTGGATGATCCGGATTCCATAATGAATAATCAATTTCATCATCTCCTAATGCAAATTGAGTGATTTGAAATGCATTTCCACCTTTTGCCAATAATTCACGACCTTTTAGTGTAAGTATCGCATCAATTGTTACACTTGAATTATCTAAGTATCCCATATTTACCTTTTAAATTTTTATATAAATATAACGTTTTCGAAATTTATGTTATTCTGAAACTACCTTGTTCGCCGAGTCGTTGGTATATTAATTGATTTGGATTTGCAGATCTCCATTCCACAACTGGCCCACCATCATATGTTTGTTTTGAATTTACATTAAATGCTGGACTAGTCATTTTAACACCTGAATAACGTTGATTATCTATTCCTGCTGGAAAAAAATCAGTTACACGAGCTGCTTGATAACTAGCTGTGTCTTGAATTATAAATTTTGTTTGTTTAAATTCTGATAATATACTACTAGTTATGGTCGGACATACGGCTTCACTTTGCCAATATGGCGTTGAACCAGTTATATATTCACTTCCAGATAATATTAAGTATTGATGTGAATATATTGTTCCACCATATCGTTGTTCTTGTGATGCAGTTAAATACATTTGCCATTGATCATCATCTATACCTTCAATTTGCAGTATTTTACCATCAACAAGACCTTGTAAATGTAAATAATCTCCAGATGCAGAAACATCATTATTTTGAATTAATGTTGAATATGCAACATCTTCTCGAAGTATTTTTGGAACAATTGTTTGTTTGTTTCGTTCTAATATGTTAGGCTGAATAAGCACGCCAGTCATTTTATTAACACGAGCTGGCAATAATTGTTCTAGTTGTTTGAAAAACGATAAATCAAACAAAGAAAACATTTTTATATAAGCATTAATATCATTGCGCGTTTCATATTTTTTCCAATATCCTTGAGCAACACGAATTAATTCCGGATATTCAGTTTCACTAGTTTCTCCAGGATCTCCAATATATTCATCTAAATTAACGAATCCTAATTGTGCAATGATATCTTCATCAATCATTGTTTGTGGAGAAAAATAAACTCCTAAGTTTTTATTATCTAATGGAGCTCGATCAAATTGACTACGTTCTGCTCGTGTTTTAACATCTAATACGCCAACCAATTCATTTGATTCTATACGTATTTTATTATCATCAAATGTACCAGCGCCTAATGATATAGCATCATAATAATATGTTTCTTCAATTGAATCATATGGTATTGCATTTGTCCAACCGGTAAATGATGCAGAAATACTAGAAGACACGGGTTGTACACCAGTTAAACTACTAGTAGCTGCATGATCGATGCGTTGTGTTAATGGTAATCTAAATACCAATTCAGAATATGCATCTACATTTCCATCATACGCAGCCGGGGCTTTAACATGATTATTAAATGCAGAATCTTGCAAACTCGATGACCATAATCGTAATTCTTGGAGTTGTCCTTGTAATCTAGAACCATTCGTAGTACCACCTAAAACTACTGCATTTGATCCTGCAGTAAATGGGGTTGAATCTGACGCAGATACAGCTGCAACTATTTTACCATATTTAGATTTTTTAACTATTAATTCACAATTCGAATCGGTTGCGTCATTTCGTAAAAGCAATGTCACCCAATCATCATTGTATATTTCAATTGGCGCAGTAGCATTTCCGTTGATATTAAATACACCTTGATTCCCACTAACAAAATCTAATGTTACTGTGTTTCCGCCAACTGTTATGATATTTTGCGTGTTTGGAACTAACGGATTTTTTATAACATCCACAGTTCGTAAACGTAATTCCGCAGAACGTATCGGAGTAGTATAATTTACTGTTACAATACCAGCGGCATTGTTAATTAAATCTAATGCATAATCAAAATTCAACTTTTCATATACTGGAGCTCGTTCAAGTCTAGGGCCACCATATTCGTTGATTGATATCATGCTTTGTGGTATCCCGTAGCATGCTAATAATGCTTGTATACTGCGCTTAGTCCCTTTTGATTTGAGTAGATAAGGTAAGTTATTAACGATGCGTCTCCATACGTTATACGTTCTGTCCTTGGCTGGTAACGAGGTTCCATTTATTGAATTAGAACCAGTTTGCGGTGCACCATTTGCATCAACACCTAAAGCATATGACCATAATTCTTGTTGTTGATTTCCGTCAATCAAAGTCCATCCAAATTGTTTTGCTACAGAATATAACAATTCATTTGGCATACCTAATTTAGGATTTTCTTCGCGCTTTTGAATTTTTAACATTTCACGAATATACGTGTAAATGATGTCATAGTGTTGACCTAACATCCGCACAAACGTAATTACTGATTGATTTATAGAATCAAAACGTATATATTCCGGAAGTGCATATTCCAATGAATTTAGATTGAATGAATCATATTGCGATGCAGAATCAATTAAATTATCATACCATGTAGTAAATTCCGGACTACTAACCGGATATAATACATATGGATATGCTGAGCCTGACTTTGGAGCAGGTTTTATATAACTACCAGTTAAATCTGATACGATAAATTTTTCTGATGCAATAGGATATGTAGTTTCAACATATGATGCTGATTGATAGTATAAGTATTTTTCGAAACTATCAAATCCGCTAACTAAATTAGTTTTATAAGATTCATATTCTTGTTGATTAGCTTGTGCCGTAGAACCAGAAATTTCCGAAACAATTAAACTTTGAGATGTATAATATTCAAGCAATGAAATTTTATACTTAAAATTCTTCAACCGTTCTACTGCAGAACTATAAAAAATAAAATTATTAAAATCTGAATAATCAATATTTAATTCAATTCCACTTAAACTCCCAGAAAAATATGTATCTACAATTTGTTGAGATGTTTGTGTTGTCGATCCTAATAATTCAGTCCAAGTTTTAAAATCTGTTTCTGATGATAATGCTGAATCTGTTTTCGCATCCCAGTTTGGTCCTGATAATGATTTAAAAGTTCGTTGGATTTCTTTTGTAACAATAGAAACGAGATCAATATATGAATCTTTTTGTTCTTCAACAACCCAACATTTAAAATCTACATCAATATTAGTTGGTAGTTCTGATTCTAATTTAACATACAAATATTCACCAACAACAACACTATTAATAAATGATATACATGTATTTCTGCTAAAATTCAACAAATATGTTCTAAAAACACGTCTTGATGTCTGTTTAACAATTTTAATATAGTTTGTAATTTGTTGTAGAAATTCTGGATCTTTTGAATCAATTGCACGTAAACGAATTTCTCGACGATCTGGTGAAATTTCATCAATTCGTAAATGTTGTTTTTCATAATTACCAATTAGATTCTTAAAAAAATTAACTGCAATACGAAAATTTCCAGCTGTTAATTTTAAAGTTTCAAATTCTTTATATAAATCAATAGCTATTGGTTGTGCATCAAATTTTATAAGTTTATTTGATACATTGTCGCGATATTCCGGAATCTTGGATTGCAACGTAACATTATGATTACCCGTTAACCATGTTTGATTGTTATATACATGCAATTCAACGCGTTGTTCCGCGCGCTGTTGTGTGATATCAGCGTTTAAATAAATAGAATCATCAGCATCAAAACTTAAGAATGCAGTTTTACTACGAGAAAACCGTTCCGCTGAAATACTACTAGTAGCTAAAAGAATTTGATCGATATTTTTATATTGTGTTAGCATTATAGATCAATTTATTCGTTAGGATTACTATCTAGGTTCAAAAAAGAGGGAAATGATTCAAGATCCGGACGTGTTGTTTTATCTAAAACTTGTACAATAGTAGGTTCCTTAAGACTAATTTTTAAAACCTCCGGATTTTGTCCTGGATCTACATATGATTTTACGATACGTAATTGTTCACCGGTAGCAGTATACACTCCATATCCTGCATTATTAGATAATGATCGTGTTTTAGGAATATCAATTTCTTCTATAGTCCAATATGCACTATCAACATATAAATTAGTTTGAGCAGTCGACACTGCTTCTACAACATAAAAATCATCAGCTATCAAATCATTTATATTTAAAACATACTCCATAGATAACACCGGAGCAGGATTAGTTGTTTGTGCAATTGCATTAATTTCTGGATATTCCCAAATTCTCCAAACTTTTACATTTTCACGTTGTAATCGTATCAGTGTTGTAGAATTATCAGTTTTATATGCAACTTGCGTTTGAATGGTAAATTTTAATGTTTTATTCTTAGATTTTAATGTATCGATAACATCTTGTGTTAATGTATAACCATTTCGTTTTGATTGATTACCACCGGTAAACGGTAACTGTTTAAATCCGCTAGATCTAGTAGTTCCATCATTATAAAACCATGTTGTTTCATCTGTTGTATTAATTCTCAAAAATTCATTTGGTTGATTTTGTGAATCGTATGAAATAGGAAACGTATATTCTATAACCTCCGGTTCAATTAAAAGTTCAGTTATTGGTGCTGATTGATCGACGACTGCTGTTGTAGATACTGGGAATTTAAAATATTCAAACCGCGTATCTAAAACTTTTAATACCGATTCCAATAATATTGTAGTATCAACTGGTTCAATAATAAGTAATGGATTATTTTGTTCGTTTTCTCGTAGTATTATATTTCCAGCTCCATCTCGAGGTATAATACTTGTGTTATTAGATGTTACAGTTAACCCGCCAGTTTTATATTTTGCTTGTTGTCGTAGTGGAACTGGATCTAATAATTCATTTTTTACAACACTATCAACGGTAGTTATTATAACTTTTTCTTTATCTTTAGATAAATCGAACGCCGCTAACTCACGTACTATTTCAGCTTCACGTACTTTTTCAACTTTTTCCATTATCTAACTACTTTAAAATAAATGTCATCATCAACATATTGTTCCGTAAATCCATCTACAATTTTAAACTGTAAACGATAATATCGTTCTGGCATAAATCCATTCATATCGATGTAAATGAAATTACTTATATTATCACAACTTACTTTAGTATAAATATCATCATATGGAATTATGACTTCATCTGTAGCTGCATCAATGACAGAATAATAAGTTGTTACTGGTAACCGGTTAACGGTTTGTGTTGGAAATAAGTTAGTTGGTGATTTTTGGGGATATTTATTTCTAGAATAAATTCGAATACGCGCTACTTCAGTATCTTTATATTCCGGTTTCATTTTTGTAAACACAGTAAATGAATCTAAATCTATGTTAGATAATGAAGAAGAATATTCACTCTGATCCCAATACATGGTTAATCTAGGAACATATATAGTATGTGTTTCTCTACTAAAGAAATTTACATATCCAGTTACTGCAGAATTTGTTTCATCTACATCAGAAAATTTAAGAAGAAATCCATTATTTTGAATAGAATTACCACCAGATCCAGATATCCAAAGTAATATAGCATTTGTCACATCCATATTAATATCAGTTGGTCGATATGAAAATGATTCTTGAGATTCTAAACCTGGTTGTGTAAAAAATGATTGATTGAAGTTAGAAATATTAAATATACCACTACCCGATTGCCACAACCAACTACCACCCTGACCACTACCAGATACATGTAACGATGAATTATTAACTTGAATTTGCTGTGAACTAGAAATCCATAAATTTCCTGTTTGTGAATCTAAAGACCAATCTGCCATTGGCATTGCCCAGTTAACGCCGTTAGATATTACTGGATTTGAAGATGCAAACCCTGTACCATTTATCCATGGTTGTGCGATAATTTTTGCATCAATTGAATATTCTGCTGGTAAATTTTTTGCATGAGATGTATAAAGTTGTAACATGAATTTACATGAAGATAAATCTACATCATATTTTTCAGCTACTGATAAAACTTCGGTAATGTTGAATTTTATAACAGATCTAGATTTTAATAATGTAGAACCATCTGTTCCTAAACGTTTACCAATTTCGAGTATTTCATCTAAACCAGTATTTGTAAAACTAGTAATACTGCCAGAATCTGCACCTTCAAATAACGTAGCATCTTGTTCTGCATAGAATATTCTAAACATGTTATTAACCTTTTTTAAACGCCAGAACCAGTACTAATCATTAGAAAACTACCCGATCTCCATAGCTGTCCATTAACAACAGGATCTGTTTCCGGTAACGATGCTGTATACATTAATACTGTTCCTTGTGTTATAAATGTATCTGAAACATTAATATAATTCAATGAACCAGATGTAACATATATTTCAGAACCAGATACATATGAGCTTGTCACCGAATATAATGAACTCAATGAAATACTTGAAGTTTCTGCATATGAACTAGAAGTTTCATAATTAATTTCATATGATGCAGATACTGCATAAAAAGCGTATGAAGCAGTTTCTGCAAATAATGTATGTGATGAACTAATTGAATATGATGATGATTCTACATATGATGCGGATATTGCTTGAGAAGAACTAACAGCAAATGATGCAGTTCCTGTTAATGTTCCATAAATACTACCAGTTACATTTAATGAACCAGATAACATTATGTTTTCAGATTCTGCACCCATCAATACATCGTAAATATCAGACACATAACTTGCTGATATTAATGCACCAGGAACAATTTGTGCATAATTATTAGATAATACGCCCATGATTATTTAATCCTTTTAGTATAAATATACGCGGATTAATAACTTACTACTCTTCCTCGAATATCATTATTAGGAAATTTAAGTTCAAAAATACTAGGATCTAGAGATGGATAAATTACACCATTACGCGTTGCACCATCTAAATCATAAACATTACCAGAATATCCAAAATCAGAATCATATAAATTTAAAAAATTAACTCCTATAACACTTTGAACTCCTTTAACATTTGCAATCGTAGTAGATATATCAGATTTCATAATAGGTTGATTGATCTGCCAACGATCGAGATTAAAATAGTCTGTTAATACTGATATACATTTCAATAAAACTTCATTGCTATTATAGTTTGGAAGAACAGTGATTTCAAAATCAACGCCAATGTTAATAATAAACGCATCTTTAATATTCACCGCATCAGTCATTATTCTGTAATAACTAAGATATGTTTTTAAGTTTTCTTTTACTGCTTGATTTAATTCAGTTAAATGTTTTGATTGATCATATCCCAAAACATACATATTCATTGCCAATGGATTTGCAATACGAGTATCTAATGTTTCTTTTTGAGAAATTTGATCATCTGGAACAATATATACCTTAGCAACAGAACCAAATTTAGCTGGCATTGAATATGTGCGAACAACATAATCTTCTCTGGTTACTAAACGATTTTGAGTTGCAAAATATGCCATCGCATTATTTTTAATATCTGTTATACTTTCTGCAGATTTTCCGCCATTAGCTGGCTCTGGGTTGTTAACAGCAACTGAAGATTTTACAAAATTAAGCATATTTGCATTAGTTGTAGAATTAATGTTATCATAATATGACACAACATCTAATTGTGTTATAGTATTTGCAGCAACATTTTCTGCTAATCCATTTGATACTACATATGTTACGGTTAATGTTGTATTTGCAGGAGCTTGCCCATATGTTCTTGTATATAAGAAGTTTGCTGGATCAATATCAACATCAATATCTCGCCGAAATCCTGCTAATCCATTTCCAACATTGTCCGGATTTGGAACAATTTCTTCATCATTGTTAAATGATACCCCAGAACCAAACTGCATTTCTAAAAGATTATCACTGCGTAACCTAGTAACAAATCGTTTTGATGTTTTCCGTAGTTTAAGCAAACTAGGTGATGATGACCTAAACACAGAAAGTTCTGGATCATTTTCTGCGATATTTGGAATTGATTCAAAAATAGTATCTTGGGCTAAATATGGAACTTCATACCAATTATCACCATCAGATTCTTCTACTGATAAAATTTCTACGATATTAGTATCATTTAGTAAAACTTTATCATATGCAACGGGAGATCCAAAGGTAAATGATTGTGTACGAATTTCACCAGAGACTGCTCTAACACGTTTCTTTAAAAGAAAATATGTTGGCGCTTTTGTTGCAGGATCTGCTTCATACACAGAAATTTCAGTTGGATCTAGAGATGATGAAAATGAAAAATCTAATGAATCTGTAGATCTAAATACAACACCACCTGATCGTGCCCGTAAACTATTAATAGAAAGTGCATAATCAAAATCTGGCCGAACATTAACACCAGATCCTATAGCAGGAACAAGATGAAATACATCTAACATTGTTTGTGCTGATGTTACAGTTTTTGCTTTATATCCCAATGTAGCAGCAATATCAAATATATTTCCTGTTTCTGAAGCTTGATTCATCAACGTTTCGCGAATATTGGTATCTGCATAAAAACTTAAAACATCACCAACATACGCAGCCATTTCGATAAACACTCCGCCAGGAGATGCATCACTAAAATCAGTATATGTATCTGGAAAATATTGTTTAGTAAAATCAATCAAGTTTTTCTTGAATTGCCCGAAATCTTTTCCTAAATATGATATTTCTTTTTTTGTTTCCATGATGTTTATTTCTGTTAATCTCCAACAATTATTTGACCATTTTCAGTTCCAGTAATTGTAATTTGTTGTTCAAAAGCTGATCGATCTACAGTAAATATAATTGTTATTTTAATATAATGTTCAAATGTCGGGTCATCTTCTACTGTAATGATTTTTAGATTTTGTATGTTAATATATGGTGTAAAATTTGATACAGCTGCATTTATAAGTGTTTGAATTTGTTCTTTAACAAACAAATTGCTTTGTTCAAAAATTATACGCTTTAAATTACATCCAAATGTTGGATTTTCATATCGTTCACCAGGAAATGTTAAGAGTAAATTCTTTAAGTTGTTACGAGCTTGCGTGTCAATATCTGTGAGTGATTCAAATACTCCCGGTCTAGAAAAATTTATACTAATTCCTAGTGGTGTATTATTAGTTCTAACATTTTCCGCGCTAGATACAACAACATATGACATTATACGAATCCTTTTTTCTTATCAACGGCTTTCATCAAAGCAGAATAATCTCTTGTTATGGCTTTTGCAACTACCGGATCAACTTGTAAAATTTTATCCGTTTCTGGATCATGCATTGTTTGTGGTTTACTAGGCTGCTGATTTGTTCGCATCATACCAAAACCAGGTGCATCTGCAGATGTAAAACTCAACGTATCAATATCTTCATTTACTAGTTCAGCAAAACTAGATATACCAGTTCCTGGATCTCGCATAGATGGCGTTTCGTTTAAAATATTTGCAAAGCTGGTTGATTTGAATTGAACTTTATTTTTTACATGTTGTGTTTCTGGAACAATACTAGTTTTATTTCGTACTGGCTCTTGGGTTACACGTTTCTTTACGGATGACATTTTCATCTCATTAATAGTAGATTGTAAACCTTCTTGAAGAATTTCTGTCAATTCTTCTTTTATAACCTCACGTACAGCGGTTTTAAGTGCTTTTATTAATGTTTTTGAATCCATATGATATCTTTTATTATAAATATAAAGATCAATAGTTTATGCCCGTTCCCCATGATTGAGCATCTAATTTTGGACCATACATCATTCTATTTTGAATATCTATATAGTAATCGCCCAATTTACCTAAATTAGATTTTGGTGCACCATTTTCTTGATATACTCGGCTTGGGGCTTCTAATAATGATGTTAATAATGATTGTTGTTGAGCTACTAAAGATTCAATGGTATCTGACCTTTGTTGTAAATCATCATCAGAAACATTTAATTCATTGTAGAAGTCAGAATCAATTAAATCATTGTAATCGCCATCAATATCATCGATAACAGATTTTGGTAGTTGTAAGTTTTCTAAACCATCTAAATCACCATTACATGTTTCTGATATACGTTGTATTGCATTGATTAACGGTGGCACTATGGTAGCAAGTTTCGATGTTATTGAATCTGGTATAGTTTTAAATTGTTCTAAAGATGCAATTGCATTTGCTATGGTTGCATCCTGTATTGCTGTTAATTGTTGTGCAATAAATAAAGGCGCAGTAACCGGATTCAATAATTGAGCTGCAGTAATTGCAGATTTTACCGCACTAGCTGTTTTAACTAATGTTTGAACTGTCTTAATAGTTTTACTTATGTCAGGAATTGTTTGTTGTACTTTAGTGATTTGCTGTTGTATTTTAGCTAAATCATCTTTGATTTTTTTAACATTAGGATCATCACAACTACAACCTCGCGGTAATTTTATTGAATCTTGTACAGTTTTATTTACTGATTCAACTAACCGATTAGTTTGCTGATCAAGTTGTTTAACTATTAAATTGACGCCTTTGCCAGGTAATTTAGGAACAATATCAAATGGTGGTGTTAGTGCTGACATGATATAACCTTAATATGTTTGTTGTTTTATAAAATATTTAGAACTAAGTAGTTTTTGTAAATCACGTTGAGCTGATTGAATATTTGATTTATCTAAAAACGTACCTGTTAAATGAGCTGCTTGCACCGGGACATTGAGTTGGTTTAATATCTTTTGAAGTATAACAAGCAATACATCTCCATGAACCATGGAAATATTTGCTTCATCACTTCCAATTTTCACATCACCGGTTGTATTTAATATAACTGCTTTCGGTGCATCAATAACTGCAACGTCTGTTTTAGCTTTGAGCACAATGCGATCAGCAGTTCCGATGAGTTGAGATTTTGCATACTGTGATTCTGTTGGAGTAAAACAACGCAATGGATTTTTTTCTTGTGAAGTTCCTAATGTTAATGTTGGCAGTTGTTGGGTTGATGTTAAATAAATTGCCGCATTTTCATCTTTTATTTGCTCAATTCCATATGAATCATCTTCATTAATCCGGTTATTTGAAATAATAGTAATTGGATCTCCCGTACGGTTACCAATCCATGTAGGTTGTTGTTCTACTTTTATATTTTTAGTATCAATTGTGCTACTAAACCGCAAACTATTCCCCCAACGTCCTTGCAATACAACATCTCCTTCAAATTGCTGAAGTATGGATACAACACGTTCTTTAAAAGAATCACCTGGGGCTGCAGACCCTGATATTCTGGAATCAGAAACACCTGGAATAGCATTTAGATTGATATCAGAACTTATAGACAATGTATTCAGATAAAACCATTCTGTTTTTCTACTTTCAACATTGGAATCAGCACGATAACCACGGAAAACTAGTACATGTTCACCAACTAATGGAATTTTAGATGTATTCAAATCCGCAGGTTTAGCGATGATTGGAGGAGACCATGTACCGGTTTGAATAATCGAACAATCGATCATGTATATGTTTTTTACATTGCGGTCTGCAGGTTGATTTTTTTCTTTTATTTTACGATCAATTGATAAATCATAAGTAGGATTTGGGGTAACCGCAGTTACTTCAGCGACATAAAACCAAACTGGATTTGAATACGGTCTACTCATTATTACCTGTCAACTTGCTTTTGGCTTGATTTATTTTGTTCTGGAAATTTGCGTCTTCTACATCTAATTGTTTAAGATCTCGAATTTCATCTTCCAATTCCGTTTCTAATGTAGTTTCAGCCATTCGAATCAATTGTTGTTTTTCTTCATCGCTAAGCAATGAATCAGCACCTGCAATAGTTTGTTTAGTTGAAATATAACGCTGAACAATCGCAGTTAATTTAACTAGATGATCATCATTCTTAACAGCAACATCTAGATATTCCTTAATTAAAGGAACGATGATAGTTGCATCAGATGCATTTTTAATTAACGGCTGTAACTGAGCAATCAGTTGCGTTATCTGACGATCTTTTTTCTTGCTATTATGATATACATCAGACATCAAATCAGCAAATGTAGTACCTTTAAATAATTCTTCGTTTCTATCCATTTTAAAACATTTATATAAATATAAATATCAAAACGGCAATTTTATGAAGTCTGTTTGTTCGTACTCTTTAAATCTATCTTCGTAAATTTGTTTTAATGTCTTAACAACCCTGGTAATGTTAGTTGTTTCCATTCCAGTGCGTTCTCGAATTAAAATATACAACGCTTTCTTGTTGAAATCTTCAATATTTTCGCGAGTCTCAAAAATATGCAACACAGATTCAGCAACATGAATATCTGTAGAATTATTAAATATATAATTTAAGTTATCATAACAATATTCAATGTAAGCATCCATAAAATATTCTAAAGTTTCACGCATTTCATCATTGTGAATTTCTGTGATTATGTTGCGATCTTCATCTACATCAATAACATGGGCATCAGCCTTTACCTTTGCATAACCTTTTTGATTTTCTGCAATTAAATAGTTAAATGACGTTCTTGTATAATAAGAATATGCTTTTCCGTTTTCTGGTTTAAATTTATCTAAACGAGCCGTTAAAAATGTAACTAAATCAGTTTGTAAATCATTAAACGTCGAATCAATGTAATCAGGTTTTATCTTGTTGATTAAATTTTCTGCAAGTTTCATGAATGCCGGAAATATAAATCTGCGATAAATTTTTTCGCGAAAAGCAGGTTGATCTTCCGTTTTATTGTATGCACAAATTGCTATATCAGTGATCTTTGTAAAATATACATTACTTTGTTTTTTAGCTCTCTTGCCCATCAAATTCCTCTTTAAGTTCTTCAATTACTTGTTTTAACAAATCAAACGTTGTTCCAGCTTCATCATCTTTTTCAAATGCTCCTAGTCGATCAATTTTTTGCATGGCATCATATGATTGCTGAATTCTAGAATACATGTATTCATTTGTTTGCTGAATCGACTCAAAAAATTCATCAGTGTCAGCTAAAACGCCAGCTAAAATATAAGCTCTATAACCAAAATATACTGCGGCTCCTGTGGCTACGATTGATAATAATATAAGTGCTATCATGTTTATTATTCTGCATTAAACGCACTAAAAATATCCGTTAACGTCTTTTCAACATCTGGATTATTTTCTGCTAAGTTTTTTAAACCGTTGCTTTTTGTGATTTTACTTTTTTCTGCAACAGGAGCCGGAGATGATGCTTTTTCATTTCTCCAACGCTCATATTCAATAGTTGATGCCATATGGTCAGCGTGATGCAATATGATTGGAAGATTTGTTTTCAATTTAGCTTGTGGAGATCTAGCAACAAAATATGGTTTATTTGCATCATCATACATTCCGTCGTGAATCTTGATTGCTTGATACTCATTCCAAGATATTTTAACACCATATTCTTGAAGCAACCAAATTGATAAATCTGGTACCATTGTGAATGGAATATTTGAATTTGTTTTATATAATTTACCTTGATTCTTGCGATGCCAATCCGAAGTTTCTACTTGATATACTTCATTGCCTTCGCCTGGAAATCCTACTTTACCTAAATCATGATGCATTGCAGCAAACAACAATTCTTCCGTAGTATAACCAGACATATCAGCACCACAAACTGTCCATGTATTATGCAAAGTTAACGCACAATCCATTACTCGAAGTACATGGTCTACATATCCACCAGCAAATGCATTATGAAAATGTTCCATGGAAGATGCTGGCATTAACGCCATTCGATCTTCGAAATCATCATACATCTTATTTAATGCGCCTTTCCGGGATGGAAATAAATCATTAACTAATCCGCGATAACGTTCCCAATTTGATTTGATTTTTTCTGCTTCTAACATAACTTATTATAATGAATTATTTTCGTATTTCCAATACAAATCCTGCAACAAGCTTTGTAACACATTTTGAACATGTTATTGCAGTTGCCTTTTCATCTACTCGTTGACAAATTTCATCACAATATTTACATTGCAGTTTTTTGTAACCTTTAGGTGGTTTTGTTGATTTTGTGTTTCTCATTCTCTATCGATAAAATAACGTGCAGAATCTAATTTCTTAAGAGCGGTTGCTAAATTATGCAATGCAGATGCTTTATCTATTTTGCCTTCTTGCAGCATAAGTCCGGTGTTTCTGATAATCTCTCTTGCATCTTCAATATCATCAGTAATTTGTGCTTTGTAACGGTAATGAGCCATAACTATCCTTTTTTTTTAAATTTATAATAAATATGGTTAATCTAAAATCAATGCAGTTTTTTGTTCTTGGCAACATGTTACATTTAGTTGTAACAATGATTGCTCTTTAGCCTTAGCCTCAACCTCAACATCTAATGCATCAACACCATATGTATTCGGAAGCTGTGTGATAAAATCAGCATGAGCTTGCTCCTTGATCTTAGTAAATTCTTTGTATTGTTTGTGAAATGTTGGCCATTGTGCAATAGTTTCTAAAGAAATGCCATGATGTGCAAACATACGCTCAATGAGAAGTTGCTGCTCACGACGTCGCGACTCGGAGTAATGAGTGCATTGCGTAGCACCATGAATAGCCCACGTGTCACGTGCCATGAAGAAAGCTTCTTGCTCGCTGATGTCACCTGTATTGAATGTATGATGCCAATAGTCAAATGTAATAGGAATACGCGTAACAGAATGCACCATCTCATATAATTCACGCACGGAATACATGGAAGCCTTATCATCATTCTCAACAACTAACCGTGCACGGCAGGACGCTGATAAACGTGCGTAGTTAAACAACCAACGAGCAACCGTACCAGGCTTATCGCCGTAAGTAGCACCAATATGAATATTGATAAGATTGTCAAAGCTAGGAGCATAACCCATAAGGTCAAACATTTCGCTATGACGCTCGAGGCCAATGATGCTATTGTCAACAACCACATCATCAGGACTACCTAAGATATGAAACGGACCAGGGTGTGTCGTAAGACGATGATTATGAGCACGAGCATAATCACCTGCTATGCGAAGATGATGTGTGATCTCCGCGATACCTGGCAAATCTGCTAACTCATAATGATTCCAACGAGGAAATAATTCTGAACCAATACGAAATAGACGAATACCTTGCGATTCATTCCATTGCAGAATAGTCAATAAATCTTTAGCATTGGCAAGTGCAATGTCAGAAGCTAATTGTAAACCGCCAAGACGGAACTTGCGATCAATCATTGTGCGACCGGTGCGGATGCCTTGAGATGAAAGTTGCATATTAATGCAGCAGTAACCTAGACGAATCATATAATAAATTTAATGGATTATACTATATATTATATAAACATTTTCACAAATCCAAATAACTGGTATTTTTTTTTATTCGTATATTTATATGAAAGTAACCACAAAGGAAAAAAATATGAAAAACACATTAGCAGAAAATTTACTTAGATTTGGCGTAAAAAATCTTTCTGAAACTGATCGATCTAAATTAGCAGAACAGGCAACAGAACCAACTGATTCTGGTAAGTCTAATATTACCGGAACTCATGCAAAATCATTAATGACCGTTCCTGGAATCTCAATTACTCCTTCGAAATCTGATCCAAATCGATCGTTTTTAAAGTCTGATGGATTATGGAAAACAATGATCGAATATATAGGAGGTTATCAGGGCAATCTTAATAAAATAATTGGAAAAACTATTTTAGTTTTTGCAAAAAAACTTGTATTATGGGATCCTAAATCTGGAGCTGTTGCTGGTGCTGGTGGTTACGGATTTCTAGAGTTAGAAAATAATAATACAGATAAGATTATTGTAGGTTCATTTATGACAAGAGCTTGTTATGTTGGACATTATGGTAGTGTAACTAACAACGCAGATTTAAAATCTGGTACAACATACTTATATTTATTTAACCGGCCAGTTACCACAAACTATTCTGGAGATCCAAATAAACCATTTATACAAAGTGACGGTACAGCATCTGAATCAGCTGATCGTACTATAGAACAGCAATCAGATTTGTTTGTTGCAAGAGGTGCTGGGGCTGGGGCAGATCAAGCTTTAGCAGCATTTGATGATCCAACGGTTATTCCAAAAAGTCTTCATATAAATGGTTCAAAATTAAAAGCTGGAGTTGATTATATTCGAATAAGATTAGGGGATGGATATTGTCCAGAATATAAGGGATATGCAGATTATATCGAAGTTCTAACATGGCATTATGGTGAGATGGTTAATGTTAATAAAATAAAATAAATTATTAATATGCGTAATGCATTTTTATAATTTGTTTATCCAAATCTGAATATTCAGTTACTAATGACCATTCTTGATAAAAAATACTATCAGGATACTTCATTGAATCATTCATTAAACCTAATGATTGCGTAAGTTCTTCACGTACAGCATGACGTTTTAATAATTCAGCTCGATCTTTTGGTAACCATTCACACCTTACAACATCAACATAAAATGACCCGCGGATCCAATTATTATTTTCACCGTGATATATAGCAGCTAAACCATAATTTTCTGCTGTATACGGTGCAACATTTGGATCAATTTTTTCATAATCTATAAACCAACCGAAGAAAACAATTAAGTTAGCTTCTGGTTCTGTATCTACAATTTTAATTTCAATGGTATTAATTAATTCATTTAATTCATTGATAACTTTAATCAATTCTGAATAGGCTACAGAATCTTTATTACCTTTAACAAATATTTTTATATCTGTTTTCCATGTACGTGGAGTAAATGAAGTAATACCATCACTTGCATACTCAGAGTGGGCTGCAATTTCTTTATAATAATCAGTTACTATATTTTGTGAAAATAATGTATTTGTATATAAAACAAAAATAAATGCTAACTTTTTCATGATCTCTTATTTTTAAATGGTTAACTAATTAATTATACTATAAATATAAGAAAATATTTTCATATATCCAAATAAAATGTTTTTTCATTATTACTATATTTATATCAAAGAAAGTAACCACAAAGGAAAAAAATATGAAAAACACATTAGCAGAAAACATGATGCGTTTTGGAACTAAAAATTTGTCAGAAGCTGCACAGAAAGAATTAGTTGTTAACTCAATTATGGAAACTATTGAACAACATGGTTTGTATTTAGAAGTACGTAAAGCATTATTGGAACAATTAAATCCTAATGCAATTATTCAGCAAATAAAAACTGCCATGGCTGGTTTAGGTACCGATAATATGTCAGTTTATAACGCAGTCGTACGAGGTATTAAAAATAAACAAATATACGATCAAGTATTAGCATTAGTTAATAAAATGAAATATAAAACTATACTCGCGTGGTTAAGTACTGATATGGAAGAAACGAAACCAAATTCATTCCGATCATTATTTGATCCAAAAAATGAAAAAATCACCGGTGGTATCGAAAGGCATTTAAAGCAATTTAACTCAAACGAAGAATGGTCGGACTCTGGTATTCTAGGTGCTGGTGGAATTTAAAATACTAAAATAAATTAATGAAAATGGGGGGTTATGTACCCCCATTTTCCATCTTATTTATTAAATTTTACTTTATCTACAATTAGATTAATATTAAAAATGATCAAACTAATAAAACTTAGAATCATAATAATATTATAAATCGGATTAGGCGAAAACAGCCATTCAATACCATTATTAATAATTTCAGTAACTGATAAATTAAATGGATTAATAGTACATAAACATACCGACAACAATAATGTATTAATAACAACTACATTTGTAATAAACAACAACTTTTTCATAACTTTAATTTTTTAAATGGTTAACTAATTAATTATACTATAAATATAAGAAATATATTAGTACGATCCAACCAAAATCAAAAAAAGTTTTGAAAAAGTTTAATCTCGTTTCACAAATCCATTTAAAAAGTCTCGTTGACGTTGGATTGCGTCATCGAGTTTAGGGTCTTTTCGTTTTTTTGAATTGTTTGAGTGCATTCGTGTAGAGCCAGACTCATTACCATTTTCCAAGCTGTTTGTTCTGGAGGAATTTGCGTTGTTTTTAGCACTAGTTGTTCTATTAGACTTTCGCTTGTTCGAATCATCATTTCTGCTCGGAGGCGTTGGCCTTTCGGGCTTTTCATAAATTTGGAGATTGATTCTGGGCTGTTCACCTGCTGCAATTCGTCGGTTGAGTTCCGTTGCACCAATAGTTCGGGTTTCTTCGAAGAAGATGCATCCGGTGGTGTATTGGGTTCCATATTCTTTGATTTGAATGCCACACGGATAACGTGTATTATTCGATGTAACTGTGTATTGAATGCCCCAATTAGTTTGTTTATGATTTGTAACATGTCCGTATTTTTTACTACCTAACCAAGTAAAATAAACAGGCTCTCCGGTTTTAAAGAGAGCCTTGTTAAATTGTTTTTCTATGTTTTCTGGTGCTTGAGGTTTCTTTGCCATATCCGTTTAATTAAAACATATACCGGTAATTTGATCTATGATGTTGAATACGCGGATATATTTTGTAACCTTATCTTTAGAAAACATTTTTTCTGTTTGTTTATCCCGTTGCAATATATAACCAGATTGCATGAAATTGTTCATAACTACTCGAATTGCACGTAGACTGTTAGCTTCGATCATTATGTTTTCTTCATCAATCATAACAGCAACTTGATGTAATTTAGAATTTGAATCACGTTTATCCGTTAATTCTATAAATTCATCTTCTATATCCAAATCTTGTTTTTCCTCTAAAGAAGCTGCAACTGATTTAAAGAAATCAGATAAATCTAAATTAGTTCCAGCTTCATATGAATGAAATAAACCAAATAAATAATCAATCCGGTCCTGTGTATTCAATGTTAGAAAAAAATTAAATTCTTCTTTACTTATGAATATCTGTGTAAAATCTGTTTGCATGGCTTTTCCTCCTGTTTAATTGCAAATAACACGTCACATTGTTCTAGTTGTAACTGTTTAATAACTGCTATTTGTTGTCTTGCTTCATCTAAGCTCTGTGCATGAACTCGGCCAATTGGCTCACGTTTACTATCAATTTGATATGAATATGAATATGTATTCATGTTATTTTATTTTATAAATATAAACCTAATTCGTATGCTCTAGTCGTTGTGATCAACGCATCAGATAAAGTTTCCGAAACTCTGGTTATTTCATGTGGTGTTAAATTAACAGTAAATGTTTTAATTTCCACCGGAAATGCTGTTTCATTGCCAAATCTAGAATACGTTGAAGATTGTTCTGCAATTGATTTAGAATATGAAATTAAATCTTTGTATCGAAATTTAATTTTAGCTCCTGCTACTTCTAATACACCAATTTGAGTCATCATTGGATCTTCACGAAAAACTTCTTCTGAAATTTTTTCATTGAATATAAAATCAATATCCGCCCAAGTATTTCCATATCGATTGCGGATTTTGTCTGAAATAGCCCATGGCTGATTAACGCTGCTTATTGTCATAATATTTAAAATTTATAAATTGTTACTGTGTATACATCTGGTGAATAATTGTTTCGGACCGTTACAAAACGATATTTTTCAATCAACATATCCATGATTAAACCAGGATGCACATAAAAGAATCCTTCATGGATGGTATTGTTAATTGGATTAAGAAGATTAAATGATACTACTGATTGTGCCACATTATACAAAATGTCAACATCCTCAAATAGTTTAGTTAAATCAGCATCTTCAGTTTCACATCGTCGTTGGGTAAATACACCATTGGCAACCACCCATTCATGTGGTTCTAATTTAGCGGTTTCAAATGCACCCGTTTGAATATCCGTTAAGCCCCATTTAACTTCGCCTAACTGCGTCATTACGGGATTATGATCTATGGCATTATACGCTACAATGTCATTGTTAGCCGCAGCCAAATCGCGTGCTACGGCATATAAATCACATCTACCACACCCAATATCTAACAATGATCCGCCGCTATATCCAACTAATACGTTTTGCATTAGGTAACGTTGTTCTGCTGTGGTGTTATATCCAACCGGAATTGGACTGTGCATCAAGTAATCAGGATCTTCTACGGTTAATTTATCCCATATTTTATACTGATCTTCGGTATTTTCTAAATTTTTTAGAATTTCTTGTGTTATTGAATTTTCCATGATTATGATTTAGTTATAGGTAACAAATCATTATTCAATAATTCTTTATATGGAATTGTGGTTTCAATTTGTTCTGTTTTGCAAAGCATATCTGTTAGTGTAGTATTAACATATGTTTCTGCACGAGTAGAACCAATCATACATACGGCTGTTCGATTTTCTAATAAAACGTCATATACTGTGCGTTTACTTGCAATGAATTTATCTAAAACAACACCGACACGATTAACTCCTTGTTGAGTTACAATTACTGTTTCGCCTATTTGAATTGACATTATTCGATAATTTTAATGATTTTATTTGCTGATACTGATTTCACTTCAAAATCAAAATTATAACCTTTGAAATCTTCAATAACCTTAGCTTCAGCTTCTGTTACAGATAATGCTTCTACTAAATACGTTTCAGTAACGCGCTTTTCTTTTGTGCCTTTTGGCGTATCAACTGATTCAATCAATTGAACTTTTGCTGTGTAATAACTCATTTTTTGTTTTTTAAATTAATAATTCTTATCAATAATATAAGAAAATTATTTTAAAGATCAAAATTATTATTTAGATAATAACTTCTTTAAAGCAGATCTTAAAATATCTTTAGATTCTTTTAGTACCGTACCAGTTTTTACAACTCCAGCATTTTCAGGACCAGGCGGTGGTGGTGGAGCTTCAGGAGCTGGCATTCCGCCCCCTCCCCCCTCGGCACCTTTTTCAGCTTTTTCCTTATCTTCTGCACCAAAACCTTTAACATCATCTAATGATAATTGCAATTCGATTGTGTAATCACTGTTACGACCAAATCCGGTATAAGGAACAATCTTAATAATTTTGTCTCTAAGAAGTCCTAATAGGATGTCTGGAGTGCAATTGAAGTCTTTACCGCTTCTTGCTATGAATTCTCGAATGCCAGCATCTGAAATAGAATATATGATACCTAAATGATTAGAACCATACGCATCAAATTTACCCAAAAATCTTTTTTCAGCTGGTGTAAATGCAGACTCAGGATCAGATGATGGTGCATTATCAGTGCTGATTTTACCAGCTTCTGCTTGTTCATACACCATCTGATGCAATGTCGTTACGATGATATGTTCATTGATAGGTTTACGCATTTTTCGATTCAGCTAATTGGGTCGATCTATACTTACTTGCAAGTTTTTTAAGTTCATTGATAGATTTTCGAGCTCTAACTCCAGCTGCTTTTACTTGTTTTTCAGTAAAACGTTCGTGATTTTCTTTAAACGATAACCAATGTTGTTCCATTTCTTGGAAAAGTTCTTGTGATGTCATATTAACCTTCTTTTTATATAAATATAAATACCGTTTTCACTTAAAACGGTCCATAAAAACATGTATATTTTGGTTTGGAACTCGTAATTCTTCATAATCAGTCATTTCGATTATGATATTTTCATCAGACTGACGTATTGTTATGATGTGATTTTTATTAATGTACTTAACATGCACATTACCTTGCTTATCTAACACATCAACTTTAAGAAACATGTTTGAGTTTTGCATAACCAAGCCCTAAAAGAACAATTAATCGCCAGTCCAATATCCACCACCTCGTTGACGTGTTGGTTCACCACCAGTTGTTTGACGAGGATTGGTATCATGAATTGTAAACGTTAATTCATTTGGATTTCTAAACATTAAATCTTTGGTTATTTGTTTATGTAAATCATAAACTTTATCTGGATTTTCATCATTATACTTAAATAATGCAATTCGTAATGAATCAACATCATCGCCAGATGAATTAATTAATGTTTTTAAAGTTTTTCTAACATCTGCAGCATTTGTAAAACGTTCTTCATCAAAAACCATACCTAAAATTCCACGTAACAACGGAAAATTAGTTCGATCTTCATTGATACTAGATTTTTCTTCATATTCTTTAATGATTTTAGCAAATCGTTTTGCTTCTTCGGTTACAATTCTACGAAAAGTAGGATTAGTTGCTATAAGTTTTTTAAAATTCATTGTTTTATCCGTTTTTTAAAATAAATATCTACCATTCTTTTAATTTAGATGAATCTGTAGTCCATGTAAAGTGCCAATGTTCTGGCGGATTAAGCGACTTTCCCTCATACCATGACCAATTATATTTATATCCGTTTTTCTTGATCCATTGCTGAGCAGCTGCTGGAGAAACATCTATTGCCTTACCCCATCCATGGTTGGATGTGCCTGGTAATGCTGCAGCTACATTTGTTCCTTTTTTCTTTTTTTCTCCGGTTCTATTATATCGTTCCCAATCAAAAATAGCATCTTGAATTTCATATGGTCGATATGCATCAGTTATTTTAAATTGTACACCATCAGCATTAGCAGCTTTTTTCATTTCTAGAAAATCAGCAGCAGCATCTGCATTTAATTTAAACCCATCACCAATACTAACTAATTCACCAGCTGACAGTTTACCATTATTTCCAGTAGCTATAGTTTTTGAGACTTCTCTAGATTTACTATTTTGGATCCAATCTGCTTCTCGATTTCTTCTTTTACGATTAGCACTTAAAGATCTAACAGCATCGGCAATTGATTCAATATCACCAGTTCTAGCTGCTTGAACTACAGATGATGGCAAAGTTCCGTAGTTATATGTTACTGATGTTAATGCAGCAATAGTAGCATTGTTTAATTTATCAACACCAGTCCCAATACTTTTTTTGGTATGCGGTATAAATTCATCTCGTAATCTGCGTTGTAAATCGCGTTCAGCATCTTGTTGGGTGATTTTAATAGCTGGACGTTCTGATCGATTTGATGATAGTTTGACTACTTTACCAGATGCATCTGTAATAGTGCTACTACCGTATCCAATTCTCCAGTTATTTACATCCCAATGTGGTTTTGTAGAAAAACCTTCTTCAGATCGCAGTATTGCAGCTGCTTGTGTAATAATATCATCTGAAGTTTCAGCATCATATTTTTCACCGCTTATAAATTGTGTTGATAGTGTATCTGGTTCTTTAGAATCTGGTTCTTCTTTTGGCAATTCAACTGGTTTATTAACCAATGATTTTGCCATATATGACAGTGTACCATAACTTTTAGCACCAGATGACTTTATTGCATTAATATCAGTTTTTGTTAATTTACTAGTTACCGATAAATCATTTATTGTTTGAAATTGCATTACGGCAGTTTCCGTAGTTTCACCGAATAAACCTTGTTTGATTTCTACGGGATCTATTTCATATCCTAATTTAACTAGACGTTGTTGTATTTCAATTAAATCAGGAGATTTGGATCCGCGTTTAAATTCAACGGCTTTTTTAACTTTACCTTTAATATCTTTACGTTTCGTTTTACGTGATTTTTCTTTCTCCGATTGTTTTTCTCGTTCAATTGCCGCAGCGTCAACATCCGAATCAATTTCATTTAATACTCGTAAAACTTGACGAGCAATGAGTTCATGTCCTTCTGCGTTTAATAGTAATCCATCTTTATTGAAAAAGTTTTTCTTACGCGTTAATTTATATGCATCGATTACATGGTCTGCAATGTTTTGTTCTAATACCCATTGCACAATGCTTTCATTGTTTTCGTGTGTGATATGGCCATAAGCGACAAATTCTTTGGTAGTCGGCGTTATGGCAATCAACATAGCACCAGAATCTTTGGCATCTGTGTACATTTGTTGTAACACTTCTTCTTCGCGTGTAGTTTTACCGGGTTTAATATTGCTATACATAATGCAGATAACATTATATTTTTTCATATCTGCAGTTTGCAATAATCTAGGAAATTGTTCAATTGAAATGTTAGCAGCTGAAATATTGCCGTTAACTTCTCTGGTTTTTAAAATATCTCGAGCATAACTAAATGTAGCAGTTGTATCAGCATCACCAACAAAAAGAACATTTAGTTTTTTTGGTTTCGATGACTGTTTTGCATTTTTAGCTTGCTCTAATATGTATTTTAACCGTATCATCTTCCCTGAGCTACATATGACTTAACGTAATTTTTACTGGTTTTGTTTGTAGATGATTTTGATTTTGCGTGCACGCCCGGACGTTTAACTTTTGGACGTTTAATATGTGTACTTACGGTATTTGCTTTAACCTTTGCCATTGTTATCCTTGAAAATATGTTTGTTCGAAATATAGTATTTCAAACTTATTATTTGTATCAATCAGTTCTGCAGCATTCAATAAATCAGAATATTCAATTACTGAATCATTTTGCCCGGTGCGGTATGCAGTTAAAAAATCATATGTATTCAAATCTGTTTCGAATAAAGATTTTGAATCACGCATATACGCTTCAAATAAGGCATATTCTAATGCGTATGCTTTATTAATTATATCAATTAGATCTGTGAATGTGATGTTTGGTTTGATTGACGGTAATAAAGGCATTACGTTCCAATCTACTAGATATTTCTGCAATCCTTTTGCATGTTCTAATTCATTTTCGGCTTCTTGCGCAAAAAATGCTGCGGCTTTCATATAACCTATCCCAGCACACCAATTTGTTGCATTGCGATAAAAATAATGAGCTGTGTATTCATCCCCTAACCGTTCTGTTAAAATTTTTACGGATGCATCAGCTAATGTTTTTGGTGTTTTAATTGTACTCATTGATTGACCTTGATAAATAACATTTCGTAAAATGCATAATGTCCTAGCACGATTATTGCTACACAACCTACTAAGAATGCAAATATACTTTTCATATTAATAAATATCTAAACAGTAAAAAAGTGCTAATATTTCTACTAGCACTCCGTACGTTTACCTCACAACGTATTGCCTAAGGTAGCAGGCATTTTTATTCCATTTCAGCTTGGTAGCCAATATCACTCAATACATCTAGCAATTCGTCATAAGCTCGAAGATATCCCATTTTCTCTTCACGTTGTAATACACTATTAGTAGCCATATTTCTACGTAGATTTTGAACCATATCTTCGGCTCTAGAAACTAAGTCTAGAATAGAATCATCTTTACCTTCATTTACTTCCTTAGCAGCTTTTTTCATAGGCTCTTTTTTATTACCATCTTTATCTAGGTCGATATAATCAGGTTTAACACTCTGATTGGCTTCGTGTACTGCTATAGCATCTTTAAGGGTAGGCAAAGATCCATCTGCTTTGCGTTCCCACGCAAAACCTTCTTTAATTAAAGATTTAAGTTTTAACATTTTTTCAATTCCTTTTACACATATAAATATATCATTCCATACATTTCAAGAATCTACTTAAAAATTGCAATATATCTTCAGCAGTATCTAATCCATGTTTTTGTTTTATGAAATCGATGAAATCTGTTGGATCTATGGTAAAATCATATGCATCAAATAAAACATGCTGATAATCATAATGTGATATAGAACCTTCTTCTGCTAAATCATATAAATTACGATCCAACCAATGTATATAACATTCTCGTAACTGTTCGAAATCTCGAGTCAATTTCGCAATGTCTTCCGGTCCCATCACCCCCTATCCTTTCATTTACCATAAATATCAGGATATATCGTAGAATTGAAAAAAAGTTACTGTGTATTCAGAAACTTTATAATATATTTTTTATTCAACTATATAATATACATGCATATATTTGTACTTGATATATATTGCAACTAAAAACACTGCAATAACCAAACATGTTTTGAATACTTTTTTCATATGTTTAATTTTTATACCTTAAATATAAGAAAAAAATTGATGCAAACCAAGAAAAATGCAAGAAAGTTTTAAGTAGTTTGTTTAGGCTGATAATTTGGATTCTTATATTGATAAGTTCCAACCGGAGCAATCTTAACAGTTTGTCGGATACTTGGAGTTTGGTTACCAGTACGGTTAAACCCTGCTTGAGGCTGATAGAAAGGAACACGCGATACTTTAAGGTTGCGCATTCGGTCTAAACGAAATATTCTCCATCCTTCATATGATTCACCACCTGGTCCTGTTAATTGACCATCACGTGATACTTGATATGCAGATATAGCGCCATTGCCACGCGTAGTAATGTTTCGCTGATATAATTGACACCAACGTTGAGAAGTAACGCCATCTGGGCCTGTATAATCAAATGTAACGTGCCAAAACTTTCCATTTTCTCCGTCTAGCACGGGATCAACTTGCGAAGCAGCAATCTGTTCAATTAAAAGTTCCGTAAGTATGCCGTTAAGTGATATCATGCTGTAACCTTCGATACAAATGTTCCACCTTCTAAAGGAATGGCAAGTCCAGCAGTAACTAAACTCTGCCAAACATTAAGTGCTTCCTGAGATTGCATCTTATCAGAATACAATTTTTTCTGTTGTTGTGCTAAATGTTTGATAATGAAACGATACATCCCTTTACCAATGCCCGCGCCTTTGAATCGATCGTAAAGCAAAACAGAATCAATTTGCCAATCCGTACCATGAGGACGTAAACGAAATGCTCCCATACGTTCACCATCATATGTAGGCAAATAAACCAGCAAACCATTAACTAGAGTACTACGAATTTTGATTTTCGAAGTATCCAAATTCTCCAGTAAATGTTTTAACTGTATCATTAGAACAAATCTATATTATGGTTTTTAGTATATTCTTCAATTTCAAAAAATGTTTTATTCATTGCATTAACAATGTCATTCATATCTTGCGTCGGTATAGGTTCTCCGGTTGGCACCATTAACTCTTTACTATATGACAATTTATCTTCCAACGATTTCTTTGCATATAAAAATACACGAAATGTTAAATCATCCATATCCTTGGGTTGCATTGCATGTATTTCATTTTTAACGACAAAGTTATGAAATGTATATGCATCAACAACATGCGGATAATACGTTACGTTAGATGATACATTGAATTGTGGAAATATAATTATGTCATCGCCCATCGTAGTTCGTACATCTTTATTGTATACAACGCGTTGCGCTTCAAGACGTTTAGGATCGCGAGGATGATTAGAAACATTGAACGATTTTAAAAATGGCACACGTCGGAGAATTTCATCTCGTACTGAATCTAGTTGTCCCAATTGTTCCAATAAGTCTCGTAGTCGTATCATAATAATAAATATCCGAATAACAAATTAACCCGGTATGAATACGCTCGTCCGCTGCAGCCCTACAGGCCTCCGCTGACTCACGCCCCTAACGGGACTCTGATTCTACTCCCGTTGCATCAGCATCACTACGACGCACTAACCACAATTGATCTCCGCGATGCATTGTGGTGTATCCTGCTGCTGCTAAACGTGCAGCGTTGTCTCTAACAAATGCAGCATACATACGTGTCTTTTGCGATTCTTTGTCCGCGGAACTATCAGCTCCAGATATATTAACAGCTCCGGGTGTGTGTGTTGTGCAAAAATCTAGTATCGCTTCTCCAGCGGTACGTATGAGCCGTAAATAGTTAAGTTGTCCCACTGCACCACTTTTAGAATGTGAAGTAGTCCGTCCGCTGTTCCAAGCATTCGTTTGTGCAGTGGGCATTAAAAACGCAAAATACCATTCATTGTCACCTCCATGCATCATGGTCATTACTATTTCAACGCCATCAGCCATGAATCGAGCCTCGTATGCATCATCGATATTTGACATTGATTCCCATGGGAACTGACGAGCATATGGTTGAATGTTTCCCAATGTAATTTCGGCCAGCAAGTCGGCGAATCGTATCATAGTGTCTCCGGGTTTATGTCCGTGCCCAACGACTTTTTATAAGGATCCATGTTGCGCGGCATTTCATAGCCTTGTGTTTTGGCTGCATGGTGCATCCACACAGGTACTTTGGTGTAATGGGCATGTTGCCAAGCATCAAAGTGCACCAAGCTACCATGTCGATTCCATCCCATATTAGCCCCATGTGCTTCGCGATGCACAATGCGCAACTCGTTAAAGTCTCGCATGAGACCTTTGCGCTGTGGCATAATGCGCTGAATAAATGCATCATCTCGTTCTGCTTTAAAGTCATTGGCTATTAATTTAGGTATACGTGCACGTAACTCGGCATCTGAAACACGCAGATCCATATAGGTATAACGTATCTCATTCCATATGCGACGATGATTATCTGTGAGTGGTGTTACATGGTCCATGATGATCACCCAATTGTCACCTGCAGTAAATTCAACAGCCTTTGTGTATGACGCTGCCATCTTGCGCACATCATACACATTTACGATGTGCTTGAATAACCGCTTGGTGCGCAAACGAGTTGCAAGTGCTACCTCAGCTTGATCCGGTGTAATCTTTAAGACACGTCCTGATTCCAAGGCATACGCAACACCATTGGCTCCACGGCCTAATTCCTCAGTTACAGATTCACCCATGCTCTGCGCAACGCGTTGCACTACGTCTAGAGGATACACAATGCGTTCTTGCAGTAAGTCTTTAAGTCGTATCATACTAATAAATATACGTTACCTAGATAATAAGTTCTAATAAGTGCTAATAGGATTGTTAGGGAGTATTGGCAGATAGGTGGCAGTATTGGCAGTACCGGGAGATACCAGGGAGCTGCTAGGAGATACAGGGCCGGCACGAATATATTATATGCACCGCATATCCTAATAAAGAGCACCTATATAGCAAAAATCTTACCCGTGCTAGAAAAACATATATCAATACCCATACCTAGATGGGGTCTTTTACCCCCTTAATGAAACCCTCCCCCACCCCCCAAAACAAGGGGGTCTAAGGGGGGCTAACCGGGGGTGTTGAAAGGGGGGCTATACACCCCCCTCCCAGTGCGTCTCTCGCACCCGATGTTTGCTTGTGATATCTTATGCCGCCTTGTCTCGTTCTGCTAGTATTATGGCTAAGGCTTGTTTGCTGTCTGGCAGCATGAAGTCTTGCTCAATGCCTAAGTCCGCCATTAAGTCAATGATGGTGCCCCAACGTGTTCTCAATTGTGTGGTGAGGCTTGCATCGGTTCCATAATCACGCTCTGTCTGCTTGAGCATTAAGAATAGGGCTGCTTCTTGTTTTTGGATTTCGGCAATCATTTGTTCTCTTTTCATATCTCTTATTTTTTATTTATAATATAAAGATAATGAAAATATCAACATGAACCTAATCTTTTAGCAACTTTTTTCCAACTTTTTTACAGCAGAAATCCGACACCTTGCGATGCCGGATCCTGCCGAGATATATTATTGAGAGCAAATTTGTTCTGCAATCATCATTTTTGGATTCTCAAATCCCATTGCACATATACGAGCTGCTTTAATAAAGCTTCTGAGGTTGATTTCAATGCCATCAAAATCCGCATCTAACTCCCTCATTAATTCGAGTGCTTGCTGTTTAGCTGCTATGGGAATGCGCGGTTCCATTTTGTCAATTAATTGATGCATACGAGCAAATACTTGTTCCGTTGTCAGGTCCACATCCGCCACAAAGCTACGGCTTCGGATTGCTTCGTCTAGACGACTTTGAGATATATTTGAGATGAATATAATTTTGCCGGTGAATTCAAAATGACGAGGTACCTCCATACCAAATTCGTCTTTAAACGTTTTGCTTGTTATATAAGATATTTTACGAGAATCGTAACTGTCTAAGGCACCTTTAAGGATATTAACTGCATCCATATCTCGGAACACGGAGTCACAGTCATCTAACACAACAATCTTATCCGAATTCTCATATAGGGTTATGTATAGTCCTGCTGCTGTGCATCGTCCTTTGAAGTGCACAAAGTCATATGACTCTTGAAGACCTAAGCTTTCTAGGGTTTGTTTAACTAAGTGTGTCTTACCCATTCCGGCACCACCAGTTACTACTAAGCTGGGTTGGATCCCTCGTCCTACCATTTTGGTTAGGCGTTCAATGTTCTCAAACATCTCTTGTGGATCCTGTTGCTGCTTAACCGACATAAAGGACATTTTGCCTGGAGTTGGTGTGACGCCAGTGCCTGCCATTGACATTCTTGTTACGCGGCCTGTATCCGACACTATCATTACTTGGCGTTCTTGTTCTGCTGCGCGGATAACAATTCCTCGGATTAATCCAGGATCTGCAATCTCTCCGGTTACTACATTTTTTGCTACTAATTTGCCTTTAATTCTTACTGGCTCAAAAACATTACTCATCATATCTCTTATTTTTTAATTATACTATAAATTTAATGATTTTTTTTCAATGTGCCAACCTTTTTGGCAACTTTTTTTAAACTTTTTTTAGCTGCGGATCGTGGATAATATCACTGCCTCAACTGCCAGGGTAATCTGTGTTACCATCATTTCGAATTCTTCTTGTGTTTGTGGATTCATGTCTCTTATTTTTTACGGGTTAAACATTTAAGGATTAAAACTACATTGAGTAAAAAACTCAGGTAAATTAACGTGCTTGCGGTGTCTTTCATCTCTCTTAATTTTATACTATAAAGATAAGGAAAAAAAGAATGCGAACCTACCGATCCGCAAACTTTTTTCCAACTTTTTTACTGCATTTCTATAATCCAAGTTACTTCGCCGTCCTCATTTTGATCTATCGCGTCTAATACCCGGAACGGTAATTCGTTCTCAATTGCAAACTCGGCAGCTGGCTCAACTAATTCCGACAACGGAACGTCTCCGAAATCTGAAAACATTTCTAGCCAATCTTGTGCTAAGTCAGCGTCTCCTTTAAAGAAGGTTTTCGCATTTTCTACTAGGTCCCAATCGTTAATCGTTAAATTTTTCATATCTCTTATTTTTTATTTATAATATAAAGATAAGCAAAATAATAATGCGATCCTAATCTTTTTCCAGAAATGTTTAAACTTTTTTCAGCGAAGATTTATCGAGCTGACCTGAAAGGAAATATCTTAACCAGTACTTTATTTTAACTGTAGACTCAGATTAATGAGGATCATGCCCAAACTTGAAAGACTGCAAATAAACTCGACATGATGCAATGTGTTGCAAGACTCATCGGCACTACCCTAATGAATCGACACATCTCAATATCTCGCTGTTGTCTCAGGGCGATTATCTGTTTTGAAAGATTCAGCGATGTTCTCAGGACCGCAGTAACATAAAGAAAGGGCGCCATTGCTGACACCCTTTATATCGTGTCGGCACCTGTGCTGCTGAGAACTCCACCCGGCGCCAACTTTATTTATCATATTATGGCAGAATGGTTCTCAGGCATTCTATTATATTATATAAATAAATATGCACAACTCCAAATTTTTCACAAATATTGCTCAAGCAATTTAATACCCGGCATAGCTCTCAAAGACATCTCAGCCATTCTAACTAATTGTCTTGCACGCTCTCCCGTTATATTAAGCTCCTCAGCAATTTGTTCCATGCACTGAGCATATTCCCTATCAATACCATAAAAGCGTGTCACAGCTTCTCTTTGCTTCTCTGGCAGCTGATTCAATGCTCGGTGCAAGTCAAAGCGAAGGTCATTGATGTCGCGCTGTGATTTACCGGACTCGGCTTCTAGGAAACGATCTGCATATGTCTCTTTGTTTTCGTCTTCACCTACCGGAGCGTGTATGCTTTTAATGCTTTGGGTTTCTGTGGTAGTCTTATGGGAAGGGATCCTAACTACGCGGGATAGGTCATTGAGTGCCTTTTGAATCTCAGCGCGCACATACCACACAGCAAACGTAATGAATTTGAAATCCTTTGCAGCATCATAACGATCCACAGCCTCAAACAAACCTACATTACCAAATGCAATGAGATCCTCCAATTCCAATCCCATTCCCTGGAAGCTTCGTGCTACTTGAATCACAAAGCGAAGGTTGGCTCGGATGATTGTGTCTCGTGCTTGGAGGTCACCGGATTGTGCTGCGGTTAACAACGTCTTTTCTTCAGCTAGACTGAATGTTGCCGGTTTCTTGGTTTCTTTCACATACTGACGGATACTTGCTGTATCTGTGATGATTACGCCATTGCTTACATTGATTCTTTTTGCCATTTCTCTCTTTTTTAGGTTTATAACTCTTAATTACTATACATAAAGATAAGGAAAATACGGATAGGATCCTAATCTTTTGCAAACTTTTTTAAACTTTTTTGTAGTCAGGACAGGATTCGAACCTGTGAATAAGTAATACCTATTGTATTCTAAGGTTAAGATTTAACAACTTATTGCGTCTACCAATTCCGCCACCTGACTATAATTTTTTAAATATCTTCTCCTGCACTACACTCGTCGCATAATTCAGCTTCATCAATAATTTCTATGTTACAATAAATACAAGTATTCATATATTTTGTTTTTGTAGTCAGGACAGGATTCGAACCTGCATCTTCTACCCTTTAGAGGAGGGCTAGGGTGTTACCAATTACACTACCTGACTTATTTTTATTATTTGCGTCTTTTTACTTCACGCAAGAAAACGATCCCAGCAATCATGAACATCACCGCAATTAATCCAGCTGGCATCCAAATCGGTGCAGTTATCCACCACCAGCTCCAATCAATGTTTCCGGTTAATTTTAGAGTCATGAAGATAAGAAAGAGAATCATTCCTATTCCTATACCTCCGGAAGTGTTTTTTGTTTTTTCTGACATTTTGATTTTTATTAATTTCATTTTTATTAATTTAATAAGCACATTTCAAAACCGTAAAGGTACAACTCCTGTGCTGCGTTGTTCACCACATTATCTAACGAAGCGAGGATTCAATTTCGCCTTAGCTTCTTGCTCGGCTCTGTATACCGCATTACGATCTGCTTGTGCCATTGCTTGTTTAACAATTGCATTTACCTCTTGCGGTTTGCGAGCATCTGCCATAAAACGTCCTGCTACTGCTTCCTGCTTAAAAAATCCTGAATTTCTTTTTCCTTTTGCCATTTTCTCTTTTTTTTAATTATACTATAAATTTAATGATTATTTTTCAATCTGCCAAATCTTTTTGGAACTTTTTTTAAACTATTTTAGATACATATTCCTTAAGTGAAGCCCAGAATCCTCCAGCCCTTGTGGTCTCATCCTTCCAATAATCTGCAGATGCCCCTGTGTTGCACGTGATTATTCTATCCCCTTTAGAATACCTATAACTTCTAACGAATCCTATTCCCTCCTTATCAATCGGAGTAAACCCGTAACTTATCATGGTCTCATAGTGCCACTGCGCTTCTACTTTGTGAACCTTTTTGTTTGCTTCTGAAAATGACATATCTCTTATTTTTTAATTAATAATATAAATTTAATGAAAAAATCAATGCGATCCTAATCTTTTGCAAACTTTTTTAAACTTTTTTTACAATGCCAGATGCTAATAATGCATTAATTAAATCTTGCGCCGGCACGATCCCGTTTGGGATATAGTAATCCAGGAATGTGTCTGTTACCGGCTCCTCAGCATCAAATTCCTCATTAAACTCAGCTTCAAGCAAGGTTTCCAAAAATAATGCAAAATCTGCGGCTAATGTAATGTCAACTTTAAATTCTCTTTCTTTTTTCATATCTCTTATTTTTTTATTTATATAAAGATAATAATAATTTTGTTCGGATCCTAATCTTTTTGAAACTTTTTTCAAAAAATGTTTATCTTTTATCTACAAGGAAAAAGCTTTCAAACTCGTCTGCTGTGAACTTTGTCGGTGCATCTTCGGGACGATCCCAGTCAATATCAAACTGAACTACATATTTGCCGCCGGTAATCTTAATGAGAGTGCCAAATAGGTCATTGCGATTCACAATGTTATCTCCTACTTTAACGTTTCCGGCTTTTAAGTTGACTGCTTCCCAGCCTCCTGCTAATAATCTTTTAGTTAAACTCATTATGCTTGTTTTTTATCGTGAATTAATTTTAAATCGGATTGCGGACACCAATTCCCTATTTTCGCGCGTCCTTCAACCTGAACTCGGCAATCGCCATCTCTAGGATCTATTTCCGTGATAATTCCTGTGTCCCCGGAATAGTTAGCATTTTTCCAATCCGAATTCATGATTACTACTTCATCTCCTACGTTAAATTTCATGTCCCTTATTTTTATGTTTATTCTGCAAATTGACTGCTGGAAAATGTTGAATAACTTCCCCAAGAAGAATTGCATCCTTTAACCACCGTTGCCTTTGCTTCCAATTGGATGCGGCTTAATGCTAATAATTCAGATGTTTCTGCTAAGCGCTTTGCTTCTGTTACAATTGGCTGTAAAGATTCAACACCACTTAAACCTTTTGCCTGACGCTTCTGGATTGCTGCAGCATATAAATCCTTATATATACACATTGCAGCTAAACCTTTTTTACTAAAATTTCTTACTCCTAATGACTGTGACATTGTTCTTTGGTTTTAAATTAATAATATAAAGATAAGCATTTTTTTTCAATGTGCCAAATCTTTTGCAAACTTTTTTTAATTAAAATTCAACAAAGTCTATTGCCATTTCTCCCGTGCCTTTGCCATTGCGAGTGATCTCATAATTCGGATCCATCCCGGAAATCATAATGTGGGCGATAAGGTCTCCTAGCGTCGGAAACTCTGCTGTGTAATAATCACAATTCAAACTATACATATCTCTTATTTTTTTATATACTTAAAGATAAGCAAAAAAATAATGCGATCCTAATCTTTTCGCGAAAAAGTTTAAAAAAAGTTATTCACAATTTTTCGTGTATAAAAGAAAAGCACCCGGGAAATAAGAGAGAGAAACCCGGGTGCTTGGTGGCCTAGAAATAAGAGAGAGAAACTAGGCTCTGTGAAAATATCCTGATGGGACCACAGTGTTCGGAGTGCCGGCAGCATCCTGTGGTCGTGATCCCATCTATTGAGTGAAGGTCCTGCACTGGCACGGATCCCTTCGTTTAAAATCTAAATTTATTATCCAGGTAATGAAGCACCAATGCTACTGCTACTCCAAATACAATGCCGGTTATGATCATATCGTCTTATTTACATCTATATATTATGAAATCTCCTGGTAGAATCCAACCGGAACGCCGAAAACGTTTACTCCGTATAGCTAGCAAACCAAAAGAAACCACGCCTAAAACGGCGATTCTGCTAAAAATAGGACTAAAACTTGCCTAAAAATAAGCACCAGATTCTGCTAAAACGAGTCTAAAAATAGCCGGAATTCTAAAAATCACAACGTATTCTGCTAAAACTCCCCTAAAAATAGCCAGATCAGAGTACTCCGTATAGCTAGCAAAACCACCAAAACCACCGTATACGGCTCAAAAGTGCAGGTCCTGGTTTACTCCGTATAGCTAGTGATCGCACTAAAACTAGGAATCATCCGAATATACGCGCAGCGTATGCATCTAAAACGAGTCTAAAAATAACACCAGGATTCTTCTAAAAATGCTCTAAAAATCACAGAACATGGCGCTCTAATACAGCACTTTTAATGCGGTTTAACCTGGCGGGATAGGGAAGATATCCAGATGCTTGGCGATAAAGAGACTATGGTATATAAAAATACAGAATCCAGGTAGGAAAATCTGTATACTACCAGTCACCCATCTACTTGACTCCTTTTGCTGGCACCACAGCACCACAGTGTCTAAAAATAATACTAGCATTCTGCTGCTCTGATACCCACACCACATAATCTTACTAGACTCTAGACACCGGGACACCCTGGTAGTAACCATCATCACATTTCACTGCTTATTGTGCTTATTGTGCTTTGCTTTATTAGTGTGCTTATACTGTGTCTTTGTGTGCAGTACCCGTAACAGTGCGTAGATTTTAATTAGTTTGGGAGCTCATCATACTTGGCTGCAATCTGCTGGATGGCCATTTTGATGTCTTCTATATCCGCGCGGAAGAATTCTTTGCGACGGTTCACTCTTTGTGTTTTAAAACGACGATGTGTCTCTCGCTCTATGCGTTCCGCTTTGAAGCAACGCAGTGTCCATTCTACTTGGAAATCCTGTGGGACTCCGGTGCTACGTGATATCTGTGTGGCTCGGTTGACAGCATCACTTTTAGTGTGGCCTATTTTGTAAAGTCCTGGCATGGCCGGATTGGATAAAACATACACCATTTCATCACCTTGCTTGCCATGATATATGCCACGACGTTTTGCTGTATAATATGTTATCAAGTCCCATCCTGTGCCATCTTGGGTTACGGTGTAGTATGCTGCTGCAGCTTCCGTAAAGTCTTCGGCACACGCAATGTATGCAGCAGCTTCTTCTTCAGTTATCCGTTGCATTATAAATCTTCTAAACCGTCCAATAAGGTTGCATCCCAATCCGAAAAATCTTCTGGCTCATCATGATACCGTATTGCGTCTTTGAGTTGTTGTAAAGGAAACTCAATTGGGCCGTATTCTGAGTCTGAACAATCAAATATGACTTTATCATTTTCTAGACGCAGAAAGGCCGTACGACTCCATTGAGCCGTGCCTTCAAATACCGTTGTTGTTCTTGTCATTTTATTTTGTTTTAGTTGTTGTCCATGATCCGAATTATTCAGCCATAACTCCCACATTGCTTCGAACCATATCGGTCCATCTTCATATGATACACCTTCAATAACCGCATGCGTGTTTCTTGTAACAAATGCCGTCCAATTAAGTAGCCATGGTACCATTTTGTTCATGATTTCAATATTAATTTGTTTCCCAAAATTTCATAAATTCATCAATGACATTCTTAGTATCTATTTGAGGTAACTGATACTGCTGATATGTTGCTGTTGCTAGCCGTTGCGTAACTTGAAATTTCGGAGGCTCTGCTAACTTAGAGTTCCTTGATATCGTAATTAGTTGATCCGTATGGTTTCTTATATAAGAACCTAATGCACCCTTAGCATCAGCATCAATGTGCCACCCTTCTTGATACAACGTTGGGTTGACCGGTGTTATGCGATATGTTGTTGGATAAGCTGGATAATAATCCATGACCGGAATCTGCCAAGCATACGCTTCACTGCGATCAACATTACTCTGCAAGAACATTATCCATGTTGCTGAATCAACCAAATACACTGTTGCTGCACCTTGCAGGTTCTGTTCCGGGATCTGTATCACGTTGTCTTGATGTGTAACCCGTTCTACATCAACATGCACTTTGCCATGAAATATATTATATAATGCACCAATATCAATTGCACGTTGTAAGATGTCTTCTACCCGCGGATGTGTTAGTCGTCCATACATTCCATAATGTGCAGACAACGCTTCATGAAAATCTGTTGATGTTGTTAGTAAAGGCCTTTTCATGGTGTTCTGAGTTAAAGCATTTCTGGTTGCATTGGTTCCTTGCCTTGAGCAGCATCATCATAACCTTGTGCATAGCCGTGATTGGTGTCTGCTTGACGTTGTTTGGTTTCCATGGATTTGGCTTGTCGAACAAAATGGTTGATGTTAACAATGGTCATTGGGCTATCATTAAGATAACCTTGCAAAAACATTTGCCCAACAAACCATTCTACTGCTGTTTGATCCATTCTATTCTGATTTAAGTTCTCCACCAATTAAATTGTTTAGTAAATAATTACTCCCAGTAAGATTTGCAAGTATTTTAAGTTCTTTAAATTCAAATGAATTTCTTGCTTTTAATACACCATCTTTAAAATACTCCAAATAAAAACCTAATGCTCCTGTGTCAGGTATAACCCTATAAGTCTCATTTGTTTCAGTATCATGATAATTAGTTATCCCGTCATCATCTACATAGATATGACAATACTTATTTGCATTCAATAATTTTTCTCTTGTTTTACCCATTCTATTCTGCGTTAAAAGTTCAATTCTTTTTCTTGGTTCCGGGCTTCTTCACGAATCCGGTCTTCTGCCAATTCATACACTGCAAAGAAGTCTTCGCGATCTGCCCGATCTAGTTGCAACAAGCGAGATCCTACTGTATGCATATCACAGTCACCTTCTCCGGCACGATACTGTAAGGTTGCAACAGTATAACATGTTTCTGGATTCACAAAGCATCCTTCTGATACGCTCACGTTATCTTTTCTATAAAAACCTCCAGTACGTTCCCAACCATCAGCTAGATATTCTTCTTGCTTGTTGTAGTATGAATTAGGTTGCCAACGAACTATCTCATAACGGCCTTGACTGTGTCGACATTCAATTTGATTGATTCTTATTTTCATAGCTTTTTTATTTTTCTATAATATAAGAAAACCGTGTTAGGAATCCAACCAGTTACTTGATGTTTTTTATAGCATCTAAGCACATATCCCGGAGTTCTTCAATGTCTTTATCCGTTGCATTGACTGCATTGAAGCATTCAAACTGGGTGGCTTCTAATCCAGATTCCATTACGACTAGTACATGATAGTCACTTAGTTTGCGTTGAATTGCCTCAGCAGCTTCTTCGAAACGTTCTCGATTTTCCATTACAATCTCTGCTGGAAATCTTACTATGAAAATTGGTTTACTCATTGTTTTTGTTCTATTTGTTTACGTATTTTTTCTGCTAATCGTTTTTCGTATTCGGCATCACATAATGTTACCCACCAACCTAGATCCGTACGGAGCTTACCTGGTTGTCCTGTGTCTTCGCAAGTCTCATAGCTCTCCTTTTCTGCTTGGCTGATGCGATCATACATTTCATCTGATGCGGCATTGATGTAGAATCGAAGGCCTCCAAACTTTTCTTTGACTTGGCACACTTCTCGATCCCAACCCAATTCAATGAGATCTTCAATCAGGTCTTTGATCAATGGATACCAGCCTAGGCCTACGCAAAGAAATCCTGCATCGGTTATAGGTTCCCGGTCTGAGTAGTATCCGTTTTTCAATCCTCCGATGGATTGCAGGAACTCGTTCATCTCTTGTTCTGTCATCATATCTTAAAGGTTTTCTATTTCTTGTTCGACTTGTTGCCAGTATTCAATTAAATCCAATAACACATTGCCTACAACATCTAAATCTCTGATGTCTTTGTTTAATGTTAGTAGTATCTCCGCAACTGCAATCAAAGCACATTGTTTGGCTGTTGGATGATATATCATGGAATAATCTGATAGCTTCATGGATTTTATATTCATGAAAGAATCTACTAACGCTTCTGCCTTTTCTTTTGGTGTCATTCTGTTTCGTTTAATGTATTCAATTCCGTTAATACTTCTGTCCAATACGTCACATAGTCCGCGGATAACTCATTGAGTGACTGTATGCATTCTACCTCATCTAACATCTCCTTTACGCATACTATGGCACATTGTCGTGCTTCCGTCCAACGCGCATTGACATTGTTCGGTCCGGTAAAAGATCCATTGTTAGGCAGTGTGTAATAGAAGCGTTCCGTTAAGGCATCTGCTTTTGATTTGATGTGAAATTCCTGCCATTTAGCATCAGTCATTGAATTCAATGCATCATCAAGTTCTTCATGTAGTTTTTTCCAATCCGGCATCTTATTCTGGTTTTTGATATAATCCTGATGCTTCGTCGTCTTTCATCATTTGAGCTAGACGTGATTCTGTCACATAACGACGTATCAAGGCAATGATTGTTTTAGGGTCTTCAGCTAACCGTATTTTATCTTCATTACGGATGCCATACCAAGCAATGTTAAATCCATGATTGGCAGTGAAATCTTCTTGGCGGATGCGAATGCCATTCACTCGATCCAGATAGATCCATGGATAGTTTCCTACGAATTCTAGTTCAATGCCTAGTTTACTTAAACGATTTTTTAATATGCTAAGTACATCAACCATATTACTTTATAAATTTACAATTAAACATGTTCCCAGCCTTCTAACTCCTGTAAATCTACATTAATAGGTCTTAGTCCATATGGTTCAGCATCTAGGAAGTAATCAAATGTATATCCTATTGCGTTTAGCGCATGAGTTAATCTATCTAGTTCTAAATACGTGTTAGGTGCATCTTCATCAAATGATTCAAGTATATTTTGAACGGCATCTGGTATTAATTCTGGAGTTTCAAATAAATCTTTCATTCTCTTTTTTTCTTTAATATAAGAATTTATTCAGCAGAATCCAACCTTTCTACCATTTTGATTCGATTCGTCGGGACTTCAACGTATGATCCATCACAACATCGAATATCAGTCATAAATGATGAATATGAATTAACCTGTCTAGCTTCTATTATAGTGCCATCCGTTAACGTTACTTGTTCATCACAAATTGTTTCATCTCGGTATATAGAATACGTACAAATTAATGCAGTGCCGATAACAGTAATGATGGCAAACGCGATTAATAATTTATCCATCTTTTCCATTTTGTTTGTTTTTAAGGTTTCTTGATAAAATTTTCTTCCAGTTGTTTGAAGAACATGGTGTCAAAGTAATCCATGTTGCATGCAATGGGAGCTGGTCTACTAAGTTTAACTAGGCCGTTTTGATGACGTGCACTATGATCCAATACATCCGCCGTCCATTCTGCCTTAACGAATTGTTTTACGTAATATTCGAACAATTTGAACGCGGACTTATCCGGTAATATTTTACGAGCAATCTTCATTTTCACATCCGATATTCTGGTTTTGAACTCGCCTGTTTCTGTATCTATGAAAACTAAACCTACCGCAATGCATTCTTCGGGATGCGTATTCACTCTATAACTTAGTACCGAGTATTGTATCATGATTACTTCTTTTTAAATTGTTCAAACCATTCTGTTACTGATAAATAAGGATGACCAATCTTTGATTTTAAAACATGACCTGTACAGTATTCGGCATATCTATTCATATCTTCCTCACTATACATTCTTTCAGCTTGCCAGTTAGCACCTGCAATAAAACTATCTCTTTTTTCTGGAAAAACATATAACATCATACCATGATTTGTTGCATACTTTTCAGCAGCTTCTTCAAGTTCTAATTGTTTTTCAACCTTCTTATCTATTTCAGGGTCACCGTGTTCTTCCAACCAATCCTCAACAATTTTATTTTTTGGAATGTTTTTCATATTATCTATTTTTAAAATTTATTAATTTATTAGGTTTAACTGTTGGTCCCTTGAATTGGCCCTTAATAACACTATCTTGTGTAAAATCATTCCAATCACCAGCAACAAACAACCAATGATATGTAACGCAATCGCAATCATAAGGCACATAATCAATATCCCATTCTAAATGTGAATTATCTTTCCATACCTTATTTACAAGACGTTTTCCATCAGTAACCGTTCTAGGATTACTTCCAAATGAATGCCATTCTACACAACCCGGATTTCTTGTTGCTGTGAAATTAACTGTTAAAATGTATATAAATCCTAACCAGAAAAATATAGCGATTCTTATTGTTATTTTTTTCTCATATACCGTTTCTTCCGGTTTGAAACCTAATACAGTAAAAAATAATACACCACCAAAAAAGAATAACCCTAATAAAATTATTATTGCCATACTACTTCTTTTTAAATTGTTCTAAACATTTATCCACAAGATCATTCCAAAGTAAATTTGATTTATCTAACTTGATTTCTCTGTAATATTGTCTAGCAAATAATCTAAATTCTTCCTCACTATACATTCTTTTAGCTTGCCAGTTAGCACCTTTTTTAAAAATTCTTCTTTGAATACTGCTATCTGGAAATAATCTTTCAGCAGCTTCTTCAAGTGTTTCTTTATCCATAACTCTATCTTTTTAACCAACCCTTTTCAATTAATTTACCTATGAACGATGTAAAATGACGAAGCCCATCTCGATCAAAGATCTTGTTTGCTTCTGGCATCGACTCCGGCGCACCATCATATACACCTAACATCCAGTCAGAACTGTCTACCGTATCTTCTGTCCACACATCTCGATCGTTAAATCTTTTATCTGTTATTTTGATCCATGGCGTTCCTTCGGTGTCTGTCAATTCCGTTGCATCACGTTCTAACAATATGGAGGCTTCAAAGCACCATTCGGAATTTTCATACACACACTGCAAACTATCTGAAACTTCGTAATGTTCTTCTTTAGGTGATACTTCTGATGTTTCTCTAACATACCAGATACCATTAACTTGTATTCTGTCTTCCATAACCTTTTATCTATATACTCCATTTGCAGCCATCTTGGCATTTGTTTGTTCTACAATTTCAATTAGTTTTTCAAGACAAGCAAGTTCTGCTTCTTCAAATGTTTTTACCTGAATTGGGGGTCTATGTTGGGCAATCGCAAGATAATAGTCTACGGCATGACTCTCTTTATCTGAAAAGAAAGGAATCAATTGATAATGTAAATCATACTTCTCTCTAAACCATCTAAATGCTTGTTGGAATAGTGGTGCTGCACAATGAATAGTATTTAACCACTCTTCAGAATTTTTACAGTAATTTTCATTTATAGATGATGTATATCTACCATCATACCAAGCTAAACAAGGCTCATCAAATCCAAGTTGCTTCATTCTTAAAGCTAACTCATATGGTACAAATTCTTTTTCCATTTTTCTTTAATATAAGAAATTATTTGGAGTTTTCCAACCAATTCTTCACATAATATAGCACCCGTTCTGAAACAACATTGCTCCAGGTGTTGATGCGATGTGTATCGAAACTATTCTTCTTCTTAGGATCAATCAGTATGCTCAGATTACCTTTTAACTCAGCCCTAATCAAAGACATCAATTCTGCATCCGTAATGGCGCCTGTTACTGGAGTCGTTTCTGCTTTAGACTCATATTTGAAGAATTTACTCATACCGTTTTATTTGAACCATTTTTGAAAATTCTTAGTATCTGGATTGATGCTAGTGTCCTTTACACGTTTTTCTTTTTTAAGTGTTGTTACCTTTTTGGGTCGCATGAAATCTTCATATGCAGATCGCATACTAGCTTTTACAACTTCCCGATATGGAATATGAGTTTGCTTTTCATTATCAAAGTTTAAGTTGGGTTTATGTACTGCACTCATTGGATTTCGTAGTATCTTTGGTGTTGTTCAAATATAATTCTTCGGAGTTCTCGATTCTCCTGATGCAATGCTTCGTTGCTTAGATGAGTCTGTGCATAGAGTCGGGACAGCCAGTATCCAATGCAGCATCCTATTACGATGCCAATCAAGACTGATATAATGTAAGTTTTATTGTTCATAGGGCATTACTGTATTGGTTAGCTAGAAGTAAACGAGCCATTCGGAATTCACGAGCTACATGAAGTTTGAGTCCATGAGCCGCAGCAATCATCTTAAGCATTGGCATCATCTTGCTCAGTGGTTGTTGGCCTAGAGATTTCATATTCATAGCGTTGAGTGATAAATTTTCTTTGTGCAGCACTTCGACTGCTGGCCTTTGCCTGTACCAATTGATATTCCGTTTCAAGTTCTGCAAAAGGTAGGTCTGCAATCTCACGTTGAGTGGGTGTCATGTAGTCTCGAGGATCAATGTTCTCGGATACTTGTTTCAGGAATTGTTCTACGGCTTCATCATATGAATTAAGCCCTTGTGATTGTAGCCATTCGGCAAATTTTTCTTGGTTCATCTTATTTGTTTTGTTTGTGAATTTCTTGCCATATATGCAATTCGGTTTCAACTGTGCTGCCTTCTACCAATGGTTGCTTGGTTAGGTTTTTATGATGTGTAATGCTACCATCTGGATTACGTGTTTGAGATATTCGGATCCTGTGTGTCGTCTCTACAGGTCGTTTACACAATAAACCTATGCTTCTCAATGAGAGCAGCATTCTTGATCTAATTTTCTTCTTAAGTGTCATAGCTCTTTATTTTCTATATAATAGCAAAAAAGAGCCTGGAATCCAAGCTCTTCACACACAAAAACTGTATTTTTTATCCGTTAATAAGTTCTTTATTGTTTTTTGATGGGTTCTTGGCACCTACGTGTTCAAAATAAGTGTCAATGAGTTTGTCGATACGCGAATCTGTGTATCTTCTATCTGCATGACACATAGCCGTTGCAGCATCTTCAGTTTGGCGTTTGGATTCTTCAATTTGATTACGTAATGTCTGTTCAACCATTGTAACGTCTCGCCCTGTATCTTCAAACTGTTTCCAAATTGGATGAATGCGTTCTTCGATATTTCTATACAAATCTCCGCGAGATTGAAAAAACGTTGTTTCTAAATCCTTTAACTGTTTTGTTAGTTTCAATATCTTAACAATACCTACAACGATCACTGCTACCATTATGGTAGCAATGGTTGATAAAATTCCTAATACAAATAAATTCATAAGTAACTCCTTTTTTTAATTTTTATTTTTACAATTATTAAAATGCCAACGATGCATTGCATTTCCACCAGACGTTTGACAATGAGGACATGTAATTACATTTTGTGGTCTTTTTGCTGCGCGCAGTGCTGCTACATGTTCTGCAGATAATTTAACTCCAGATTTAGATTGAGATATTTTTTGTTTCGTGTCATCGCTCATCCGTTTACCTAAATTACCTTGAGATATTTTTTTCCGGGTTTCTGCAGAAACTTTATCAGTACCATTTAAACGTTTAGTATTAACACGTTGTATATTACTTTTTTTAGTATGTTTTTTACCCGTAAACCCCATCGATGGGTTTTTCTTCCAATTTTCTAATGCAAGTCTACGCATCTTTTCTGAAAAATCCTCTGGAGCGATATAACAACTCCTATCATCGATCTGAAAAAACAATGCTTTCTCCCATCCATATTCATCGATAAACATTTGTTTATATTTTGATTCTAAATCACGCAATTCGTCAATATTGCAATGTTGAATAACTTCACATATATGATTTTCCCATCCATATTTTTCTATAGAAAAATGTAATCTACGACAACCTGGATGTTTTTTATGTTCAGCTAATCTTCGTTTAAGATTGATGGTACTACCTATATATGTATTACCATTTGGCGAAATGATTTTATATACACATATAACATTAGACATATATTCCTTTTATATAAATATATATTAACTTAAAACAAATGATGTAATTTCCATAATTTTCCTTTTTTTATGTTGTTTTTGTGTGTTTCTTTAGTCCCACCACCGTTCAATGTGGTCGTGCATGATATCAAATATTAAACGCTGACAACGTGATTGATTTTCATGAGCAATCTCCATTGCAATAAGCTTCTTATCATTATTCTCTGGCGGTCTGCGGTATCTGTTGATTTCTCCTGATATCACTCGTTTATATTGTCTCGGATACTTGGCAAAGTATGCATCAAAACATTCAGAAATTTCAGTTTCCTCCATAATATACCAATTCTCCGATGCATCGGTTGGAACAAACTCATATTTAGTATCATGATAATCCATATACTCCATTCCGTAAGTTTCATCTTGTTGAAGTTTTATGAGACGAGCAACAAGCCGCATCCTTTCAGCATCACGTTTTGACTCCACCCGAATATCTCGATCTCCAATATACGCAGCCTGGTGTTCTAGTTTCACTCGAAGGAGCTCGTAGATGTAATGACCATCCCAATCTCGGTCTCGCCATATGGTTGGAGCCCACCGCCACAAGTTACGGATGCCAACACGGATGTTTCTTGGTATGTGACGTCCTTCAAATCGCCACCAACGCTGTATACGGTCTAATAAATTATTCTTCATCATTTAAAAAAATACAATTTTCAAATTCATATATATGTTTTGTTCTGGTTGCTCGTACATGCAGACGATAATGGTATCCAATGATTTTTGTATGTTCTGCATCACATTTCTCACCATCTGCAGATATTTTAAACCATGGCCAAGGTTTATCAAATTCGATACCGTGCATTGCTACCACATCAGAAACCGTATCAGTCCATTCGGATACTCCATACTTGCTTCGGTACCGGAAACGTTTGCCTATCAATTGAGTTGTATCAAAACCTATTTTCATATCTTAAACAATTCATAAGTACTGTTACCGGTATGAAACTTAACATAGTCTGGCCTTTGCTCTACAATTTCAGTAACGACAGTTGTCTGCCATGTAAAGAACTGCGAGAATGGAGACATTAACAAAGATCTGCCAACAGCTGGTTCATCGTGTCGGTCTTTATAGTATCCATCTTCTCCGAATTCAATCCATGTAACACCCGTTGATTGTTTAGTTAAACCGTCTCGTTCTCTAACAAGTTTCCAGTTAGGAGCAGGTTGTGCGATTACTTCTGCTAAGTCTGCTAACTCTACAGGTAGTTTGATTTGTTTAATTTTCTTCGTCATCTTCTTCTGGGTCAAATAATCCGTTTATATATGCTTCATACAGTTCCGTTGATGTAAAGACTCTGTCAGTGCCATCTGCTAATACCCAACAAGCCCATCCATTCTCATCATATCCTGGATTAACGGCGTGTTTAAGGATCCAATTAGCAAACTGTACGGCACTCGTTTTACGAGCAACAACGATATCAGAATTACGAAATGCGTTCTTTGATTCACGTAACTGTTTAAGTTGCATCCATTCGGCATCTGACAATGCACCTAACAGTATTTCTAAAGCTGGTTTATTCTGCATCATAATTTATTTTTAAACCCCACTGCAATCCAGCCCAAGCCATTTCTTTTTCAGCACGTGCAGCATACATACCTAAGTTTTTCATTAAGTATTTTTTACCCCAAGCTTTCCATTCATCATATTGCTCTTCAGTCATTTCATATTCATTAAACCATTGATCTTCACGACATATCATATCATCATATGTTGCATCATGACCCGCAATACGAAACATTTCATTGATCAAATCAACTACTGCTTGTTTTTGTTTTTCTTCTCTTGTTAATCTCTTTGCCATAACTTAGTCTAAAGTTAAACCGCTTTCTTTTCGTAATTCATGAAGATGTTCTCGAATCTTTTCCAAAGCTTCATAAACCTCACCGGTAACTTCTTCATTGTATTTTAATTCAGATCGCAAATGCTGATCTAGATCCCAAACTAACATTTTCCACTTCCAACCATTGATAGCCGACTCCATATCGTCTCTATCTTCGATTGGATTAAATTCTAGAGTTACCTTCGACATATTTCTTTTATTTTAATATATGAAAATTTTTTGGCGTTTCCAAATTTTGAAGTGCATTTTCGTAATCATCGCGTCGTATTGCAATACGAATACCATCAATGGTGCCAAATACTTCATCTCTGAATTTCATGATGTCGGTTAGTTTAGATACATCAATTGCAATCGTATTAGCATAATAACCTTCATTTGCAAATCGTACGGGCAAGTCTTGTTTCATATGTTCCTTATATCCATTCTATTTCATTTGTAACATTGTCCCACACAAAAGTTTGCGGCACATTTGAATAAGAGTATCGCTCATTGAGCACGGCTGCATTAAAGAAATGAGTATGTCCATTAAAATAATAACCATACCCGCCATGTATATGCCCGCATACGTGAATCTTGGGACGTAACACATCAATGCGATATCTAAGCAATTCACAGCCTACGTTGCGCGGAGCTCCAAAGCCTGGGATATCTAGGAATCCAAATGCAGGTCCATGAGTTACTAAGATGTCTGTTTGTGCAGGTATTGCTTCCCATCGTGCCTTTAAGGCATCTCCATTCCGCGGAAGATTAAAGGCCCAATTATGAAATTCAGGTTGCCATGGAGAACCGTATATGTGAATGTTATCTTCTGCGCCCTCTCCGTTCAAGTCATCATGATATACGCCTAACTCTGCATCTGCCAGATACTCTATTGTTTTGTATGCTGTTAAGCATCCAGTAGCCCATGTTGGATCATCCTGCATTATGCGGTCATGATTCCCGGCAATGAATACCTTTGTGTCATAATTTGGAATTGCATCAAACCAATTCCAGAACTCAATGGCTTCTGTTTTATAGTAACCTGAATTCATGAAATCACCGGCATGGATCAATACGTCTCCACCTGGTAGGTCTTGTGTAATCTGTGCATGCTTTCCGTGTGTATCTGATATAACGGTAATCTTATGTTTCATAACTTAATATATGAAATGTTTTAAATATATCCAATCTTATTATTCGTAAAACCTCCGGTATGATACGGTGAAAATAAAGCCGTATACAACACGATACAACACAACATATAACATAGACCAATACACAGAAATAAATGCACTAAGCAGCAGGAAAACCGCTAAACACACAAACACATTGCGGAGCAGTTTAAATAAGTGCCATGCATCAGTAAGGCCTACGAAGACGGTAATGGAACCTGGAAAGCGTGGACCTGCTGCAGGATCTCCGTCCCGGTATTTGTTTCTCCATGATATAGTTGGATCCCAAAACGTTTTGTTTGAGAACTGATGAAACACTGATCGCATATAATGAAACTGCAATGTGTCCATAACACCTTCGCAAACTGCTGCAGCAATTACACACAACACGCCGGCGAGTATCCACCATATCATATCAACGATTGCGTCGAACATATTGTATGTACCATACCAAATTGCCTACAAATCCACCATAAACTGCTACAAATGTTGCAATCTTCAAGTACCAGGTATCAAGATATCCATCTCGCAACCATGTAGGCCATAATACTCCCATTGCACCTAAAAACAATATCACAGCAATACTAGTAACATGATTCATCATTTTCCTTTCATTTAGCGGAGGCTCAGGGATTCGAACCCCGGTTACAGTTTCCCGTAAAATGGTTTTCAAGACCATCGCATTCGACCGCTCTGCCAAGCCTCCTAAACACAGTTTAAACTTCGGATTGCTGCATGCAAATGTGTAATAGCATCATTCAGTGTTTTGGATTGAACCTGTTCATATTTTTCCTGAAGCTTGGTCAACACATTGATTAATGCAGTCTGTTCCGTTTTGAGTTTAACTTGTTTTTTCATTTCATTAATAAATATCAGAACACAAAAAAACCCTTAGCAGTGTCTGTTGATCAAGCAGGCTTACTAAGGGGCGATACCGGTTATAAGGTTGTTCATGAAGGCACCGTCGTGCACCCATAAAGCAGGTCCAATTTCCCGATATCAAAAAAGACCATCTAAGTGAGCAGATCTAACGGTATGCCCGATGGTACTTAGCCTATGAATTCTATTCACAGGGTGGCGTTACATTGATTACGGGTTCAATGCACAAAACCTTTATAAATTCCGTACCAAAGGTAAAGAACTATACTCTAGAACCGGAGAACTAGAGGGTTCCGTTAGCGCGCCTAACGGTGGGGCAAAAGACCTACCCTGGTACGCCGACCTGGGACACCCAAATCCAAAGCGTGGTAGGTACTATCATGAATAAATATCTGGACTTCTAAAACCCATCTCTGTTGAGGTAAGGAAACTCCATCCGTGTTTTTTGCGTAGTCAGGACAGGATTCGAACCTGCATGATTAACTTCCTCATTTACATCCATGTTAATCTTAACCGTTTTTCTCATTCAATAGCGTCTAACCAATTTCGCCACCTGACTATTTTAATCTATTCTGGCTTTTCGTATATCAAATCAAGTAATTTACCGTTCTCATCTTTTACCGTAAACAAGACAGTATCTTCATCTTTAATTGTTGTGAACAGTACATCATATACACCGTTATAGTTAATGATTGCTCCAATGTTAACGTTTTTTGCGTCTGGCTTAAATTTGAAAAAATCAAAGATGACTGGATTCTTTCCTCTACGGTAGTCACCATTCACTGTATCTACACCGTTTTTGTCCAATACGTAGTTGTATAAACGAATGGCTTCTTCTTCAGTAAACACTGTTTTGGTGTATCCGTACGAGCCCTTTTCAAATCCAGGTAGATATTTTAATTGAGCATTTAATGTTGTGGTGCAAAACAATGCAACCGTTAAAATTAATCGTTTCATATTCTTTATTTTTGTAGTCAGGACAGGATTCGAACCTGTATAGTGATGGTTCTTATACGATTGAATACGAACTTCTGCCGTATCACCACTTTATCAATCTGCGAGTTAGCGTCT